ATATTCAACTAAATAAGGTAAACTACAATATTTATGTTTTAATATATTTAACTTTTCTTTTTTACTAAACACATCAGATAAATTTTCATGGCCAAAACCAATAATGTTATATGTAATATTATTATTAGTTATATTATTTTCATTAATTATTCCATTATTGTCACCGTTAAGCTGTTTATTAATTTTTTGAAGTGTTTTAGGATGAACTTTACAGTTTTTATTAATAATTTCCATTAACATTTTTTTAATTTCTTTATTTTCTTCAGATTGTTCTTTAACAGTATTTTTAAGCATACTAATAATTTCATCATTTGAATTTTGATTTGATTTTTTAATTTTACATCGTATATAATGTCTATTCAAACTATCCTTTCTTGAAATATATTAAGACAATATTCACATTGATATTTATTATTAGTTGAAGATAAATTTGGTGTAATTTGGTGGTAATTGGTGGGAGTTTGTGGTGTTTTGGTGGGATTTGGTGGTTTTTGGTGATTGTGAAATTTATTGTTGTGATTCCATAGACTTTGTTTAGATTTATATATTTTATTACATGTTTTACATATAAAAGTACACTCATTTAGTAAACTCATTATAATACTATATATTTTTATCTTTAATTATATTATATAAAGTGTACTGTAAACTTTAGTGTACTATAAACTTCAAGACTCAGAGAGAGAGAGAGTTTTTATAATCTTAAAAAAATAAAAAAAATTTTATAAATATTATTTTAGTATTTTACTAATAAAATATTCCAGTTATTTTTTCTAGTTAATTATTTGCAGTTCAATAATTCTAATTAAATTATGGTTTATATTGCAGAAAACTTAGTATTTTATAATTATAAATATTCATATAATAGAGCAAATTGATTTATAAATTTTTACCAATTACTACATATGGTTTAATATGTACTTTATCTTTTGTATAAGAATATAAACCGAGTAAGTGTGAAATATCTTCATACATCTCCTCATTTTTTTTAGAGGTTACATATTTACAATAACAATCATCAATTACTTTCTTTAATATTTTTGGTTCTACTTTAAAAATTTCTTTATTTTCAAATACTTGATTTGCTTTAAGTTTTAGTTTTATACAATGTTCAATTAATAATGAATTTTTTACTAATGCAAAATATTTTAATTCAACTTCTTTAATTCTACCAACATTATAATTTCGTAATCTTAAAACAATATCTTTTGTTTTTCCTACTTTCAATAAATTATGTTTTCTATCATCAATCGCAAAAAAATAAATAGAATCATAACCTCTATATTTATCTAAATTAACTTTATTTTCCATTGCTTGATAAATTAATTGTTGATTTTCTACTAAAAATTCTCTTAATTTTATAAAATACATTCTTACAGATTCAGATTTTGCACTATCACCACTCATTGCTAATTTTTCAAAACACTGGTAATTTATCATATAAGTTACAGATGATGTTTTATTTGATTGAATTTTTATAAAATCAACATTCTCAATAAATTTTTTACTTTTAGAATAAGCATTTGATAATCTTTTCCTAATTGTGATTAAACTAATTCCTAAATATTTAGCAGCATCATTATCTTTAATATCAAAATTTAATTCACCACCTATTTTAAATTTTTTAAAGAATGTATTAATAAATCCAACATCTATATTTGTATGTTGTTTTAATAAACTAATAAAAATACTATTTTTATTTTTTAACATATATTATTATATATAATTTATTTTTAAATATTTTAAGTTGGACGGGTGGCGTCCTTTATATATGGAATAATACAAAATTAACTATCTCACTTTAATAAATAAATATTATTTTAGTATTTTACTAATAAAAATAAATCTGATTATTTTTATAATTAAATATTTACAATTTAATAATTCTAATTAAATTATTAAACTGTAATTTTACTAATATTTTCTTTAATAACTTTTTTACGATTATTATAAAGAATTAATTTAATATCTTGCTTTTTTAATTCTTTATAAGCAGGATCTGAATCAATTTTTTCTTTAACTTTATCTAATATATCTTTAGTTTTTGCATCTAATTCATCTTCTAACTCTTCATAAAATAAACTTATATCACACATACGAGCATCAACAATATCTTCTAATAACTCATCTTTATTAATTGCTATAAATTGTTTCTTTTTAATATCATATTTATAAGCTAAATTATTTTGAGTATTAGTAATTAAAATATTTTTAAGTTGAGGATATTTATCATTAAAATGAGCATATTCAACTAAATAAGGTAAACTACAATATTTATGTTTTAATATATTTAACTTTTCTTTTTTACTAAACACATCAGATAAATTTTCATGGCCAAAACCAATAATGTTATATGTAATATTATTATTAGTTATATTATTTTCATTAATTATTCCATTATTGTCACCGTTAAGCTGTTTATTAATTTTTTGAAGTGTTTTAGGATGAACTTTACAGTTTTTATTAATAATTTCCATTAACATTTTTTTAATTTCTTTATTTTCTTCAGATTGTTCTTTAACAGTATTTTTAAGCATACTAATAATTTCATCATTTGAATTTTGATTTGATTTATTTTTACACTTTAATTGATGTTTATATTTTGATTGTCTATGTAAATATGTTGTACCACAATAATCACAAGAATATACATTCATTTTCTCTTCACATTGAGTATTGACAAGACTTACATTGGCTGACTTTTGACTTACAAATGTTGACAATTTATTACATTGTAAGTCTGTTTGACTTACAATAGACTTACTCTTGTCTTTATGAAATTTATTGTTGTGATTCCATAGACTTTGTTTAGATTTATAATTTTTATTACATGTTTTACATATAAAAGTACACTTATTTAGTAAACTCATTATAATACTATATATTTTTATCTTTAATTATATTATATAAAGTGTACCGTAAACTTTAGTGTACTATAAACTTCAAGACCCAGAGAGAGAGAGAGAGATAGTTTTTATAATCTTAAAAAAATAAAAAAATTTTTATAAATATTATTTTAGTATTTTACTAATAAAATAATCCAGTTAAATAATAACCGCTAAAAATAAATCTGATTATTTTTTCTAGTTAAATATTTATAATTTAATAATTCTAGTTAAATTATTAAGCTGCAATTTTATTACACCTTTTTCACTGAAAAATGAGACACTTAACAGTAAAAAAAATATAATTGCACCCATAAGGGCTTAATGACATTTGACGCTATTATTTATACCAATAATAATAGGGTTGTCATCTTTTATAGTTTCGGGAAATTTATAATCTCTCCTAAATTTTTCTGGTTGTATTTTATTCAATAGATATGTATTTACTATTTTTATCATGTTATTTACTGCATTTTCATCACGATTTATACAACCCATTCTTTTACTTTCGGTTTGATACCTTAGATTTTTGTTGGTTTTAGTGAAGGTGGATGGAGAACTTTATTATTTGCAGAATATTTTAAGAATAGTGTTGAAAAGTGTATATTAATTGATCCTCAACGTTTTCAAAAAACAACTAAAGAAAATATAATGACATATAATACTTATAAATTATTAACAAAAGATACATTAAAAACGGCAGAAGATGATTGTGTATTTTATAAATATAAGAATTTTATAAGAAAATAAAACAAAAATAATAATATATCTAAATGTATTACCAGAAAGCATTATATGTGATGCAGATTTTGTTAATAAAATAAATAAATCATTTGGTAATACTCAATGGAATATATATCTTGATCAAATTCATGCATTACATTTTTTATATTTTGATAATATTATAAATTCTATCACAAATTTATAAATAAAATAAATATAAATCAACTGAATTACAATTATTTTATTTGTTATATTATTATAATGTCAATACTAATATTTCCTGGTCTTGGAATATCTGTAAAATCATTTAATTATGATTATAATGAAAAAACTAAAAAATATAAATCTAGTTATTTTATGAGAAAATTAAAACAATTAACAAATGTTTATGTAGTTGATAGACCATATGTTAACGTCCATTATTATATTAAGGATGATATACATACAATGTATGAACCTGGAGGAAAAGTTAAAACTTTACCTTCAGCTAGATTAACTGAAAAATCTAAAGATTTTTCAGTTTATGAACCTATAGATAAAATTAATATTGATAATATTAATTTAGATACTGCAATAAAAAATATGTATAAAAATTTAGATAAAAATAAATATAAAGCACCATATATTGTTATTGGACATAGCCACGGAATCTATTATGCAATTGAATTTGCAAGGCAATTCCCCAATAAAACAAAATGTATAATATCATTAGATGGTTCATGGATTACAAATGAATTATGTCAAATAAGATTAAATAATTGGAAAAATAAAGGTAAAATAGTTGAAAAAATTAAAAACCAAACACAATTAGATATAATACTAAATAATATAAAAAAAGATGGAAATACAAATAATTTAATGAGTAGCATTGTATATAATAGAACTACTTATTGTATGAAACATCATTTTGAAAATATTACAAAAAAAATACAATTTATTATATTTAGAGACTTTAATAGTAATACATCTGATGATATAAACAAAAATTTTAATAATTTAGCTGTAAAAGAATATGATCTACTTAAAAATAATAAATATTATACACATTTTTGGCTAGTAGATGCAGGACATTATGTTATGGCACATCCTATATATAGAAAACAAATAATTGATTATATAACTCAATTAATTAATTAATTAATAATATTTTCTGAAATAATATCATGGAAACATTTTATAAAAGAATTATAAATACTGTAGATTCAGATAGTGAATTTTGGTTTCCTATTATAAACAAATAATGATATAATTAAATTAAAAAAATTAATTATATTATTACAATTGTATTTTAGATAATTTAAATTCCGTAAAATATGATATCTCTCTGTTTTTTGTATATATAATTAAATATAATAATACTAAAAATAATAATAATAAAAACTAATGTAAAACTATATAATATTATTGTTATAAGTTCTTTAATTTTGGTTTCAGCAATTTCATTTGACCTATTTTCCACCATAATATTAATTTTACTCTTACATATATTATAACTAGTATTATAATTTTGATTAAAATATTCAGGATTAGTTTTATACATATCTAATAATTGTTGTATATTATTTGCTCCTGCATATTTTAATACAAATAATATATGATTTGGTAGATTATGAATAAATGACTGAGATTCATCTCGATACCAATTAGGATTAAAAGTACGTGTGTATAATATACCAAAATCTTTATATACATACAAAAATCTTTCTCCTGCACTATTACTACCATATGGAGCAATAAAACACTTTTCTTTTCTTATTTTTGTTATTAATTCTGATTTTATTGAACTAACATCCATATATATATCTTTCCAATGTTTATCAAATAAAATATCATTATATACATCTTCATCTATAGAACTAAATTCACACATTTCTGAATGTATGATTGTATTAAATATAAACAATATAATTATGCAATCAATGTATAACTTCATCAAAGTTTTTTATAATCTAATAATAATAAAATTAATTATAATTTTATTCAATTTTTATTATCTTAACAAAATTAATTGTTTGATTCTAACATTATAAAATATCCACCATTTTGTTGAATATTTTTATTGTTCTTTCTTACTTTCAAACTCATTTTATCACATGTTTTTATTAATTCTTTCAATACATCTAAATCAATTTGATAAAACTCTTTTCTTTTCCTATATTGTTTTGTTGATAATACATTTTTTAAACATTTCTCCACTTCATCTATATAATCTGTCTCATATATATGAACTATATCTACATTATCTATATGTGATGAATTATGTGTTTTTATTCTCTCTTTGAATTTTTTAGTTTTTCCTAATTTATATAAATCAACTATATCTTTATCTGTTTTGAGAACATATATAATACCACCTTTATTATTTGGTATTGGTTTTTGATTATTCTCTAATACACCTACTTGCTTATTTAATGCTTCTATTATATAATTTTTATATTTATTCATTAGTTTTTCAATTTCTATAAAATATGTTCTCACTTCCTCTGCTTTTTTTGTTTTTGATAACATACATAATCTTTTACAACAATCAGCTGTTATCATTATCTCCTCCTTAGGTTTACCTGGTGTTGTTGATTTTATTTTCTTTATTTTATAATCTATGTTCTTTATATATGTAGCTATTAATGTTTTTTTTAGATTATCTTTTCTCATATTCAACCAAACTACCAAATTATCAAAATTTATAATAAGATCATTTTCAGTAGTTTCTGTGGTATATAATGAAAAGAATGTATCAATAAAAGTAGATGGAATTATATTAAATTGTTTAATATAATTAATTAAATTATCATCATAATTGATTAAATTATTTGTTAAATTATTTATTTCCATTTTATGTTTCTCAATTAGTCTTTTTCCTGTATTATAAATATATACTTTATTTTTTATAAAACCTTGAGTGTTTTCATTTATATAATCTAAAATTAATTTTGTTTTTTCCTCTTTACACCATAAATATATATTACATGCGGTCTTATTATCCAGTATTCTATTTGCACGACACATCCGCTGTATTATATTTATTATATTATTATTTGGTTGTGTTATAAATACAGAATCACATTCTGATATATTTATTCCTTCATCTAATATATGCACATTTATTATTATTGCTATATTTTTTGATTCTTTAAAATTATTTATTATTTTTTCTCTTATTGTTTTCTTTGTATTATAGTCTATCTGCCAATAATCCATGTGAACACCCAATAATTTTCCCATCCAACTTAATATTTCCATCATATTATTTGCATTATTTATATTTGTTATATAACATATACACTTTCTATCTCCGTTAAATAATATACTTTTCAACATAAAATATGCTTTTTTTATTATTTTCTCATTAATATTATTATTACATGATGTCTTTAATAATTCTACAAATTTCTCATAATTTTCATTTTTATCTGGAATATAAATAGTAAAATCACAAATGTATTTATTATTTATAGCATCTGTCCAATTATAATTATATATATCAGTTATATTCATAAAATCCATTAATGGTGTTGCAGATATAAATATTTTATCATAAGTATTATTTATTATTTTATACATATCATTGTTTTTATCATTAATATTATTATTAGATAAATTATGAAACTCATCTACTATTAGATAAATATTTTTTAATTTATCCAATAATTGAATTACAACATCTACAGAATCATAAGTTGAACTAATTATATTTTTATCTTTAATATAATTATTTATATCATCCATTTTCCGTTTACCATCCAATGAAATTAAAATGGGTGAATATTCTGATCCTAAATATATTTTATAATGTTCCAATGTTTGAAATGCTAAATATCTTAACGGTGATAATATAATTATATTATCATAATGTTTAGCCATTAATGAAGTAGTATATGTTTTTCCCATACCACATGGTAAACTTAATATACTTTTATTTTTATATAATAATTTATTATATGCTTCCAGTTGATAATCACGGGTAATTAATGGTTTTTTAATATCTTGAATAATATCAATAGTGGAATTATTAAATGGTAAATTAATAAATTGTATTTTATTAGTAGTTAAATCTAATACTCTTTGACTTAATTTACCATTATAATATAAAATACCGGTTAAATTATATTCATATAATAAAAAATAAAATCCTGCAAGATTTTCCATTAAAATAGTATCATTATAATTTTTACATTGAATAAAATAGTATTTATCATTTTTAAGTGCAACTAAATCAGCACCAATATCATATCTGTATTTACAAAAAGTATCATAATCTTTAATTAAATTATTATCATACATTAATTTCTCTGGGAAATCTCTCCAGTGCCACACTTTATCATAATCATTTTTAATTTGATCTAATACAAAATATTCATATGTAAAACCAACTTTATGTGTATATGGAATCGTCATATCTAATAATATATTACAATTAGTATTTAAGTCCATTTTATTATAAAATTAAATAAATCAATTTTTATTATAAAGATTTTAGTAATGTACGTTTAAAAAGCAACGCTTTTTAAACCTAACTTTTGAACTATGTTCAAAAGGTACTAATAAAATAATCAAATATTCCAAAATAATTATTAAATTTAAAATAAAAAATTTGCATGCAACATTTTACACATATTAAAGCATATATCACAAACCAGAAATATTGTAATAAATGTTTCTCTAGAAATGATAGTCTTAAATGGAATCAATTAAAATGTTGTAAAAAATTAGAAGACAATTTATATTATATTCTAATTAAATAATTTAACATATTATCAAATATTATAATAACAATGATATTTATTTATTTAATAATTTTATAACAGAATTATAAATATAATCTTTCTTTCATTTATTATTTGATTTGATTGTTTCTTTTATATTGCATTCTTATTTAATTGCTTGTGAAAATTTTTATTAAATTAGATATGTGTAATAGTGAATTTTGTTTTCCTAATATAAACTAATAACTTCTTTATTTCTATGTAATTCTACTTTCAAATTAATACGATTATTACGCATATATGATTCATCTAATTTATCAAAATAATTAATTGGTTCATTAGTAGTCATTATTATATATACATATGGATAAAACCCACTATCTAATTTATCAAACCAACTATTCCAACCTGTTTTATTCTGTATTTGAATAGGAATACATTTATGATCAGGTATATTATTATGAATTTTATTTATAATAATATCTATTTCTTCAAGAACTATTATTAAAGGTGATTTACTAGTTGGACTTATCTTTCTATAAATCTTACCAAAATCATCACCTGGTGTTGTAGGATTAAATGTATCAATATAATGAACCTTATCATTTAACTGTGTTAATAATTCTTTAGCTAAAAAAGTAGCAATTTTTGATTTTCCTGTTCCTGGTAGTCCTGATAACAAAATGACAGATGTTTTAGATTCTTTTTCATTCATTATTTTAATTGTTTCAGAAATAATAAATTTTTGATTTTCATAAGGTTCTAATTTTGAATATGATATTTCACGATTATCGTATCTATAACCATAACTATTGCCATAGCGTTCCCAGTATGAAATATGTTTATTATTTACTTCTGTTTGTATAGCACCATCAAAAATATGTTTAGATTTATTTACATTCATAAATATATATAATTCAGTAATTTCATTACGCTCTCCATTAGTTTTTATTATATATCCAATAAACCATAAACCAGCAATCCATCCAATATATTCATCGCCATCGCGGATTGAATATATACATACATGAGGATAAATATATTTTATTTTAGTCGATGATATTTTAATCATACTCCATCCAAAAATGGATGATAATATAAATGGTAATGACCATATAATTGTCATTGTTGAAAATATAAATGGTGTTAAGAAATTTAATAAAGCATAAAACATTTCAAGACTTAAAATAATATAAACTATATTTACTTTATATTATTTTTTCATTTTTTTATATCAAATTATTACTATTTTTGTAATAAAAATTGAAAGTTTATTATTTATATTATTATAAAAACGTCTTATAGAAAGAATAAAATATCTCGAAATTAAATTAGATGTAGATACTTTAAGTGAATTAGAAATATATAATTTACAAAAAATAATTATAAATATAAATAACATTCCATATATAAAAGCATGTCCAAAACGTGAAGAAATAATTTTAGCTATTGTAAAAATACAAATAAATAATAAGGAACAACTTAAAGATCTTCAAAAAAAACAACAAATACTTTGGAATGCACATCTGACCAATGAACAATCAAATGAGCTTAATTTGTGCATTCTGAAATTAGATGATATTAATTTTGAAGTTAGATATAGAGAACGTATGATAGAATGTTTTAGATGTTTGCAAAATGGATTTCTGAATAATGTTATTACACCTTTTTCACAAATCCAGGATTTTATAATATAATAACCAATAATAACTAAATAGAAACTATTGCAAAATTACCACATATAAAAAAAATAATTCTTATTAGTAATTTTATTGAAAATGATAATTTTATTGAAAATGATGGTGCTATAAATATTATATCATATCTTAAAAAATGCCACAATTAGAATTATTGGATCTTCAAGATAATATGATACATAAAAGAATACAAATTAAATTAAAGGAAACAATTAAATCGTTTGGAAATAATAAATTGACCGTTTTCTTAAATAATTAGTTAAATATTATTTTAACCATTGAATTTCAACTTATAAATTAATATTGTTTTATTTTTTTATCAAAGTATAAACGCTTGCGAAAAGAAAATATAATACTTACAATAATTTTATCATTTTCATAATTTTTAACAATTTCATTAATTTCATCAATTTCATCAATTTCATCAATTTCATCAATTTCATTATTTAATACAAATGTTACAATATTATTTTTCAAATCAATTTCAATCTTTCTTGAATTAATCTTTTTAATACTACACTTGAAAAAAGTTATTGTTTTTGCATTATTATCTATCTCAAATTCATAATTTAATCCAAGTAGATATAATAATTTTTTTATTTCTTCCATGTCATCTTTATATTTAGGTATAATTGATTCTTTTTTATAATTATTAAAATCTATTAATAATCTATTAATTAATTTTCTTCTATCTGAATTTATACAAATTTTAATTACAAAATAATAATTATCAAGAAATAATTTTAAATTTTTTCTATTTTTTTCCTTTTGATATTCTACAAGTTTTTCATTTTCTTTTTCTCTTTTTTCTTTTGTTTCTTCTGTTTCTTCTGTTTCTTCTGTTTCTTCTTTATATTCTTCATTATTATAATCACTTTTACATACAACACCAGTTGTTGCTTTTGTATTAATTTTCATAGTACATGTTGGGCCCTTTTTAGAATTAAATACTACAACTAAATATAATGGCATATCTTCTTTTCCAAATATTCTTGTAGGATTACAAACAGGCATATCACCATTAATTTTCCAATATTTTTGTTTTGTTTTGCATGCTACAGTAAATTCTTTTTGATTTACAGTTATACATACATGTTCTTCACTCATGAATAATGGTTGACCAAACATAGACCAAATTTGTTTATTATTTTTAGATTTTAGAGCATTAACACCTGTTATACCATATTGAATACTAGCTGTATTAGATTTTTCACTTTTAATATCATCTGGTTCAGTTGTTATAATAAAGGTAATTACTGTGTTAGGTGGTATTTTTTCTGGTATAATAAATTGAGCACTTTTTGTTTTTGTACCTAGAAAAAAAGGTTCAGATTTAAAAACTTTTTCTGGTCCTGAAGTAATTTCTGAATCAGAAAATCTAATTGATTCTGTTTTTATAATATTTCCTTTTGTATAATTAGATGGTTTTAAAGGGGGGAGATTATCTTGATATTTTTCAAATGTGGTAGTAGCTTCTTTTCTGAGATAATGCAATAATTCAACAGTTAAAGATTGATGATTATAAGCTTCATGACCTACTTGTTGTAGATAGTATGAAGTTAATCCTGCAATAAAAGATAGGATCATACCTACTAAAGTTATTTTATAATTCCATGTAGACGATCGATTTGATGTATTATATAACATATCTATACATGAGTTACTATGTGCCTTAGGATCTGTAATATCATAATAAGTTAGATATGAATCATATACATGAAAATTTTTTAATCCAGTTTTAGTTAATAAATGTACTATAGGAGGTTCAAATGGATATGTATATGGCAAAAATATTTTTAAAACTATTGGACAACCTGCTAATCTTCCACTAGGAACATATGCAAGAACCCATAGTATACGCCAATTATTAACATCGTGTTTTATAAATATATTATGTTTAGCACATTCTTTAATTTCATATTTTAGTAATATAAACATTTTAAGTTTTATAAATGTTTGAAATATAAAGTTTGTACATTGTTGTGTACGAGATCGTAGGTAAGACAATAGTACACCCATCGTGTTTTAAAGATTTTAATATTAAAATATTATTATACTATTGATTTTTCAATTTTTATTTAGATACTTAAGATTTTACTAATTATATAATTTCATAATAAATAAAAATTGAAAAATCAATAGTATAATAATTTTTTAGTGTTAAAACCCTTGAAGATTTAAAATGTATAAAGATAGTAGTGCATGGAATATACTTTATAGATTGAAAATACCAAGAAAAAAGATTACAAAGACAAACCAAAAGACAAAAAGTTTTGAAAAAAATGCAAGAGTATCCGCAATTTGGAAAATCAATGGAAAAAATGAACAGTGTACTGGTACCGTCCAAAAAGTAACAAAAAATAAAGTAACAATTAAATATGATGACATGGACATTCGTACGCATCCAATTGATGAATTTTATAAAATACATAAAGGAACACTCATAATTGAGATATAAAAATACTTACTAATAAAATTATTTTTAACTATTTTTTATAATTTTATTATATAAAAATTGAATATTAAATATATACAAAATTAATCTTTAATTAAAATATAATAATGCCGATACCTATAATAGAACCACTAAAAGAAGAAGACATTGCAACCTTTATTGAAACTATAAAAAATAATTCAACTGAACATAAAATAAAAACGCCAATCATTAAAAAGAAAGATGATTCTAAATATATACAATTTGCAAAGTATCGAAATTTAGAAAAACAAATAAGAATACTATTTAAACAACAACTACTATTAGAACAAATAACAATACTAAATCATCAACAAAATAATTATAAAATTTTAAATAGTATCAATGATGAATTATATCGTTTAAGAATAGATATTACAAGACATATATATAGGCGTGATTTTATTCTAAATGAAATTCGTCAAGTTCGTGGCCATGAATACTTTGCTGAAACAAAATGTTTATATTTTGAAAGTAATAATGGTTGTCGTGATGGTATCTTATGTAGGTTTAGACATTAATTTTAGTATGGTGTGCATTTTACATATTGAATTAAGATATAAAAATAATATTCTCCAAGAACACTAGAAATAATATTACACATTTTCCAGTGAAAAAGGTATAATCTCATAAATTTCTGTATATTTTATATATTATCTGTAAATGTTTTTTTAATCATAGTTTTAACACAATTTTCTGCTTCAAAATTATTTACTAAAAGATGATTATGTGTATTAAATATTTCTTAGAATTTATATAAAGTGCTCTAAAAAATTAAAAAAATTATAATTTATTAATTTTTTAAATAAAATTAAATGCCTATACAAAATAAGTTTGGTGACTTTACAGAATTATCACTTCTACATAAAAAAGATCCCCGAATGAGAGAATATATAGATTATGTTATTGAAAATTATAGTAAAAACTTTAATGAAATTAATCCTAATAATATAATTCTAAATACTGATTCATATAAATTATCACAAGGTAATATGACACAAGATATTAATGAAGAAAAGTTAACTTTTTCTTTAGCTAGATTCTTAAGTTTGATAAGAATAATTATCTCATTTTTTAGAAATAATATTATTTATAAATATAAATAATATTATTTATATTTAAAATTTTATTTACCACGACGCTTATTATTTAGATAATTACTAACTTTTTGGTGTTGATAGTTTGTTTGTGATATCATATATTTTTGAAGAATTTTTTGATACTTGCTTAGTTATACCAAGTAAAATTACTTTTTCATTATGTATATTTTGAAGGTACTCATAATTAATCTTAGGACACGGATACTTAGTTATTTTCTGCTAGTTTTTGATTATATTCTTCTATTTCTTTAGTTTCTTTAACAAATTTATAATATAGTGTTATATCAAGATTTTTTCTTTTTCAATACACTCTGAACACATACTACATGTGGTCATTTTTGTTAAACAATGTAAAAGTTATATTAACAATGTTAAAATTTTTTAATTTTTAATTTTTGCACTTATTATCTTTAGGACATTCTTTTTTTATATAATCATCACAATAAGGAGTTAATAAGAATAATAAAAATTGTTTATTATTACCAATATATGATCCTCCAGGATTAACTGATGTAGTTATAGTTCCAGCATGAGATAAATAGTTTCTAACATCAACTATATCTCCTTTATTTAATTTAATAATTTGTCTTAGTAAAGTTCTAGATGCGCCAGATTCTCTACCAAATACTGTTGATAAATCAGGAACTCCATTAATAAATAAAGTCCATTGATCTGGTTCATCTGTAATTGTATCAACAAATAAATCATAAATACCTGACTTTTCAATAAGTAAATGTGACTTACCTTGTTGATGTATTATATTTTTAATTTCAGTATTAGTTGAATAAGATAATGCATCATTAATTAGAACTTCTTGTGGTGAAGCACCTGACATTGATAAATAAGCATCAGAACCATTAATTTGTAACCATTTTTTACATAATAAATAATTTCTAAATTGTTCATAATAACAATGGAATTTTTTTTCAATTTTACAATCAATAGTTTTGATTTCAGGTCTAGTCAAATTAGCAATCTTAAAAATAGTACATAAAACATTAACACTAGATTGAAAACCACCTGAACCAGCATTAATAATAATATTACCATTAGCTGAAGTATGATTTCTTACAGTAATAATATCATTTTTCTTTAATGATAATAAAGCTCTCAAAGATATTTGCCCCGCACCTTTATTAGAACCGGTAGTTGTATTTTCATCAGGTAAACCATTAATACAGTATGTAAATTGAGCTGGATTATGAGTATTACATAAAAAGAATACTTTATACATACCATCTTCTAATACTTTAATTTGTTCAGGATTAGAACCAGTAGGATTCCATTGTAAACCATTAACATTTTGGAAAGCACCAAATACTACATCAGTTTCAGTATTAACTGTTTGTTGTACTGTATTAAAAAAAGATCCAGTTGTATTAAAACCTTTAACCATAAGTTCAGAATCTACTAGTAATTTTTTAGTTAATTTTTTAAATAATCTTTGTTTCTTATGAGATAAACATTTTACTTCATCATGATGTTCTTTAGGTGTAATTAATGGAGCTAATTTAACAAATACAGTAACTAAATCATTACCTTCAATTAACCCCCCAGCTTTACATTCTGAATTTACGGTAGTTGCACTAATATAATTTCTAATTATAACATTATCATCTTTCTTAAGAGCAAGTAATTGTCTAGAGACTAATTGACCTGCACCTGAATTTGTACCAACACAAGTTAAAGGTTGAACAACACCATTTACAAATAAAGTAAATTGGGCTGAACTATTAGTTGATATACAAAAGAATATAATATAAATACCATCTTCTCTAACATAAAATGGAGAATTAGGATGTGTTTTTTCAATATTAAAACTTTGATAATTATTAGCAAACTGTGCAGTACTATTTGGTGCAATAAGTTGATTTTGCTTATTACCAGAATAAAAGTAAGCACTTGAACCTGCAACCATTAATTCATTATCTTGTACTAATTTATTTTTAAAATATTGATATATTTGATTAATATCAAATTTATGTTCTGATTCAGACGAACTACTTGATGAACTATGTTTATTATCTTTATTTTTACATTCTTTTTCATTTGAGAAACATTCTATTTCTGAATGTTTAGATTCACATGATTCAGATTCATGATGTTTGTGTTTATGTTTATGTTTTTCTTTCTTATTTTTTTTAGTGTAACATTGAGAAGAGCTTGAAGAGTCAGAACTTGAAGAGCTTGAAGAGTCAGAAGAAGGACTTCTGCGAGTACGTCTATTACGAGAACTTGTCATATATACTTTAAATTAGAAAATAATTTTTAATTTTTTAAAACATTATTTTAAAATAATTATATTATAATTTTAAAAAACTATATTATTTTAAAAAAATTATAGTTTTAATAATTTAATTTTATTAGATTCAAAACTAGCAGGTTCGTTCTTTGGCATAGCCAAAGAACCTAGCTTATCAAGCTTCGCTTGATAAGGTTCATTATCCAAAAAATCTTTAGATTTTTCGGATAATCTAGCTGAAGAAAAAGTTTTAACTTTTTCTCCAGGTTCGTTCTTTGGCATAGCCAAAGAACCTAGCTTATCAAGCTTCGCTTGATAAGGTTCATTAACAATTTTGGTAAAACCAAAATTGTTAAGTAGCATGCTAGTTTTTGAATCTTTAGATTCAAAACTAGCAGGTTCATTTATCATCGTAGATGATAAATTTAGCTTCTCTAGCTTTGCTAGAGAAGGTTCATTTGATAAAGATTTAATAGATATTATATCATTAGTATTTAAATTTAATATTAGATGAACTAATAGATAATTTAATTTCTTTGAATTAAAAATATAAGTTTCTGTATGATATATAGTATCTTCATTTTGATTAATAAATATTCCAATTATATTAGGTTCATTAAATTGACATGATATATTTAATAAATACATACCACTACTTAATATTAACTCATTAAAATAAATAGTTTTATTTTTAATATCAAACATTAATATATTTTAGAAAATATTTAAAAAATTTAAACCATTAATTTTAAAAAAATATATAATTTTTTTTAAAATTATTTTCTCAAGTTTAATATATAAGTTTTTATGTCTAAGAATAAAGACTCTTCTCAAGCAAAACTTAATAAGCTAGGTTCTTTGGATAATGAACCTGCTAATTTTAAATCTAAAGAACAAGATAATGATAGTGATAGTGATAGTGATAATAATTATTTTATTACATCATCTGAGTCTCAAACTAAAATAGAAGTACCTCATAAAAAATCTCATAAACATGATAAGAAACATGATAAAAAAGAAGATAAGAAACATGATAAGAAACATGATAAGAAACATGATACAAAACCAAATGAAGCAATAACAATTTTTACAAAGAATGCAGATTCTGATAGTTTTAGTACATCTGATGAAAAAATGACTAAAATAAAACCTTTTAATTTGAGTGTATTAAAAGGTGAACCAGGATGTTCTGGTTCCAGGGGTCCTATAGGTAAAACAGGTTGTACTGGTCCAAAAGGTAGTAGAGGTCATCGTGGTCCAAGAGGTCATAATGGTTTAACAGGTCCACCTGGTCCAGAAGGTCCTCAAGGTCTACAAGGTGAACATGGTCTTCAAGGAGAAATAGGACCTATGGGACCTCAAGGTATTCCAGGGACTGCAGTTGCAAAAGGTGATAAAGGTGATACTGGTGATACTGGTGATACTGGTCCTATTGGTCCTATGGGTCCACATGGAGAAATAGGCTTTACTGGTCCACAAGGTGTACAAGGACCACCTGGTTTACGAGGTCTACAGGGTTTACAAGGTCCAGTAGGTCCAACAGGTTCTCGTGGTCCAACAGGTTCTCAAGGTCCAACAGGTTCTCCGGGTCAAACAGGTTCTCAAGGTCCTGTTGGCCCTGAAGGTCCACAAGGATTAACTGGTTCGATAGGTCCTATTGGTCCAATTGGATCTACTGGTCCACAAGGTATTCAAGGTCCAACTGGTCCAATTGGTCCAATTGGTTCAACAGGTGCAACTGGTTCAATAGGATCAACAGGTCCAATAGGTTTACAAGGTCCAACAGGTCCTCAAGGTCCACAAGGTCAAATAGGTTTAACTGGATCTACTGGTCCAACAGGTCCTATTGGTCCTATAGGTCCTCAAGGTCCACAGGGTCAACCTGGTTCAACAGGATCTACTGGTCCAGCTGGTCCAATTGGTTTACAAGGTCCTCAAGGTTCTCAAGGTCCTGAAGGAGCTGAAGGTCCTCAAGGTTCACATGGTCCTCAAGGTATTCAAGGTATTATTGGTCCAACAGGACCAGTTGGTCCTACAGGTCCAATAGGTTTAACAGGTTCTATTGGTCCAGCTGGTCCTATTGGTCCTATTGGTCCTGTTGGTCCTCAAGGTATTCAAGGTAATTCAGGTGGTTTAATTGAATATGCTTATTATTACAACACAGAACAAAAAATTTTACAATCTAATTCTATTATGCAATTTAATAATTTACCAATAAATTCATTAGGTATTACATATGTTAATGGTAATGTTACTTTAATTAATGGAGGTATTTATAAGATATCTACTTATATATATTCTAATCAACAAGGTCAATTTGCGGTATATTTAAATGGTTCTGTTATATCAGAATCAATATATAATACATATAATGGAAGTTTTATAAGAGCATTCTCTCCAAATTCTGTCGTATCATTTGTTAATACTACTAATATTTCAGTAGTTATTCCAGTAACTAATAATAATGGATTATATACTGGTATTAATGCAGCTTTATTGATTGAGAGAATTGCTTAATTTAATAATAGTTCCAATTATATCTTTCTCAATTAAAAGTTTATTATTTAATTCATATTGATAAATTATTGAATCAAAATCATTACAATATGAAATTAATTCATTTTGATTTTCTATTAAAATATCTGGAATTTTAAAATTTAATAAATTTGTTTGAGATAAATTTGGTTGTGGATTTAAATTAGCCAGTTCTTTTAATTTAGGTGTATTATATTTGAGCCAATGATAAATAAATTCTAATTGATAATTATTATTAATTATTTTTATATAATGAGAATTATTTAATATATTATCATTTGAATTAATTATTTTTACTTGTCCTGCTGATAGACCATTTCTTGTTATTTCAATCATATTAATATTTAATTTAGTATCAGATACTAATTTTTTATTATATAATTCAGCAATTTTTTCTAATAATATCATTTTATCTAAATTAATAGAACTCATTAAATATGATTTTAATTTATATGTATTAGTAATTTTTTCATTATTATCTAATATTAATTTATTAGTTATATTAATATAATTAAATACTAATTGTTTTATTGTGTCTGAAATAATAGGAATTTCTATTTGAGATATTTTAAATAAATCAAATTGATTCATTTTACCTTTAACTAAATTTTGATATTTATTTTTTAATATATTTTCTAATAATTTAATATTAAAATTATTTGAATTATTATTTTTTTCTATAATATAATGTTCCCAATGATCTGGATTTTTAATTCCTTTTTCTATAGATTTATCATTTTTATAATGCTTTTCTAAACAAATAAATTCATAATTAGATAAATCATCTGCATTTGTTTTAAACTCAAAAACTTCATCAAACTTAATAAATTTTATATCTTCATTTGAATTTCTGATTGATTCATAATTTTTATAATATAATGAATAAATATTTGATTTTAGTTTATCAATTGATATATCTATTTGTTTAGTCTCTTGTATCTCTTTTGTATTAGTATCTAAATAAATTTTTGAAAATTCAACTAATTTTGTTACGCCATTATTTTCAAAATATAATACTGAATTTTTATTACCTTTTCCTTCATATAATGATTCATCTATTTGAATTATTTTTTTAACATTAAAATTTTCTATTAAATATTTTCTAGTTTCAATTGGTTGTATAGAATCACTAAATAATAAAGAATCAGGAACTACTAATACTGCTCGTCCATTTTTATTAAGAGAACACATTAATAGTTGTAATAATAAAGGTTCAGATTTAGTACCTCTTAATTTTAATTTTTTAATTTTATTACAACAATTTGCATGTATAATATTATGAATACCAATTGGAAAATCAAAATAAATCAAATCAAATGTTTGTGTAGCTAAATCAATATCTTTTATTAATAAATCACTAGAAGTAAAATTTAGATTAAGATTTTTATCAGAATTTAATTCTATATTTGCCAATTGTAAACTTTTAATTATTAAATTTGTTTGATGTCCATATAGTTTGTTTAAATTTTTTATATCTTTATATTGTTCAATTAGAATATCAAAATATGAATTAATTTTAGGATTACCAATAAATATATTATCCATTAATTCTAATATATTAGGTTTTCCAATATTTACTATCCATTTACTTAAAATTTTTTTATTATAGTATTTAATATAATTTTTACTAATAGATAGGTTATCGGTTTTTAAATAATATTCAAATATATCATTAAGTATATTATGTTTATTAATTTTATTTATATCAATTGAAATTATTAAATTAAATAATTTAATTGTTATTTCATTAATATTAAAACTAATATTTATATTAAATTTTGTATATAAATATTTAATTTTTTCAATAAATATTTCATTTAATTTATTCATTTGAAAATTATTATTAAATAATACAATAATTGTAAAAAAAATATATTGAATTGCATATAAATCATTAATACCTTCATTTGATAATGTTGTATAAAATGCTGATAAAGAAATCATTTAAATTATTAATATAACAATGATTTTTTTTTAAATAAATAATTTAAATTTTTAAAATAATAATATTTTTAAAGAGATGATTTCTTAGATTTTTACATTTACTTTATTTATTTTTATAAATATAATAAAAATAATAAGTTAGAGCAATAAGATTATATTACTTTGAATGTCTAAAAGTTATAAAAATGTATCTAAATTATCTTAGAAACACTATAACTTGAACTTTTCTTTTTACCTTTATCATATATTAGTATTAAACGCAATGTAATTATAATAATAATTAAAAAAAAATTATTATATTACTTTAATGAATAAACCAAATATATCTATTTTAACAATTACACAACTTTCTAGATCTGAATGTCTAAAAGTTTTATTTGATAATATTAAACAACAAAGTTATAAAAACATTAAGGAATGGATTATTATAGATGGTTCAAAATCTATAGATGAAGGAATATGTAATAAAATATTAGTTAATAATTTAATTGCATCTGATACTACAATTAAATTTCAAATAAATTATATTCCTTACCAACCATTTAAAAATTTATCTCAATTAAAAAATATAGCAAATTCTGTTGCATCAGGTGATTATATTATTTGGATGGATGATGATGATTATCATTTATCTGGAAGAATTGAATATTCAGTAAATAAACTTTTATTTAATAATAAACAAATAGGAGGTAGTTTAAATATTTATATGCATGATATTGATTTAGGTGAAACTTTTAAAACTAATTTACTAAATAAATCTATTATTTTTCCTAATACTTTAATTTATCATAAAGATTATTTAAAAAATAATAAATATTCAGATGATATTAATTATTATTTTGATGAATCTAAATTTGTAAAGAATTTAACTACTGATTTTGAGATATTAATACCAGAAGCTACTTTAGTTAAAATGATTCATGAGCAAAATACTGAAAATAAGAAAGATATAACTTTAAATATATCAATTAATAATAATAATAAAAATTTTGTAAAATTAGATTCTGATATTCGTAAATTTTTAATTCCTCATGATTTTTATTTAAGATACTTAAATATTTTGAAATCTAATAAACCAAATAATATTTATCTAAATTATGATATTGTATATTTTACAGGATTTAATGAAACTATATGGGATCCAGAAGATAAAACTTTGGGAGGTTCAGAACAGGCTATAGTTCATTTATCTGAAAATTGGGTCAAACAAGGAAAAAGTGTAGTTGTTTATGGAGTTTTTAAAGAAGAAAAGACTATTAATGGTGTGGAATATAAACAGACTACATATTTTCCACTTAATAAAAAATGTAAAATATTAATTTTATGGAGATCAATAGCTATTAGTGTATTTTTAGATATTGAACCATTAGCTGATAAACTTATTTTAGATTTACATGATAATTTCTCATATACTTTAGGTCGTTTTAATAGAATTAAATTATTAAAATTATTAGAAAAAGTAACAAAAATTAATTTTAAGAGTGAATATCATAAAAATTGTTTTGAAAAATTTATTCAAGGTAAAATAGATCCATCTGAATATAATATTATTCCAAATGGTATAAGAATTAAACCATTTCAAAATATTAAATGTTTAAATAATGGTAATAATATTATTCGTAATCCTTATAGATTTTGTTATTGTTCTAGTTATGATAGAGGATTAGAATATATATTAATAAATATATGGCCTCATATATATAAACAAGAACCTAGAGCAGAATTTCATATTTATTATGGAATGGAATATATACATGATGATAACTTTAAAAATTATTTGAAGCAATTACTAATTCAACCTGGTGTTATGGAACATGGTAGACAATCAATGGATATGATTATTAGAGAAAAATATTTATCAACCTTTCATTTATATTTAAGTACATGTGATGCTGAAATAGATTGTATTAGTATAAAAGAAAGTTTAGTAGCAGGTTGTATTCCACTAATTTCTAAATTTGGTGTATTTGCTGAAAGACATGGCTTACAATTTAATTGTGATCACACTAATACAAAACTTGGTAAAATAATTGCTGATGAAATTATTAATAAAATGAATGATAATCAATTTGTTAATGATGCTAGACAACAATTACAAAAATCTAATACTATAATTGATTGGTATGATATTGCAACTCAATGGTTAGATACATTCTAGATTATATCATAATCACCATTATTTACATCAGTTAAAAAATATTCTAAACTATTTCTAAAATTTTTATTATGAATTTCACTTATATTTTCACAATAAAATATATAATTTGAATTAAATGATATATAATATTTACTACCGTCCATTTTTTTTATAATTGCATACCATTTATCTAGTTTTTGATAAATCTTAATTAATAATCCACCATATCTTAATTGTTTATCATATTTATTGATATATTTCATAGATCCTTTTAATTTTAAAGTAGAAAATTCTGCAATTGAATCAATATAAGTATAATATTCTAAATCATCTGAATATTTTTTAATTAATTGATTAATATAATCATTAGGTATTAGTTTATCCACTAATTGATCAATTTCTTTTAATCTATCATTTAGAGTTGATTTAATTAATGTTTTATCAATCATTAACTATAATTGATAAAATAATTTTAGATATATTTCAATTTTATTTATTCAAATATTACACCTTTTTCAGTGAGGTGATCAAGTTCTGCTAAATGATGTTTTATATCAAATGATTTTAAGGATTTTAGCAAATTAATATTATTATTCAAGAGTTTCCAGTCACACCAAGAAACATTATTCTCATCTATTATCTTTATATGATATAAGGCAAATGATATTAAATTTGGTAACTTTGTAAAAATTTCCATCAATATATTTATACCATCTATACTAATAAGAATATTTTCAAGTTTAATATATTTTAAATTTTGCATTTGTGAAACATGTTTTTCAATTAAGTATATATATTCATCCCTTATGAAACATGGTGTAATATTTAATGTTATCATATTAGAAAAAATATTATCTCTCAGTTCTTTAGATACTAAACGTAGAAGAAATTGTTGTTTTATATTTAGATTTTGTAAAATAGATGGTAACATAAAACTATATATCAACATCAATCTAAATTATATTTAATAAATAATATAATTTAAAAAAATCAATTTTTATTAGTTTAATATTACTGATAATTGTATCTAGTTTATAAAGAAAATAATTCGAATAAAAATATAAATATTTTTATTTGAACATGAAAGCTTATTTCTTGCTTGATGTGTTTCTAGCAAGGTCAATTTCATTGATCATTACGCGCATCATCTGCTCTTGCACGTCTTTTACAAGTTCGTCAAACTCTTCGTCAGACGCTTCGTCAGATGCATTCTCTTTTTGCTCAATGTACGAGTATTTTCTGCATGAGTAGTCCATGCATGCGAGAGGATTATATTTCCACTTAGGATCCCGCCCAAAATCTACTTCTGAATCAGAATCAGAATCTGAAAAGTCCGAATCATCAGACGGGTAGCGATCCTTTTCAGGCTCTTCAGGGTTACACACCCCGAGGAGCTCATCCTTGTATGATTTTTCTGTCATCACAGTTCAAAAATTAAATAAATGGAACCAATAGATATATAAAATTTCAATTTTTCTAATTAAGAACTTTATATTATTTATGATATTTTTGTAATACTTTTATTAAAATATATAAGTCAGCCGGTTTAATGTTATTATGAATAATATTAAGTGATGTTAGTTGTGACATTTCTTTAATACTTGATGCTAATAATATTGCACCTTCTGAACCAATATTATTATACATTATTTCAAGTGTTTTCAACTGTGTCATTTTAACAAGACTAGGTGCTAATAATGCACAACCTTCTGGTCCAATATCATTATAGTTAAGATTTAATGATGTTAAATTTGGTATTGTTTCAAGACTAAGTGCTAATGTTGCTATTCCATTTGGTTTAATATAATTAGATTCTAGATTGATTAATGTTAAATTTTTTTTATTAGCAAGACTTGATGCAATTGCTGTTGCTCCAATTGGTCCAATATTATTGGCTTCCAAATTAAGTGTTCTTAATTCTTTCATATTGATAAGACTTTGTGCTAATGATATAGCACCTGCTGTTTTAATATTATTAGATATCATATGAAGTGATGTCATTTGTTGCATTTTAATAAAACTTTGTGCTAATGAAATAACTCCATATGATTCAATATTATTATAACTAATATCAAATAATTTAAGTTTTGTCATTTCATTAAGACTTGGTACTAATAATGTAGCTCCTACAGAACTAATACTATTACATGCAATATTAAGTTCTTCTAGTTGTGACATTTTTGTTAGACTATATGCAATTGACGCAATACCATTATCTTCTATATTATTATATCCAATATGAAGTGATTTCATACCTGTCAATTTTTCAAAACTTTGTGCAAATATTGATATATAATTTGATTTCATATAATTACGACTTAAATCGAGCTTTGTTAAATTTTTAATATTTGCAATACTTTGTGCAAACTTATCTATTTTATTTATATTTAATTTAATACGATTACGACTAAAGTTAAATATTTGTAAGTGATGCATATTTGTTAAACTAGCAGTTATTAATGGTAATCCATTTTTTTCAATACGACTATTACTGATAGTAAGTGACTCTAAATTTTTCATCATTGTAAGACCTGATAACAATGAATCTTTTTCTATAAGGTGACGAGCATATATATCAAATGTTCTAATGAAACAAGGAATACTATATCTTATTTTCTTACAAACTTGATATAAAATTTGTTTTTCTTCAGCATTAAGCATTTTTATAATAATCATCATTATATTACCTGTATAAAATATATCCATAATAGATAAATTACTATTAATTTTTTTACTCATCTATATTTATAAAACAATTATTTAATATATAATTTATATATCAATTTTTATTTTTAATCTATAAAATTTTATTTACTATTATTATTAAATTTTCTATTCTAATATTAGATGAAAAAACTATTAAATATAGATGGTGGTGGTGTAAGAGTTTATTTTCCTTTACTTATTATGAATTATATTGAAAAGAAAACTAATAAAAAAATTATAGAAATATTTGATTTTTATTCAGGTGTATCAGCTAGTTCTATTATTTTATCTGCTATTCTTACTGAATACACAGTAGAAGAAATTATTAAACAATTCAAAGAAATATCTAAAACAATATTTTATAAATCTTATTTTTATACAATGAGTTCTGGATTTGGTCTTTTTAATTCTAAATATCCAGATTGTTACATTAATAATGAGTTTCAAAATTTTTTTAAGGGATTAAAATTAGCAGATACTAAGAAACCTTTATCAATATTAACATATGATTTAGCAAATTCTAAACCAATATGTTGGCATTCATTTCATAATACTCATAAAGAATATGATTTATGGAAATTAATAAGAGCTTCTACAGCAGCACCAACTTATTTTCCACCATTTGTTTTAGACTCACATACTTTAATAGATGGTGGTATTGTAACAAATAATTTATCTGAATTAATATTTACTCATGCATTAGTTTATTATGGTCAACAAGAAGATTTTTTTCAACTTTCAATTGGTACAGGTAATTATAATCCTAATATAACAAATCCACCAAATGGATTATATTCATGGTCTAGTTCATTATTAAATGTATTTTTTAATGCATCAGCCTCTTATGAAATGAATACATTAAAAAAATTATCAAAAATAGAAAATTTAAAATATTTTTATAGATTAGAAATTAATTTAGAAGAAGATATTAGATTAGATGATTATACATCTTTTGATCAAATGGATCAAATATTTGCTAAATGGTTAAAAGAAAATCAATCTTATTTAGATAATATTTGTGAAGAATTAAATAAATATTAATTTTTAATTAAAATTAATATATAAGATAATATAATGAAAAGAGTCTATATTGATGGAGTTTTTGATCTATTTCATAGAGGACATTTAGAATCTTTAATTAAAGCTAAAAATGCATTAGGGGATCCAGATAATACATATTTAATTGTAGGCGTTGTATCTGATTCTGATTGTATTAGTTATAAAAGAAAACCTATAATTAATGAAAACGATCGAGTAGAAATTATAAAAAATATTAAAAATGTAGAACAAGTTATTTTTCCTTGTCCAATGATTGTAACAATAGATTTTATCAAGTCTAATTCTATAGATTTAGTTGTTCATGGATTTTCTGGAGATACTGATAGAGAAAAACAAAAAGAATATTTTGCTGAAATAAAAGAAATGGGATATTTTAAAGAAATAGATTATTATTCAAAAATATCTACAACTGAAATTATAAATAAACTTAAACAAATATAATATGATCACTTGTATATAAATTAGTTAGGTCATCTCCATCTGGAATATCAGGAAAACTTAATTTATACTGATTATATGCATTTGATGTATTTTTATAACGTCGTCTAATTTGAATAACTGTACCAATAGAATTTAATGGGGTTGAATATCTTGAGGATAACATGAATCACCATTCACACTCATTTTATCACCCTATTTTAATTTCACAACTTAAGTTTTCTCTTTCATATAAATGATCTTCATAATTTTCTAGATAATAGTATTTATTTGAAGAATTAAATTTGATTTTACTTACTTTACCAATTGTGCCAATTGGAGCAAAAGGACCTTCTATAATATATTTAGGAAGACCAATAATTTTAACATGATCTCCAATTTTTAAATCATTTAAAGTTTCAGATGTCATTATAATAATATAAATAAGAATTAAATTTTTAAATCTTCAATTTTTAAATATTTCAATAATTTTTTTAATTAATTCATCATTATTTTTTGATTTATTTATAAATAATTTTATTTTAATTATTAGATTTTCTCTAGTAACTCTATAATAATAATGTAAACCTGTTTGAGCTAAAAATTGAGCAACTTCATATTCATTATCAAATTTACTAGTTTTTATTCCAATTGTTTTTTCTATTACAATAGTATTTGGAAATTCAAATGAATAATTTATTTTATTACTATCTAATATTTGAATTAATTTATTTCTTTCATAATCATAATATTTTCTTACTTTATCTAAATATTGCGTATTATTCAAAACTTCTAAAGCTATTTTTTCATAATATAAATTAATTGGATAATGAAAATAATTAGTTATAATTTCACAAATATCTTTTTTAGCAATACTCCAAGATAAATGAATTCCTGGTAATCCATAAAATTTAGAAAATGTATTAATTGTAATTATTGTATTTGGAACAGTTAAATAATCTTGCATTTTAATATTATCATTTGATATTATAAATCCATCATAACAAAAATCTACTATAATTACTATATTAAATGGTACTTGACTAATAAATGTATCAAATAACTTTTTATTTAATGGACCTACAAAATAAATCATTCTAGTCATACTATTAATACTTTTTAGAATTTCTTCATAATTTGGTTGATAATATTTTGTATGCTTATCTTTTATAGGATTAACATTAATAATAATTCTATCTCTACCAATAATATTTAAATAACCCATTTGTGAACTAATAATTTGATGTTTAGGAGGAACAAATACTGATATTATTTTTTCTAAAAATGTAAAAATACCATGATGTAAATTAATATAATTTATTTCTACTTTATAAATTTGAGATAATTTAGTAATTAATAAATTTTGATTATTTGAATATACACATAATTCTTTATCCTTAATATCAGGTTCTATTACACTTTCACCATTATAAACATTAGTAATTAGTTGTTTATTTAATGAATTATTATCTATTCTAGGATATTCTAATTCTAAATAATACCCTAATTTTTTTTCAGCAATTCTTGAACTATAAAATTCTCTACCAGTTAATGTATTCCAATTATTTTCAATAATAAAATCAATTGATGGTTTTAACTCTTGAAAATTAGTAGATTTATTAATTCCTGGTAATCTTTTTCTAGTTAAATTAGTATTATAAGTTGAATCTATTTTTAATGTAATAAATCCAATTGAATCTTTATAATATTCCATAGATTTAATCTTAAAATATTTATCTATAGATGATTTTACTAATAAATAATTATTTAATAATTCATCATTAACTTGATATTCATCAAATGCCGAACTAATATTTACAATTTTACCACCAACTTTCATTAATGGTATAATTTGATTAATTAATTTAATTGAATTATTAACATTAATATTAATTTGATAGTCTAAATTAAAATTAGAACTATCAAACCAAGAATTTATAAATATATCAATTGATTTTTCTCCATAATTTTTTCTAATAGTTTCTACAAATTGTTTTATTTCTATTTCTTTTGCAAAATTATTAGAAATATGATTATTTTTATTAAGTTGTGTTTTAGTTCCATGAGTTATTACTAAATATTCATCTGAATTAAAAAACTTAGAAATTTCACTTCCTAAATTTTGTAATGAAAAATCTAAAGATTTATCAGAGAATGAACCTTCTCTAGCTTTGCTAGAGAAGCTAAATTTATCATCTACGATGATAAATGAACCTAAAGAAAAAGTTTTAACTTTTTCTTTAGCTAGATTATCCGAAAAATCTAAAGATTTTTTGGATAATGAACCTGTAATAATGACTAACTTTTTATTTAATTTAATATTTTGAGAAAATTTTTCAATTTCTAAATAATTATTATAATTAACATATCCAACAATTAAAATTAATAAAAGTAATAAAAAAAAATATCTGTGTATTTTATCCATTAAAAATATAAAGAAATTAAAATAAAAATCAATCTTATTCAAATCTTTATAGAAAAATAATTTTACTTTTTTATAAAGTGTGTACATTTTTATCTTAGTTATTATCATTTTGTGTTGTCCTTTCGTGCGGGCATATAACATGCGCTACTACATTCACATCACTTTTATTTGAAAGTGAATACATCCACTTTTTCATGCTTGTATTGTAATAGTCTATATGATTACTTACAAATCCTTGAGTCTGTGTGACTGGTTTATTGCATAGTATGCACGTACCTAATGTACCTACAGAGTCATCTATAATTTGATTTGGTCTGGACCACATGTAGGGTTAAAGAGAATCTCGTGCATTCTTTCTTGCATTTATTACCCACTCGTTCAAGCTCATCTATTTGGTAATTTAGAGACTATAAAACATACTAATATTTATAATTTCAATTTTATAGTGTTTATATTGTTCAAAAATATAAATAAATTAAGGTTGCAACTAATATATTCATAAACATAATAAAAATTGAAATTTATTCATTAGAAACAATCTTAATGATTGGATTTATAGCTTGCAAGAAATGCCAGTCCAAATTCGAGTACCTACCACAACTAAAGATTCTGAAAAAGGATTAATCCTATTTATAAGATATCTTATGAGATATAAAAAGATTAATAATAAAGAAATATTATTAATTAATACTTGTATTAAAGTTAAGGACACACCAATTGATGAACAATATGTTTTATATACATATACTCTAAACATCAAAAAGTCTGAAATTGAAGATGATGTATATAAAAAATATCCTGAATTACTTAATATTTTACCACGAGCATGTTCATTACTAGTTTCTCTAGATGAAACAGTAATTGAACCATTATTCGGACCTACAAAATTCACTGGACATACTCCTATAGATGAAGATCCAGATGAAAATTCAGATAAACAACCAGAGTCTACTATTTTTGACTATGACAAAATTAAAGATTGGGCAGATAAAGGTGAACTAGAAATTACAGATACATCTAAAGAAAATGGTAAGTTTGCTATTGTTCGAATAATTAGTTGTCATACCTCTGGAAAACTTATTATTATATGTGGTTCAAAAAATAACCATGTTGCTTTTTTATTAGAAGATATAGACCAACAAATTGAAAATACTAAAGACAATATTATATTGTTAGCAATTCTGAATGCTATTAAGGATAATCTTGATAAACTTACAAATCAAGACATTATAGATTTGTTTGCCTTAGAATATAGTTTAGTTGGAGAACTATGTGATGGTCAACATTTTTGTGCCGCAAAAGATGGAATTGTATATTTTGGATTCTTTAAAAATGGTAATGCAATGGATACTACAAAAGCACTTGAAATTCTTCGAAAGGTTGGTATTCAAACTGTTGATTCTAAGATAGTATTTTCACCAGACTCTGACCCATCTACATTACCTAATGTGTTTATATTGCCGCGTTGCAAGGGGGGAGAAGGTTCTGTACTATATTTCAAAAATATAAAAACTGGTGAAATTATATTAGTTAAGTCAAAATCTGCCAAATATATTGTATGGCGTATGTTTCGTCAAGTCATACTTAAAGGTTATAAGAATATTGAAAATATCAATGAACGATTTATTAACACATCAAGTTATCATAATCTTTCAACAGAAGCAGCTATTAGGATTGTTAAACAATTAATGAAATTTGGATTATGGATGATTTCAAAAAATCTACCTTGTTCAATTCTTGGTCACATGCCGGTTGAATCTGTACGTGGATCCTTACCATATGGTTTTTATACCTGGTGGAACGAGTATATTTCTGAAGGAAATAAAGATATTAATGTAATTCCTGATGACTTTGGTAGTTTTGACGCTGATAAGTTTATTGCAGGAGCTAAAATCTATAAAAAACGTTCACATTATAATCTAGCCCATGTTTTCTTTGTTCAAGGACTACAAGGAGGAGGAAAGTCAACTGAAGCAGACGAAGTATGTAAACGACTTGAAGAGTTGGGTTATAATGTTAAATATATTGAGCAGGATCAATTTTATGGAGATACTGTTGCATGTCAAGGTGCTATTTATCATTTTATAAATGTAGATGAAGATCCATCTAAACCTACTATTCTAATTATTTCACGTTGTAATGCTAATCCAAAACAATATGATCAATACTTAAACATGCTATATAAACTTCCATGTGTAATATCATTTATTAGTCATGATGTAACGAAACTTTACTGGATGATTGCTCTTTCTGGAATTCTTAAGAGGTCAACAAATAGAGATAAGTTAATGGTTGGAGGTATAGAATATCCAATTGAAAAAGTAATTGAATTTACTCAAGAAAATTATGAAAATTTTAAAATACATCCATTAGCTTGGCAAGTATTAACTTATACTTTAGATGATAAACTTACTGAAGAAATTCTTAAATTAAAAAACCCTAAAGATATTCAAGAGTTTATTCTGTCAAATTTTGATGAACTAGATGGTCTTAGACGACCTATTGATGATATTGTTAAAGATATGCTTAAGATTATTCTTGATACTATACACAGAGATGATGTATCTCATATTGTATGTAATCTTAAACCTATTTATGTGGGTTGTGCTATTGGTCCAGATGATAAAACCAAATTAACAGAGTTTGTTGAAAAACAGAATCCACTTTATGAAAAGCTTACAAAATATGTTCATCATTGCACACTTGAATTTCTTGGTGGAAAGAAAGTTGTACCTTCTGATCAGCTTAAGCCTGGTGAAAAAGTAATTTGTGAAATAGATGCGCTAGTAATTCGAAAATCTGATGGTGCATGTGCATTTAGAGTAAGTAATTTAACTACTGAAGATGGACGTCAAGTTAAAACAACTAATAAGTATCCACATATTACGGCAATGATACCTTCGGAACTTAAGCCAATGTGTTCAAATGATTTTGTTGGGAATACAGATGATAGTGTAAGGATCATCTTATGTAACTATATACTAGAAACCATGATTTTTTATAACTAAGTTTTTAATATGTATTATAGTGAAGAAAGTAAAATTTTATTTTCTCTTTTGTCATTATAATTTTTTATAATATAAATAAATTTATTTTATAGTATATTATAATATACTACATGAATATTGAAAGTCATTTTGACTTAATTCTTAATAATTATAAATTAACTTATTTATTTAGGAAATTTTTAGGATTATCAATATTAACAACAACAATAAAAGAGAGTTTTTATTGGTCATTAATTTATTTTAGTGAAATTGTTAAAGATAGGCCTGATTTAATTACAAAATTTTCAATAACTTTAATTGGAATTATTGGAATTAATATTCCATTAGAAAGATATTATACTAATACTAAAGCAAAATTAATAAAAAAAATAAAATTAGCTAATACAAAATATTTTAATGATAGAATTATTAAAATGTCTAAACAAGAATTATTAAATTTTGATTTAGTGGAGTATTTTAATATATTAGAACATTTTAATGAAAACTTAGAAGAATATATTATGAATATTAAAAATAAATGGGATATTCCAGTAAGAATAATGACTTTATTAATAATTGCATTAAATAAAAAATTTAATCTTTTAATTGGGTTATTTGCAATATTCTATGCTATTATAAAATCATTAAATGAACATAAATTAGAAAAAGAAACTATATTAACCAAAAAATTCTTTCATTATGAAAATATAATTAGAAATTATATTATTAATGGGAAAAACTTTTTAATTAATAATGAATTTAATAAAGAATATTTATCAAGTAATTTTAATAAATTTGAGAAAATTAATAAACAAATTACAGAATTAAATAATACATTGGATATGAATATTAATGTTGTAATGTTTGGATTTATTATTATTGTAATTTGGTCAAGAATTCATGAATTAAATCAATATGACTTTTTCTATTATTTCTTAATTATATATGATATTGAATTTATTGCTGATAAAGTACAAGAATATTATAAGAGTAAAGTTAGTTATAATAAGATGTTAGAAAGATTAAATTATTTAAATAGTTTTACATTAAATAATTCTAATTATATAGATAAAACTATAGTAAATAAAATTACTATTAAAAAGATTTCTCATGATAAACCAAAATTAGAACTAGCTAGTTTTGAAGAATCTTTAACTTTTTCAGTTAATGACCCAGTATTAATTTTAGGAGAATCAGGAAGTGGTAAAACTTCTCTTCTTTATATTCTTAAAGGTATATTAAAACCAAATATTTTAGAAATTGAACCAAATATTGAACTAATAAATTCTCAAACTTATTTAACTCTACCTAATCATAAGAGTTTATATTCTGGTAATTTATATGATATTATTACTAATTATGATAAAACCCCAAATATTAAATTAATTAATTGGGCTTTACAATCTGCTAAAATGGATGATAGATTAAATAAAAATGATTTTATTAATATTGAAAAACTTAGTAGCGGTGAAAGAATCAGACTATTAATTGCTAGAATTATTTATGCAGTTAAAACAAAAAATTATAATATATTATTATTTGATGAAATAGATGAAAATTTAAATGATGAATTAGCTCAAGAAATATATATAAATTTAAAAAATATATTTAATGATAAAATTATTTTATATATTACTCATAATGAAAAAGTTAAGAAATTATTTAATAAAAAATATATTGTTAAAGATGGTATAATAAAAATAAATAAATAATTTAATCAATAAAATCAATTTGATCTAAATCTATATTTTTAATATTTGAAATATTATAAATTTGATTAATTTCATTATATTGTTTTTCAACATATTTTTTAATATAATCTGGATTATATTTTTTTTCTTCTAAATAAGTTTTATTTTTTAGAAGAAATTCAATTGCTTTTTTTCTTTTAATTTTAATTTCTTTTTCCATATTTTTAGTTTGTTTATTAAGTTCATTTTCTTGATGTTTTTTAATTTTTTTTTCATATATTTGATTAATTTTTTCATATTGTTCATCTATATATTTTTTAATTAATTTTTTATCAATATTATATGCAATCATTTCATCTCTTAATTCTAAAACATGTTTTATTTCTTGAGCTTTTTTATTTTCTGCAATAATTAAAGCACGTGGTTTTTTTTGATTAAAATTAATTTCCATTTTTAATAACTTAATTAATAAAATATTTTTAATTTTAAATTAAATTTTTATAGTTTAAGTTCTAAACTTAAAATGATATTATTATAAATATAATAAAGTCATGAAAGTTAATTTTAGACGCGGTTGTCAAACTGATTTAGAACAAGTTTATGAACTTCATACTAAATGTTTTTCTAGTTCAGATCACTGGTATAAATCAGGAATTAAACATTATTTAGATAAATCTATTATAATTGAAATTACTAATAATAATTCTACTAAAAAAATTATTGGTGTATTACTTCAAGGTATTATTACTGCTTGTAATCAAAAAATAGTTGTAGAATCAGTAGAACAAAGTTTTTTATCAAATTCTAATAATGGATATAAAGAAGATATTTTTGATCCAGTTACTCCTAATGGTAAATTATTTTTATTAAATAATTTTCATTTAAAAGAATTATATGGAATAGTAATGATTTGTGTAGATGAAGAATTTAGATGTAAGGGTTTAGCAAAAAAACTAATTGAAAAACATTGGAAAGATAATCCTAATAAAATTCTTTGTTTAAACACTAGAAAATCTAATATAGGAGCATTTATGTTATATAAATCACTGGGATATGAACATATAGCATATATTAAAAATAAGTATTTTTTACCAACTGAAGATTCTATTTTTATGATTAAAGAATAAAATACGCACTAAATTAAAATATTTAAAGAATTTATAATTATATATAATATATAATTATGACATCAATATGTTTAAATATGATTGTTAAAAATGAAGCACATATAATAGTAAATACCTTAGAAAATATATTAAAATATGTACCAATTACTTATTGGGTTATTTCTGACACTGGTTCAACAGATAATACAATTGACTTAATAAAAACTTTTTTTTCTGATAAAAATATAAATGGAGAATTATTTGAACATGAATGGAAAGATTTTGGATATAATCGAACAAAAGCACTTGAATGTGCTTTTAATAAGACAGATTATTTATTAATTTTTGATGCAGATGATTCTTTTCATGGTAATTTTATTTTACCACCATTAAATAAAGATGCTTATTATTTAATGTTTGGTGGTGTGAATTCATGTGAATATTGTCGATATCTTCTTATTACTAATCGTAAAAAATGGAAATTTATTGGAGTACTTCATGAATATATTATATGCGACGAACCAAATTTAACTTCAGAAACAATAAGAGGACCATATTATATTCAATCAGGTAGAACTGGTTCAAGAAGTTCTGATCCACTCAAATATGAAAAAGATGCAATTATTTTAGAAAATGCTTATAATCAAGAATTAGATATTGGTTTAAAATGTAGATATGGATTTTATTGTGCTCAAAGTTGGAAAGATTGTAATAACATAGATAATGCTATTAAATGGTATACACAATGTTTAACATCTTATAATTGGGAACAAGAAAAATATGTTAGTTGTTTATATCTTGGAAATTTATATAAAAATAAAAATGATATGATTAATGCATTAAAATATTGGATAAAAACAACTGAATATGATCCAGAACGAATAGAAGGTATAGCAGAAGCAATGGAATATTTAAGATGTAATAATTTACATTTATTTGTATATATTCTTTATGATACATATAAAAATTATAATAAAGATCCTAAAAATAAATTATTTATTAATAAACAAAAATATAATTTAGATATTGAATATAATATGTCTATATCAGCTTGTTATTGTAATAAAAAAGAATCACTTGGATTAGATTGTTGTCGTCAATTATTAATGAATTACAATACTATTAATAAAAGTATTATTAATATAACACTATCAAATATATTATTTTATAATGTTAAAATGGATCATGAATTATTTAATTCTGTAAATACAATTTGTTCAATATTTAAACAAGAAAATATAATATTAAATCCATGTATTTTTACATTATGGGATAAATTAATTGATATTGATAAATTAACTGAATATAAAGAACATAAAAATACTAAAAAACAAAAAATAAATATAATGTTAACTATAATTACTGGTACAAGATATAAATTTTTTCAACAAGCAATTAATTCAATAGTTAATACTTGGTATGATGTAGATATGATTGATTATTGGTTTTGCGTAGATGAAAATTCAACTAATAAAGACAGGTTGAGAATGAAGAAAAATTATAATTGGATAGATTTTCATATGAAAACTTCAAATGAAAATAGTATGAATATTATTTGGAATAAATTAAATGAAATAAAACCAACTTATTGGATTCATATAAGTGATGAATGGTTTTTTCATACTTATACAAATTATATAACTACTGGTATTGAATATTTAAAAGATAATATTAAACAAGTTATGTTTAATTATAATTATGGAAAGAAAATTACAGATTATAATACAGTTAATGAAAAACAAAATTATTTTTCATTAGACCCATGTATGATTAAACTACATGATGTATTAGAATTAGGAATACCGAATGATAATGATTATAAACAAAGATGGGTTGAAACTGGATATAAAACTGATTATTTTAACCAAATAACATGTCAACTTAGAGAAAAAATAATAGAATAAATAATCCTAAAAATATATAGATATATTTTATAAATATTTCTTAATATTTATAATGGATATTTTGTTAAAATCATATTTAATAAATAATCAAATAAACAGGAATATTACACCAAAATTATCATATTTTACTGCAAAACAAATTGCAACAATAATTGAAACTACATGGGTTGGTTCTGGTGGAGGTTTTAGTAAAATATTTAGTATGTTATCATATCAAACAAATTTAAATCTTAATAATAATTTTAGAGCAGTTCCAGATATTGCAGGAGTGGCAGATCCAAGTACAGGTGTTCAATTCAAAATTAATAATAAAACATATGTTTTTGGAGGTACGAGTGTTGTTGCTCCTACATATGCTGGATTTATTGCAAGTCTTCATATAAATTTTTTTATTTTACCATATTTATATACATATACTTCTACAGCATTTCATGATATATTAATAGGTAATAATGGTGATTATAGTGCAACAAATGGATATGATAATACTACAGGTTTAGGTTCACTTAATGGAAGTATAATTGGTCCTTTAATTATGAATACTCCTTTAGAATTAATTAATGTTACAAATCTAACTTTAAGTATTACATTAAATTTAAATATAAATCAAACTTCTCAAATAATTCCAACTATAAGTCCTGCTAATGCTTCTAATAAAAATATTAATTGGACAAGTTCTAATATAGATGTGGCAACAGTAACAAATACAGGATTAATAACAGCTAAAACAAATGGTACTGCAACTATTATAGCCACTACACAAGATCAAAATAAAACAGCAAGCATAATATTAACTGTAATTACACCTGTTATATCTATAACTTTAAATAAAACAACTCTTACATTAAATCCAAATCAGACTTTAAAATTAGTATCAACTATTATACCAGTAAATGCTTCTAATAAAAATATTACTTGGACAAGTTCCAATACAAATGTTGCATCAGTATCAAATACAGGATTAATTACAGCTAAATCAAATGGTATTACAAATATTATAGCCACTTCAGAAGATCAAAATAACACAGCAAAAGTTGTATTAACAGTTATTACACCAGTAACAGGTATAACTCTAAATAAAACTACTCTTACATTAATTCTGAATCAAACTTTTAAATTAATTCCAACAATTACACCAGCTACCGCTTCAAATAAATCTATTATTTGGAGTAGTTCAAATAATAATATATGTACAGTTACTAATGGTACAATTAAAAGAATTGCAAAAGGTTCATTATTCGAAAAATCTAAAGATTTTTCGGATAATCTAGTTGAAGAAAAAGTTAAAACTTTTTCTCCAGGTTCATTCTTTGGCATAGCCAAAGAATCTAGCTTCTCTAGCAAAGCTAGAGAAGGTTCTGTAATTATTACAGCAAAAACTGTAGATGGAAATAAAACTGCAAACGTAAGTATAACATAGATATATAATATAATTTATCTATTATATTATATAATGGATGATATAAATGATAATTTTAATAAAAAATATTTAAAATATAAAAACAAATATTTTAAATTAAAAAAACAAACCGGAGGTCTAAAACCTCGTGATAAAATTATTATTTCACTAACAACTATAAACTCACGAATTAAGAAGATAAAATGTGTTTTAGATTCTATATGTCAACAAGAAATGCAAGCAGATGAAATATTTGTATTTATTTCTCAAGATCCATATTTACTAGATACAGGATTTGATGAACATGATTCATATATTTTACATTTAAAATTATTATATCCAAATATAAATTTTTGTTTTGTTAAAAATATTGGTTCATTTAGGAAATTAATTCCTATTTTAGATATTTTAAATAAACGACAACAACAGGCATTTATTATTACTATTGATGATGATTGTATTTATGAATCTCAAATGATAAATAAACTATATACAGCAGCAATTAAAAATGAATTATGTATAAGTTGCGGTAGAGGTAGAAGTATTAATATTGCTACAACTGATTTTGAAAATACTAATATAATGAAATTTCCACTAATTTCAGAAGAAAGTCAATCTGATTTTATGAATGTATTACCAGAAGGTGTAGGTAGTATATGTTATCATTCATCAATGTTTGATGGTTATACATTTGATATTGATAAGTTATCAGATTTTGAACGTAAAAATGATGATATTGTTTTTAGAAAAATCACATTTCATAAAAATATTCCTGTAAAAGTTATAAACATTAAGTATAATGATATGGGACCAAAAATTGGTTTATTTAATTATTATAATTGTAAAATTTAATTAAAAAACTAAATTAACTTTAATCCAGTTTTTAATTAAATTATTATTTTTTGTCATAATTAAACATAATCCTTGAATATAATTATTTACATGAGTAATATTATCTTCAGTAGATATCATTAAAAGTAAATTATGAATTATTAAAATTAAATTATTATCATAAATCTCAATAATTTTTTCAAAAACAGTATCTATATCTACTTTATCATCTGGAGATTTTATATTTTCTATTTTATCATTTGATTCTAACAAACTTTTATACATATGAATAACTTGAATTATATTATTGTTATCAGTATTATTATATGTTTTTATTAAATTTTCTAAACCTTTAATACTCATTTTAATAATTAATTCATATAAATCATTAGATATTGGACTATTACTTGAATTTTGAGGATGATACCATTTAACAAATCTTTTAATAATTTGGAATAAAAAATATAAATCATCTTTTTTATCTGAATAATACCATCTACTAAATGGTTGAGTAAATCCAGGAATTTGTAAATATAATATATTTTCTTGAATAGCTAATTTTGTTCCTATTGGACTTATACTTAATAATGCAATTTGAATCATTGATTGAAAAGGTTCTAAAACCATATCTAATTTATCTTTTGATTTATGAAGGGACATTCTATTATATAATATTTTAAATTGTTCAGTCTTTATAAATAGTGCGTTCATTATATTATAATTATTTATATTTTTTAGAATAACGCAGTATTAAATATTAGAAAAAATGAAATATTTATTTTTAATATTTCATTTATCTAATTAAACTTTAATGGATATAAATCATATATATATTAGTCAAGAAACATCATTTGGTTATAAATTAGTAAAAGTTAATAAATTATTTGAATTAGATAAATTTAATATTGTACCAGCTAGTCCAGATGAAATTTATCTTGAAAGAAATGCACAATATAAACAAATAAATTTAATAGATATTGGTAAATATAATTTTGCTAATAGTAAGATAAAAGAAGTAATTTTAAATAATGGCATATTAAATATAAAAACATTATCTAAAATACTTGTTCAAATATATAAATTAATTGGTAATTCAACTAAAATTATAAAAAATAGTAAATTAATTATAACAAAAATAGAAAATGGAGAAACTAAAATTAAAGGTCGTGAATATATAAACTCTCTAAATATTAGTTATCCAAAGCCAGAAGCCAATTTATGTGTTTATGAAATATTTTCTCAATCTGAATTAAATAATATTACTATTAGTATTAAATTTGAATTAACTAATAAAGAAATGATAAAAATTAAGTTATAATCTAGAATAATAAAATTTACTTTATTATATATACATAAAAAGTGGAATTTGAGATTTAGTCTTTTTATCTTTAATAGTTTTAAGAGATTCAATAATATCTTCAAATATTATATCTTTTGACTTAAATTCTTTAGAATTTTGTAAATGAAATATACGAAGTGATTGTACTTGTTTTATTTCATTAACAAGCTTTTCAATATCACCTCCATAATATTCAAATTGTTCTTTATTTTTTTCAAAAAAATGATTAAGCTCATCATCTGAAATTTTAGTCTGATATTTTGCAAACTTGATTTTTTGAAGAAAAATTTGTGTAAGTTCATTAGAATTATAACCTTTTATATTATAATGAGAATGAAATCGTCTACGCATTCCTTGATTATAAGCAAATAGACAAGAATTTAAATCTTCTTCATAACCAGAAACAATAAACATGAATTTATCTTTTTGTTCACTTAAATATTGATTAATCATATCAATAGCTTCTTTTGAAAAACTATCTCGTTTTTCTTGATTACCTAATGAATAAGCTTCATCTAAGAATAAAACACCATTCATTGCTTCTTCAAGAATTTTACGAGTACGTGGTGCTGTTTGACCAAGATATTCGCCAACTAAATCATCTCGTTTAATTTCAATAAATTTATCAGATTTAAGAACACCTAGTCTAACAAAAATATCTGCATAAATTCGAGCAAAATCTGTTTTTCCAACACCAGGTGGACCAGAAATGATAGTATGTAGATATTCTTCATTATGTGGATTTTGAATATAATAGATAATTTTTTTAAAGATATCTTTTTTAATATCATCTAATCCAACCATATCTGTAAGTTTAATAAGTGCAGGAATTAAAAAATAAAGTCTTTGAAGAGTTTGATTATGTTTGATAAAGTTCCATTGATGATTAAGATTAATAATATCATTTAAAGATTTTATAGAATTAATAGTTTCATTAACTTTTTCATCAGACCATGAATCTTTATGTCTTGAAACAAAATAAGGTTTAAATCGACTAATAATAGTTTGTTTCTTACATTCACGACGCTGTTTACATTCTCGTTCATAATTAAGGGTATATTCACAATCAGCTAATCGTTTTTTAATATTAGTATTTTCTTTTTTAAGTTCTGTATTTTCTAGTAGTAATCTTTTATTTTTTGCTTTAATTTGAGAAAATTCATCAATTTTAATTTGACTTAAATGACTAACTGTATAAGTAAGTATATTATTATTATATATAATTGGATCAAGTGAATATATTTGATTATATGGATTCATTTGTAAATTTATTTTATTATATATTAAGTATAAATATTTATAACTTTAAGTAATAATTAATCGTCTGAATAATCACTATTTTTAAACCATATAAACCATGATAAAATTAAAAATGCAACTATAGCTAAAATAGCTATAATAAGCCCCCAATATGCAATAAAACCACGAAGATAAAAATAAAGAAAGTAAATAAAACTACAAAAACTAACAACAGCAAGACCTCTTAAAGTACTAAATGTTAATACCATAAACTGAAAGATATCAAAAAACATATTTTTAAATTTATTTGCTATAGATTTTTCCATAATATATATATATATTAAATTAGATAAATTAATTTTTAAATTATGTATTATTAAATAATTAATCATCACTATTTTTAAACCATATAAACCATGATAAAATAAAGAATGCAACACCTGCTAAAACTGGTAAAATAAGCCACCAAGAAGCTGCAAAATAACCACCTAAATATCCATGAAGATAGTAAATAATCATACAAATACTTACTACAGCAAGACCTCTTAAAGTACCAAATGCTACTAATATAAATTCAAATATATCCGAGAACATATTTTTAAATTTAGTTGCTATAGATTTTTCCATAATATATATTAAATTTAGATAAATTAATTTTTAAATTAAATTAAGTAATAATTAAATTAAATTACCAAGTTATTTTATAGTAATCTTTATAAACTAATTTTAATTTATCTCTTTCAGCTGCTTTAAATTCTTTAATTATATAACCTTGTTTATTTAATCGATTAATTATAGTATAATGTATTCTATCGTTAACTATAGGTGGTCCAAAATCATTTTTTTTATCTAAAATAATAGATCTTTCTTTTATATGGCTTGCTTGTATAATTTTAAAATAGATATTATAAAATACTTTATGAAAATCTCTATTTGCATTTAATGTTATTAAGCTATTTTTATTTGGAAATACATAATTATTTAATTCTATAATATTTTTAATCATTTATATATATATATAAAATTAATTTTTAAAGCAAGATTAATTTTATTAAATATTATAAGCACTATCAGAATCACTTAATTCATATTTTTTATTATTACTTGATTCTTCACTAAAATCAACTACTTCAATTGTTTCTATTTCATTTTCATTATTTTTAATTTCTTTTAAACAACTAACTTGATTTCTAAATAAATATTGTTTTTTACCTTGATATTCAATATATTCATTATAATCTTCTAATTTATTTATTACAGCTAAATTATAACTAATTTGTTTTCTTAAATCTGCATTAAATTTATTTTTATTTTGAGATAAAACTTGAAAACTTTTTATATTATTTTTAATTACATTTTTAATATTATTAGTTATTTTTTTTAAAGATTCACTATAATATAATGAATTTACCATTTGACAAAAAGTTTGAATTGAACTAATATTTAAATTTAATATATTGATTATTGATTTTTGATCAATATTTGAAATAATTTTATCTTCTAAAATATCTAATCTTTTTTCTATTTGATTTTTTTTATTACATGTTTTATCATGACGCCATTTACTTTGTCTTGAAGATAAAATTTTATTACAATATTCACATTGATATTTTATAATTTCATTTAATGATGACATTTTGTTTACTTTATTTGACATAGTATTTTGTTTATTTTTTCTATAATTTTTACTTAAAGTATGTATTTCCATTAAATAAAAATAATATTAAAATATTATATATAAACGAATGTATATAATTAAATGATGACATATTTTATTTAGATTACTTATAAAAATAATTAATCTATATATAATTTATTTTTATATGATAAAACCAACTAATATAAATATTTTTTATAAATTATTTTAATATTATCATTGAACCATTTAAAAAAAATGAAATAAATAGTGTATATATTGCATATATTATTTAGTATAATTAATGACTTTAGATTTATCTAGACAAAATCTTTCAAAAATTCCTGGTTATATTCAGGAACTTAAAATTCATACTCTTATTTTATCAAATAATAATATTTCAAAAATAAATAATTTACCAGATGGTTTAATTAATTTAGACTTATCTGGAAATAATATTAAACAAATAGAAAATTTACCTTCAAGTATTAAAAAACTAGATTTATCTGGTAATTTAATAAAAAAAATTCAAAGATTACCTTTAGGAATTCAAGAAATTAATTTATCAGAAAATAAAATTTGTCATATTCAAAATTTAAGAAAAAGTATTAAATGGCTTGATTTATATGGGAATTTAATTAAAGTAGTTTGTAATATACCAGCACAAATTGAATATCTAGATATTTCATCAAATCAAATAAATCAAATAAAGGATATTAATAAAAAAATTATTACTTTTAAATTATCAGATAATAAATTAAAAGAATTACCAGTTAATTTAATTAGATTAAATAATATTAAAGAAATTAATTTTTATGGTAATCCAATTAAAAAAATATCTGAAGAATTTAATATATGGTTAAAACAAATTACATTAGTTAATATAGGTTTATATTTTTAGTTTTGAATTAAAATAATTTTATATTTCAATATCTTTGTTAATAGGTGCTTTTTTAGAGAATGTTCTAGTTTTTTTTATAACTACTTGTGAACCTGAAGAAAAAGTTTTAACTTTTTCTTCAGCTAGATTATCTGAAAAATCTAAAGATTTTTTGGATAATGAACCTGCTAGTTTTGAATCTTTAGATTCAAAATCTAGCATGCTACTTAACAAATTTGGCTTTGCCAAATTTGTTAATGAACCTGAAGAAAAAGTTTTAACTTTTTCTTCAGCTAGATTATCCGAAAAATCTAAAGATTTTTTGGATAATGAACCTTTTCTAGCTTTGCTAGAGAAGCTAGATTCTTTGGCTATGCCAAAGAATGAACCTGCTAAGTAATCAATAAATATTTTCTTATCTTTAGTCCAATTATCTATAGTATCTATTCCATAATAAGACTCAAACTTATCTTTAATTTGTTTAGATAGTTGATAATTAAAAGTTTCCATTAAATATAAAATTTTCTTGAATAAACTTTTATAACTAAATAATTTATTAGGTACATTTTTTAATCTAGATTCACTATTTTTATAGTATAAATCTAAATTATTAAATATCATTGTTTCTATTGGATTTGATTGTACTTTATTATTTGATAAAAACCAATACATCAACTTAAATAGTATTTCATTACTTTCACTATATTTATGATAATTAAAACTATAATAATCGTACAAAATAATTAATTCAATCATTTTAGAAATACATTTAGATGCGTCATTAAACTTAATTGGTAATTTATAAATTTTATCAAGAGAGTTTTTGATAAAATTATATGTTTTATTATCAAAGATTCTATTTATACATTCAAAAATAGTATTTAGATTTCTAATATTTGGAATTTGATTTATTTCTTCTTCAGATAATTTTTCAAATTCATTATAAAAATATTCAAATAATATTTGATTATTAATTACAATCATATGATAAATTATTGGATATTCAATAGTAAAATATGAATTTCTATATTTTTTCCAATTAAAATTATTTTTAATGGTATTAATAACATCTAAATTAGATGAATTAATAGCATAATCAAAAATGTTATTATACATTGTATTATGTGTAGATATATTCAAATCTAATTCTAATATTTTTTGATATATTATATTAAAAATATCTATATTATTTAATCTTACTGATTCATATAAAATTAAACTTAGATTATTAAAATCATTTGTAATTCTATTTATTAATTGTTGAAATATATTAGGATTATTTATTATTTTACAAATAATAAATGCTTCTATTTCAATATCTTTTTCTAATATTCTTTGAAGATAATATTCATTAGAAGAATTAGGTGCTAAAATATAATATTCTAATGCTTTAATTAATCCATTTGTTGCATAATGTTTGTTTTTTAATACAGGATTACTAGAATGTTCAATAATAATATCAAAACATTCTTTAGCTCTAACTTCTATTGCCTTTGATATTAGCGATTGGCCTGATTTATAACAATTTAAATCTACTGTTTTATTACTTGATAATATACAATTTAGACTTTCATAATCATTTGCTGTTATAATTTTAAATAATTTTGTTATTGATGTCATTATAGAAGTAATTACTATGATAAAGTAAATATGTATCAATTTTTTATAATATAATTTAAAAAGTAATTTTGTCTAATCTATAATATAAATAAATGACACATATTCATATTTTTCATCGTGCATTAAGACTTTTTGATAATACTAGTTTAATATCTCAATTAAGAGAAATTAATGAAGCTATTACTCCTATATTTATATTTACTCCAGAACAAATTGATCCAAAAAAAAATGAATATTTTACTAATGGTTCTGTTCAATTTATGATTGAAAGTTTACATGAATTAAGTCAAGAAATAAAAAAAAATAAAGCTAAATTATATTTTTTTTATGGTGATACAATGAAAGTTATTAAATCAATTAATAATTTTACACCAATAGACTCAATTAGTTTTAATAAAGAATATACTCCATATGGTAAAGCCCGAAATGATTCGATTCAATTATGGTGTGAATCTAATAATATTATATGTATAAGTAAAGAAGATTATTCATTATTTAATATTACTGAAAAAGAATCTAATAAAGCAGATGGTACTCCCTATTTAGTATATACTCCATTTATGAATAATGTAATGAATAATTTAGAAGTAAGACCAGTAGATAAATTTAAATTATTTAAATTTAAGAAAATACCTAAAATGGAATCAAATACTTATTATATAAAAGAATCTTCTATTGATAATTTCTATATACCAAATCCAAATTTAAATGTTCATGGTGGTCGTAGTTTAGGACTTAAAATATTAAATTCAATTGATAAATTTAAAAATTATAGTGATAAACGAGATTATTTTACATATAAAACTACATTTTTAGGAGCCTATTTAAAATTTAATGTATTAAGTATTAGAGAGGTTTATCATAAAATGGTAGAAATATTAGGAAAGAAATCAGTACTAATTAGAGAAATATTTTGGAGAGAATTTTATTTAACAATTTATTATAATTTTCCAAGAATGCTTCAAGGTCAGATTAAAGGACATAATAAAAGTTTTAAAGAAAATTATGATAAGATAAAATGGTCATTTAATAAAAAAAATGTAGATGCATTTTTAGAAGGTAAAACAGGATTTCCAATAGTAGATGCATGTGTTCGTGATATTAATCAAAGAAACTATATGCATAATAGAGGTAGAATGATAGTAGCTAGTTTTTTATCTAAAGATTTACATTTAGATTTTAAATGGATAGAAAATTGGTTTGCTACAAGATTAGTAGATTATGATCCAATATCTAATTCAGGTGGTGTTCAATGGTCTGTTGGAAATGGTACTGATGCACAACCTTGGTTTAGGATTTTTAATCCATGGACTCAACAAAAAAAGTTTGATACTAAATGTGAATTTATTTTAAATCAAATACCAGAATTAAAAGGTGTTGAACCTAAAGATATTCATAATTGGTTTAAACCAGAAATACGTTCTAAATATCCAAAAATTGATTATCCATCTCCAATAGTTGATCATGATATAGAACGTAAAGATACTATATCAAGATATAAGAAAGCATTAGACTAAAATTATTTTCTTAATATTAATATTGTTTTATGAATAATAAATTTTATAAAAAATATATAAAATATAAAAATAAATATTTACAACAATTAGGTGCAGGAAAAGAACAAAATTTAGTGTTTAATCCTGATACTAAATTAATTGAAGCAAATGATTTAGCAATAGGAAACCCGCAAACAGTTACTAAATATGATAATACTATACAAAATATGCTTAGTATGGTTGATAAAAGTTCTGCTTTACAATTTTCATATAATAAAGAAACTAAACATTTTGAAGTAATATCAGATGTATATCCAAACATGGCTTTATCACTAGCATCACTAATAGATACATCTGGAAATAAATATAATATTTGTCAACTATGGAAAAATATACCAGCCCTAATTAGACAAAAATTTGAATTTGACAAAGAAAAGATTTATAATATTGATAGCAAAGGTAATATATTTGTATTAAAATTATTTATTCCAAATCATTTATTATTTACACAAATACCTATATCTGATAAATCTGACATTGATGTTCCTACAGTACCAGTTAGTGACATTGATGTTCCTATAGTACCAGTTAGTAACATTGGTATAGTAAATATAAGCTCTGCTTTACATGATTATTGTTATAAAGAATATAAAAAATTTAAACAACAATATACTTTATCAGAATATATTTATGAAATATACAAGATGATTCAACCAAAATTAAAAGATATAAGCCATCAAATTTATGGTGAATATAATTTAATGAAAATATTTAATATAAATGATATTGTAGAAATTGCTGAAATCTATAAAAATAATTCAAATTTATGTGAAGTTTTTTCATTATTATATACAATGGATATTAATATATTTTGTGAAAGTCAAAAAGATCTAATTAATTTTATTAAAGTATTAGGTAAAATATTCCATAATGATGATTTAAAAGATATACCAGATAATATAGATTCAAATAACTTTAATCGTTTATTTAATGAAATAAAATTAACAAATTCATTAAATTTAAATGAAATAAAATTAACAAATACATTAAATTTAGATGAGTCATATTATTTTTTGGCTAATTATATAAAATCAATAATTACAACTCAACAAAATGAATATAATGATGATATTAAATGTTATTTTACTATTAAAAATAATTTTTCAACAGATAATAAACAGATGTTTAAACCAGGTGAAATTATGTTTTTTTGCATAGACTTTATAAATACTAATACAAATAAAATATATCATTATAAAATATTTGATATTCATATTGCAACATCACTCCAATTACATGTTTATAATCATATTGATCAAAATAGTAGTGAACCTTTAAAGAAGTTTTTTATGGAATATCAATTATGTATTTATGATATATTTACTAATATATATAATGTTTTCTCAAATATTAGTGATAAAGATAAAAATATAGTTGAATTATTATTAAATATTAATTTAAGTACTAAACATTTTAATTCTAAAAATAGTTTGGATACATTAGATATATCAGAATTAAATTTAAAAAAATTATATGGTGATGATTTAATAAATAGACAACATTTAATTAATTTAATTTTAGAAAAAGATTCAAAGATAATATTTAAAATTCAAAAATTATTATTATGTTTAAATATGTTTGTTCATAAATTTATAAATAATTTAATATTTATTAATGATGATATAATTTTAAAACAGCCTGTTTTTAAAGAAAAAATAGTTAATTTTTATATTTATACTATTAGATTAGCTATCTTTTTAGGTATAAATATTATTTATATTAATTCTGATAAAAAAATAGAAACATTTAATTCTGCAGTTAATAAAACAGATTTTATGACAAAAATTAAAAATTTAATAACAATATCTAATATTGATACTATATTTCAAACTATAATTGATGATAATAAAAGATTAAGAATAAAAGATTATAATCATCAAATAAAAATACTACGAGATGAAGTTCTCTATAGTAAATTATATACTGATTTAAATAGTCATTTTTATATAAGAGATTTAACGGAACCTAATAAATCTAAATTATTTAATGAATATTATCAAGAATTAAAATTATTAGATAAATCAAATCAAACTATTAAAAAATATTGTCATGATTATTATATAACTTTAAATAAATATATTTATCAAGAAATTTATAGTCCAAATAAAATAAAAAATATAGATTATGAAAGAGATATAAATACTATATATCAAATAAGTACTGATTTATCTGAAGTATTTAATACAGACTTATTTAAAATAACTAATTCCAGTTATATATATGTTTTTAGAACAGAAAATTTTCTTGTTTTTGAAGATGCTAATACCTACTTAACAATTCCTATAAATAGTGAATTTACTACTCCTTATCCAATGTCAACTGGTATAGAAAAACCACTAGCGGACACTAATAAAAATATATTATTAAGAATAAGATTAAAAGAAGATGATAAATTTATTATTATTTTAACATATTCTACAATAAATTCTGAAAAAGAAATTTTATTACCTCCAGGAACAATATTTAAACTTATTCAAAGACAAATTATTAAAGAATCATCATCAAAAGATATTCAATATTTAATTGATCTTGAAATTGTTGGAAATAGTTATACTAATTTTAAAGATTTTATTTATTTTTATAAAAATACATATGTTTCTAATCAATTATATTTTAGATTAATTCAAGATAAAGCATTAATTTGTAATATTCCTATAGTTAATAAATATATTACAAAATTATATGAGGCTTACTATTCCAAAACTGTACCATTATTATTTGAAAATCCTATAATAAATATTCAAAAAATTATTAAAGGATATTTATTTAGAAAAAATATTAATAAACTATTTACAGATTATAATGATGAAACACATCCATTAAATATTGAAATGAAACTCTTAGAACTTACATCTAATTTATTAAATTTAGAATTACCACCAACCCCTCATTTAATTAATTCATATGGAAAGATAAATAATTGTTCTTTAGATTATTTTGTAAAATATGTTAAAGAAAAAATTTGTAGCAGAACTAATCAAAATTGGATATGTGATGCACCTATAAATAATTCTGATTATTTTAATGAAATGAAATTTATATCTATTGAATATGCAGAAGAAGGAACATTTAGAACACTACTTGAATCAGGTAAAATAGATACAGCAGAAAAACTTTATCAAGTTTTCTTTCAAATATTTTATACTTTATCTATCTTATATGACTATTATGGATTTGTTCATTTTGATTTAAAACCAGATAATATTTTATTTTGCAAAGATAAAAATTATAAAAGTACTAATCAAAAATATTATAAATATATTTATAATGATCAAATTTATTATATACCTATAAGAGAATACATTGTTAAAATAGCTGATTATGATGCATCATTTTATAATGGAATAAATAATCCTTTAATTATAGGAGATAGATATCATATGAGTAAAGTTAGAAATATTATTTATGGAAAAGTTGATATTTATTTAATATTTAATTTACTAAATGAAAATCAAGACTGTTTAGATATTATTAATAAAATTATGGATGGTGATAAACCTAACTATATTTCATTATTAGCTAAATATTTTAGGACTACTACAAGTAAAGATATAGATGATACTAAAGTTCCATTAATTAATCAAGTATTAATAACAAAAAGTATATTAGATATTTCTATTTTTAATTTTCCTGAAATAACTGACTCAAGTTTAATACATACAAAATATACTCATAATTCAACTAAAATTTATGAAAATTTAATGATATCACCACAAGAACATGATCATCAAGTTAAACAAGATGCATTACAAAAATCACTGAAATTTAGATTAGATAGTGAGAAAAAATTAAATAGATTAAGAAATAATAGTCACACTTTAAGAATTATGACATATAATGTTCATGAATGGACAGATTCATCTAATATAGAAAATGTAGATAGAATATTAAATGATATTTTATTAGTTTTTCCTGATATTTTATGTCTTCAAGAAGACAAATCTAGTTTAACAGATTCAACTAAGTCTAGATATATAGATATTCAAAGTGATATTGTAAATTTATTTAATAGGTTTTATATGCGTATTATTTTTTGTAATGCAGATAATGGTTTAATAAATTCTATTTTTATTAAAAAAATAATTAGAGATAATGTACATATAATAGATTCATCTTTTGAAAATATTGGTAAAGATACTAAAGAATCAGATGCACATAAAAGATGTATGTCTTATATTAAATATATATTTAAAGATGGTCGTACAATTAATATATTTAATTTACATTTACATTATTATAATGTAAATAATGATGCTAGTATTAATTTTAGTAATGCTTTAGAAAGTATTATGAAAAAAACAGGAGATAAAATTGTTTTAGGAGACTTTAATAGTTATTGTAATTATGACTATCCTAATCGAACTATTAATGGTAGAAATATTTTACAAGATTTTATAGAAAGTAAAAAAACTATGCCAAGAGTTGATATTACAGATCAAGTACATAAAGAATCATTATTTAGCATCTGTAAATTTATTGAAGATAATCCGAGTTTTAATTTAATTGATATGTATGAAAGTTATTTAGATGGTCGTGCTAATTTCTTTAAAGATGATAAATCATATATTCCATTAAATACAAATCGTTATGGTGGTAGGATTGATTTAATGTTTTGGAATACAGATAATACTCAAAAATTATTAGGTATGTATAAATTATATAGTGAAGAAAGTGATCATTCTCCTATAATTTGTGATTTATATGATCCATTACCAAGATTTGATCCAACTATTGAAAAAACAATGACATTTCAAGATTATACAAATAGAAATATAATTATTGGAAATAATATGGTTGATTATTCACTAAATTCAATTTTAAATAATAAAGAATCTTTTGAATATACTTCTATTACTGGTATTACATCAATATATACAAAATGAGTATAAGGTCAATATTAAATTTAGTTATAATTAACAAATATTTATAAATAAATTTAATCATTACAATTTTGTTTAATACCAATTTCCATACAATCATCTACTAATGAAAATTTTAATTTATAGGCTTTATCACAATTATTATCTCTTGATAAACCACGATATTCACCAAAAGGTAAACCTAATTGATTATAATTAGGAGGAATACCACTATTTTCTTCTAAAATAATTTGACCACTCATAGATTCATGAGATTCAGTAGATTTGTTCTTTTCAAAAATAGTATAAGAGAACAAAATTGGGTATAAAGACCCTGGCATAGGTACTTCATTAGGATAATTTTTTAAAGTCCAAATCATTACTAAACAATGATGTTTAGATTTTAACATACAAGTACCAGTTTTAGTAATAGGATCATAAGTAATATCAGATATATCTAAATATCTAGTTTTTTTAAAACTCGAGTAAAAAACACACTTTTTTTTGCCCATATATAACTTAATATAGAAATATTTTTTGAAAATTCTTAAATATTTTTTTTAAAATTTTTACAACATTTTAATATAAATATTTAAAATATCAACTATTTAGCAACGGATAGCTATTGGTAGTCCATACACTAATGATATAAATTATCTAAATAATAACAAGGTACCTCCATTGAGTTTGAATTGGAAAGTTGATATAGTAATTATAAAAAATTTGATTTATATATTTTGAAAATAAATATATAATATTATATAATATAATGAGTTGTAAAATTTTATCTAAAAATACAATAACTGATAAAGAATTTTTAGAATTAATGATTAAACATCATAATGTTGCTATTAAAATGAGTCAATTAATTCAAATGAATTCTAGTGATGATTATATTTTGAGCTATGCTAGAAGAATTATTTATAACCAAACAATGCAAGTTAATTTAATGGAAAAATTATTAAAATCAATACCAAATGTTCAAAATGAAAAATCATGTAATTGTGGTAATAGTTTAATTTCTACTAAAGTTGAAGAATTATATCCAGGTATTTTTACTAATGCAAAATGTGATAATTCTTATTTTGAAAATTTTGGTAATACTCCTATTCAAATGACTATTGATTCAATATATGAATTATTACCTGGAAAACAAATTGAAGGTTTTACTGATGTTAAATTACATGAAAATCAAAAAATTACTGATAAAGAATATGTTGATCATATGGTTGCTCATCGTAGATCAGGAGTTGAATTAGCTAAAATAATATTAAAATCAACCAAAGAACCTAAAATCCTTGCACTTGCTCAAAATATTGTTTTAGATCAAGAAAAAGAAATGTTTGAGTTAGTTCATTTACATAATTGTATTAAATATTCATGGCGTAGAACAAATTATAATTAATTATTATTATAAAATGTAATAGGAATATATGATTGAATTAGTCCAGTTATAGTATTATTATTTTCTTTTTTAATTAATAATGGATAAAAAATATAATTAATTGGTAACTGAAAATAATAAGATAATTTTCTAATTAATAAACTGGTATTTGTAATTTCACATTTATCAGTTTTATTTATATTAATTTTATGTAAACTATGTAATTTATTATAATCATCTTTATGACATATTTTATATTGAGTTAATTTTCGATTTATACATTTATTCATATATCCTGCATGTAATAAATCACAATCAAATAAAAAACATGTGCCACTTTTACCAGTTATATTTATAATAGTTGACCATACAAATGGATAAGTTTTATGACTATTTGGACATACTGATAATAAATCATCATCTGTTTTATATAAAATAAGTGTATATATAGGATATTTTGTATTAAATATTTTTTGACTTGATGTAACATCACGATGAAATGTTGATAAAGCAACATTTGTAATATTATATTCATAATCTATAAACATATAATCTTTTGGTAATACTTTTAATACATCTCTTTTCATTTTAAAATTATCTTTTATATAATCTTTATTATATAAAAGCATAAAACCATCTTTTTCTAATGTACGTGTTTCTAATGATTTTAAAAAATATTCATTTTCTTCATTATAATAATAAATGATATATAAACTAAGAACTATTATTATAAAATAATAAATTGTTCTTTGAGAAATTTGTTCCATTATTTAAATACACATTTTTAAAATTTTTATATATTTTTTTTAAAAAAAATTGATTTATATTTTAATTGGACATTAAGAAATATTAATAATGTACGATATTATTCTATTTACAGATTATATTAAACTAAATCCTCATATTTGTCTAATATTATATTTTTTATATTTATTATTTATTATTGTTATTTTTATTATAGCAATTAAACATAAACCAAGAAAAATTAATAATAAAGAAATAAAAGAAACTGATGAAAATAATGCAACAGAAGATACAGATACAACAGATACAACAGAAGATACTGAAGATACAGATACAACAGAAGAAATAGAAGAAACAGAAGATACATATACAACAGAAGATACTGAAGAAACAGAAGAAACAGAAGATACAGAAACTAGATCAAAAAATCTAAATAAAGTACTTAAATTAATAAAAAAACTAAATGCATCTGAACATCAATATATTCTAGAAAAATATACAGAACATTTTTTAATTCCTAACTGGTATACTAAATCTGATCTTGAAGAACTTTCTAATATTAAAATTTCTGATAACATATGGAATCAAATTCTTAGTAGTAATTATTTGAGTGAAGAAGTAAATAAAATATGTATTCAATTAATTAATTCAAAATATAATGAAATAAAAGAACTTAATGAATCTAATAAAACAGAAGAATTTAATGAAGCTAATGAAACAGACGAATTTAATGAAGCTAATGAAGCCAATGAAGCCAATGAATCTAATGAAATAGATAACTAATTTTTTTATATAATATTAATATATTAAATTTAATTTTTCAGTTCTTCTATAAAATAAAAATATCTAAATAAAAATAAATATATAATTATATTATGAAAAATGTATTAAGAAAAGTAAATTTTAAATTAGAAGAATTTAACATAGAATCTACAGATATTATAAATAATCATATATTAATATACGAGGATAATTTAAATATTAATTCTGAAGAATATGATAAATATAAAATAGTAAAATTTTTAGGTAAAGGAATTGTTGGTCAAGTATATATGTTGAATTATATAGATACAGTATCTGAACAAGTACATGATAAAAAATATATTATTAAGATATCAAAATCAGAATGTCAAGAAGATTTAAAAGAAGAAGTAGAATTAGTAGAATATTATTTTAATAAATATAATATTGATCATGCTTGTTATCCGATTTTTTGGGGTAAATTTATTAATATGAATGCAGTGGGTGTAATTTATCCATATTTAGGATTTTATAATTTGGACCAAATAAAAAAAGTTCCATATAAAATATATTGGAAAAATAATATTAATATTATAATTCAACTAATTAATCAATTAATTAATTTTAAAAATATTATTCACGGGGATTTGAAATCATTAAATGTTGTTATTGATACAATTAATGATAATATAGTTGCAACAATTATTGATTTTGGTTTGATTAGAAAGAAAAATTCAAAAAAAAATATAATTTCAACTAATTATATAACATCACCCGAAAGTTTATTATCTTTAAAAAAATATTCAATTTGTATTGATAATGATAGTTTAGTTGATTTTTCTAAACATGATTATTATGGATTATATACAATTATATTAGATTTATTATTAAAAAAAAGTTATTGGAGTATTATAAAATCTTATTTAACTGATTATCTTAAACTTAATTCAAATTATATTATAAAACATAAAGCAAATGATATATTTGGTTATATATTTTATAAATTTTTTTATAATAATCATCAAATTTTGCCAAATAATATTTATAAAAAATTAATTTATAATATAGAAATAAATTATCCAACACTATCAAGTAAATCATTTTATGATTTTGATACATTTTATGAATTATATATTGAACCAAATATTGATTATACTATATTTAATTCTGAATATTTACTATATTTTAAAGATTTTCTTATTAATATATGTCATTTTGATCCAACTAAAAGAATGGAATTAAAAGATCTATTATTACATCCATTTTTACACCCTTGAAGATTTAAAATGCCGATTTTACACAACAAAAAATATTCAAGGTTTGCCCGTTGCAAAGCGTGTAAATTATGAGTTTGTTAAGGCGACAACCCTAACTGATGAGTTTTAATGTGTATCTTTTATTATTCCTACCTTACATGCTCTTTTTATAAGAGAAAAGCAGGAACTACACGAACAAGTCATCATAGACCTTTTACTATTCATTGTTAATATATTATAATACTTTTTCTTTAACTTGATTTTATAAAAAAATCGGCATTTTAAATCTTCAACGGTGTAAATTAAAATCTATAATCACGATCAACTTTACTAGCCCATTCAAATCTTTTTACTAAAGTTTTAGTAAATAGTTTTTCAGGAGGTATTTCAAATTTTTTAATAAATGAAAAAATAATTCTAGGATCAATATAATTATTTTTTGAAGTACCAAGTGATACATTTTTCATTTTTAATTTAGTTTCTTTTTTTAATTTTAATGATTTTATTTTTGCTTCAACTTTTTTAGCTTTATCATTTTGTTTTTTTTCAATATATTTAGCTTTTTTCTTTTTTAATTCTTTAAGTCTATCTTCAATTTTTTTTAGCATTATATCTATTGTTTTATCAACATTTTTTTGATGATTACATAAAAGAGCAACTGCAGTATTTGCTTGATTAAACATTGCAATTAAATAATTTAATTTTTCATTAGGATCAACTTCTGCTACTTTTTCTTCTTTTACTTTATCTAATTCTTTTTGAAATAGTAAACTTGCATTATAGGTACGCCATACTTTAGCAGTTAATCCTTCCATAAAAGAACTTAAATATTCATTAAGATTTGCAGAAGTTATTAAATCAAATAAATCATCTTTTTTATTTTTATTACTAATAAATTCTTGTAAATTTTTATAAATTTGAGAATGAACAGTAACTTTTTTACAATATCTAACAGAATCTTTACCTAAGAAATCTAACTTGATTATATTATCTTCTAATAAAGTAATATGTTCAACTCTTAGAGATGTTACACCTACAGTGTCAGCTTCTTCTTTAGTATCTTTATTTCCACCTACTCTAAGAGCTAAATTATCAATAAAATATAATGCAGTAGCTAATTGACGATTTTTTGAATTATCATCAGATAATTGATTTTCATAATTTTCTCTAATTGTATTAGCTTTTTTTTTTAATTGTTTTGCCAAGTCAAATTTAGATTCATCAGATTTTGATTTAAAAAATGAATCTAAACTTGTAAATACATATTTATTTTTTCCAGTAATTTCTTCTTTCCAAGATGCTAACCAAATAACTGATTGATCATGAATTACTTCATTCCAAGAATATCCTGGAATATTGGGTTCTGGAATAATTGCATCTTTAGATAAATTAATTGTTACATCTTTTGGTGTAATTCTTTTTTTAATCATACCTATTTTAGGATGATTTCCTCTTCCCAAAAATATACCCGGAGGTTCTATTTTAAAATTACCAACTTGTTGTTGAACACCATCTATAATACAATATCTATAAGGATCTTCTAATTCAGTTTGTTTTTTTTTAGCTAGTTCTTTCTCTTCTTTAGACATTTCATCTTTTTTATTTTTTTCCATAATTAGATAATTTTTAATTGGAGTAAAATCAATTTGATCAAGTGAATTAATATTTAGACTATTTGGTAATACTGGTTTTAGTTCTTTCCAAAAGTTTTTTTTAAATGTATTATTTTGCATATAATCAGTATCAATAAATCGAGCAAACATTGTTGCATATTCTTCTGCTTGTTTAGGCAATATAAGTTCTGTTCCATTAATAATTACTGGAATTTTATGAGGTTCATATTCAGGAGGAAACATTGGACCATTATGTTGGAGTACTGTCCATTGAGGTTTACCACCACCAAACATTTGATTAAAATTCCAATGGGTTGAACTACAACATTCATTACCTTTTTTACAATTAGACTTACATTTTTTATATAATTTAGAAAATCTCATTAAGTTTATATTAATAATACTTAGAAAATTATATAATTAGAATAAATAAATTAATTTCCAAATGTTAATATTCGATTAATATCTTGATTTAGTATCAGTAAAGAATATATATTTTTTACCTGGTTGAACATTATGATTAAATAATATTAAAGAATAACTATTAAGTTGTTGATAAATATGTTTTCGTAAAATACAAGCATACTTAATAATAATAGATGAATATTCTGACTTTGATTCAAGTCCTTCAAATATATCAAGAGGTGAATTAAAAAGATACTTACCTGCATCATTATAGTTATTTGAAATATACTCATTTTTAGATTTGTAATCTGTAATAGCATTAATATTTTCTTTGCACCGCTCTAAAACGCCGAGTTTTACACCCTTGAAGATATTCTTTCAATTTATGTACTCTATTAGATGTTTTTTACATATTTATTTGGACGTTTATATGCTCCACTAATTATATTTTCGTATTTTTATTTAATTAAATAAAATTTAGATAATGCCATTAAATTTAATTTTATTTGATGAATTAAAACTTTATCTGATAATAATTCAATATAAAATTCAGTATCAGAATTTTTAAGTGTTTCAACAACTAAATTATTAACAAATTTTGTATTTTTATGACATCTTTCAGTAAGTTTTAAATTAGATTTAGTTGATGGTAAAATAAGATTTTCTGTTAATTTATCATAATCTTTAATTACACTAAATATTAAAATATTTTCTTCAGTTGCATTACCATGATCAATTAATATTTGAAACAATTCATTAGTCCATATTTCTAATTTTTCCATTTCATCTTTACTTGATAATTTAGTAATTAAAAATAAAATAGGATTAAATACTTTAGGTTTATAATAAAATAGTTTCATTATAAATTAAAAGAAAATATAATTTTTATAGTTAACTTATATAAAAAATTAATATATTTAAAAATTATTATATATTATTAAGTAATGATATTGTGTACTGGTTTTTATTATCGTTCTAATCTTGGCGATGATATTTTCCAAATTATATTTAATTTTATATTTACCAAATTAAATTTAGAACATAAATTAATTTGTTTAGACGATTGTAAAGAAATACCTATAAATACAACTACTATTATTTTAGGAGGAGGAGAAATATTAAATAAATATTTTTTAGAAAAATTACAATGTTTATGTGAAAAGTCAAATTTTAATGGTAAAATTATTGCTTATTCATGTGAATTACCTATTGAAGATATTATACCAGAAGTTAATATAATTGATTGGTTTATATTAAGAAATATTAATGATGTAAATAGATTAAAAACCCATTTTAATTCAGATAAATTTATAAAATATATTCCAGATCTTGTATTTTCATTAAATAAAAAAGATTTTATATCAGAATCATTTAATAGTAAACAAATAGTAACTGTTTGTTTAGCTAGATCTATTTTTAAAGGTAATAAACATTATAAGTTTTATCTAAAAAAAATAGTTTTATTTCTTAAATATATTTATCAATCAGGATATTCAATTTATTTACTTCCATTTAATACATCAAATTCTGAATATGAATCAGATTTATTTATTAATAAAGATATTGCAGAATTATGTGATAAACTAAATTTTAAAGTAAATAATATTATTCCTAAATCTAATATTCCTAATATACTTCTTAAAGAAGCAATTCAACAAATTAATTCATCTTATTTTACAATATGTTCAAGATATCATGCTCATATTTTAAGTATTGTATGTAGTAAACCAATTATTTCTATTTCTCATACTAAAAAAGTCAAAGAACAAATAATAAAATTAGGTCTAGATAATTGGTCAATAGAACCAAAATTAGATGATTATAATAGACCAATTGATTTTGATGTTCAACAAGCAATTAAATTATTTAGTTCTTTTAATGAAAACTTTATTGATATACAAAAATATATAGAGAGTCTTAAATTTCCTACATTAACCGACCATATTACAAAAATAGTAGAGTTATTATCTAATCAACCAAGAGATATACCACCTTTTTATGTTTATCAATCATATACTGATAATCTAGTAAATCAAACAATTAAACAAATTAATAAAAAGTTTAATATAAATAATTTTACTCAAAAACAAAATCAAGATATTACAGAAAGAGTTACACGATTTATTTTATATATATTATGCAGTGATTATAATTCACAATATTATTGGGGTTTATCTCAGAAAATATTTAAACCTAATTTTAATGTATTAAATGATTTAAAATGGCTTTGTAATGATTATTGGTCTAAGAAAAAACAATTAATATTTAATTCAGATACAACTATGCAACCAAAAATTAATAAAATATTTAATTTAACATATATTTATCCTCATTTATTAGAGAATATTCATAGAAGTGGATGGTTTAAAGTTGTACATAATACAGGAGTATTACATAATCCTGATGGTATTATTTTTGATATGTTTTTAGATAAAACTTTTCATTGGGGAGAAAGAACATATTTAGATTTAGAATTATTACCTTATAATAGACCTTGGGTAGGTATTGTTCATCATACTCCTAATACTGAATATACAGATTTTAATACAAGTTCAATGATTTTAAAGGAATCTTGGAAATTATCTCTTCCAAATTGTGTTGGTATTTATACTATGAGTAATTGGTTAATGAAATGGTTTAATGAAAATATTCCTACATTAAATGTAGAAACTTTAATACATCCTACTGAAATTCCAGAAATTAAATTTTGTTTTAATAAATTTATGGAAAATCCTAATAAAAAACTAATTCAAATAGGTGGATGGTTAAGAAATCCTTATTCAATTTATAGAATTAAAGTACCTAAGTTTATTCAAAAAGCACACTTAATTGGAAAAAATATGGAAAATTATATAAAACCAGATTATCCTTTTATTAATTTAATTGGTAATTGTATTCCAAATTTAAAACCAAAAAATAATATTTCATCTGATATTACATCTAATAAATATGTATATTTTATGAATAAATATATTGAAGAACTTATTAATAGTACATTAGATGTAAAAACGGATGCTCTTCCACATACAGAACTTTATATAAAACGACAAGTATCAGATCATTTAACAAATTTTATGTTTGAGGAAGTATATAAAATTATTGAAATATTAGAATTAAATCATAATTCAGTCCAACTTATTTCCACATTGATAGATGATGAATATGATAAATTACTATCAAATAATATTGTTTTTATTGATTTAATAGAATTATCTGCTTGTAATACTTTATTAGAATGTATAGTTAGAAATACACCAATTGTTATTAAACCATTAGAACCAGTTGTAGAAAGACTTGGTGCCAATTATCCTTTATTTTGGAATGAATATGAAGATATTTCTAAGATTTTGACTTTAGATAATATTAAAAAAGCTCATGAATATCTTAAAAATCTTGATAAAACTTGTTATTCATATGATTATTGGATTAATTCAATTATTAACTCCAATATATTTAAACAATCACAAACTTTATTATATCCATTTAATGAATTAAAATTAAAATTATTAGATCAAATAGTATCTAATAAAATTAATCAAATGGATAATATAATTAATAAAACATATGATATAGTTAATCAAACTGATTATTTTATAAAAAATTCAGTTAATTGGAATACTAAATTTGTTAATAATACAGAACAAATAATTGATAATACAGAGCAAATAATTGATAATACAAAAAAATATATAAAATGTTTAAAAGAATTAACTAATAATTCATCTAATTTTATAAAAAAAATAGATAATATAAATTTAGATAATACTAATGAAATAATTGATAATACTAATAAACATTTAAAAGAACTAATAACTGATTCTTCTGATATATCTATAATAAATAATGAAAAGTCTGAAGATTCTTTAGATAAAAATATTAAAAAAACTAATAGATCAAATGTTTATTCATGTTGTTATATTCAATAGCAAAATATTATTTTATATAAATAACTTAAAGAAAAGTTATTTTAATAATAATAATTAGATGTCTAAAGAAAAAATTAAAGAATTTAATGAAATTTTAGAGTCTTTCCTTGTTCAAGTTTCTCCACTAGTAGGTACTTCTTATCATTATCAATTTCAACTAATTATCAAAGTAAACTCTGTTTTGCCTATTGAACGATTTTTAGTGTATGTATTACCAATGAGAGATAAAATTATAAATAGAGATGAGACTTATTTTAATGATAATACAAATTATAAAGATAAAATAGGTAATAGTGAAGATGTATTAAATGAAATTATTAGACTCCAATCTATTTATTCACAACTTGATACTACATCAAAATCTAATTTATGGGATATTCTTCAAGCTTTACTAATTCTTGGTGAAGAATATTTAGTAATGAATAAAGAAAAATATCTTTAACAATTAGAATTAAATTATTTAATTATTAGATAATTTACTTACTAATCCATTTGTTCGTTTAATTACTGGTTTATCAAATATAATAATACCACTTGAATGACCACACATTTTTTCTAAATCATCTACAATTTTGTTTGTTCCATAATATGGATGATCAACAACTTTATTTTGTGTAAGACCATGACCTAGAGTAATAACTGGAATATTATTAATAAAAATAGCTATTCCTTTTTCAAGTACAATATTATAAATCCAATCAAGTTCTACATTAATTACAGGACTAATATTAATTGGAAATACCCATTGGTCAGGATAAATAATTGGATGCCATGGTGTAATCTTAAAATTATTAATGTTACATATATCAATAGTTTTTACTACTTTTGTTTTTAGAATAAATTTAATTTTATCATGAATAATATTTTTATTAGCATCAAATGCTTGTACTAAATCTCCAATTTTAAGATTTTTGACTGCAATAAATGTTTTATTATCCATTAAAACTAAACCATCACCATCATAACAAGAACCTGATTGATTATAATAACTTGACATATTTGATAATTGACTAGTTGTTCTACTATGAAGTGATGGTTTTGGAGCAGGTAATAGACTAAATATATTATCTGCATTTTGTTTAATTGATTGGAAAAGAGAACCGCCAAAATGTTGTACTCCAGGATCCTTAAAATTATTACACTGTTGATTAATATAAGCATTCATTAATGATCTGAGAAAATGAGTCCCCCATTTATTAAACTGGTTTAAACAACTAAAAGCTGAACTAATTTGCCCTCCTTTATTTGTTTCTGTAGATTTCCAATCTTGTAAATAATTCAAAATCTGATTTTTATCAACATCATCTATAATTACCATATCAAGATCAGTTCTAATTTCATTATAAAATGAATCTAAATTTTTATAAATTTCATCAATATTTGTAATTTTATTATTAATTGAATTATTTATTTTTCCCATAATTTTATATCTAATAATTGAAGGATACATATGAGGTTTGAAATCTTCTGGATTCATTTGTATAGTTTTAATATTTTCATCACCAACCATTAATCTAAATTCTAAATTTGATGAATTATTATCGAAATTATCAATAATAATTTCTTTTGGTTGTTCAAATTGAATTGATCCAATATTATGTTCTCTAATTATTTTACCATTTGATAAAATTTGTAGTTTGCAATTAGATAGATATGTACATAGAAGATTTGATAAATAATTTATAAATACTGTACCAACCATTGAACTATCAGGAATATATCCATTAATTCCAGAACCAATTTTAGCAATTGACTCTAATAAACTAGAATCTAAAGAATAACCATATCCAAATGTGTTAATTGTAAATGATTGAGATAATTTCATATTAAATAAGTGTGTTTCTAATGTTGGACAAATACCTCTTTCAGGATTAGTATTAGGTTCACCATCAGTTAGAAGCATCATACTAATATTAATATTTGGGTCTTTTAGTTTAGAAATATATAGTAGACCTTCTCGTAGACCATCCCATATATTTGTCATTCCTTCTGTATGTAATGATTCTAATACTCCAATAGCATAATTTTTACCTTGTTCGTGCATATAAGTAAAATCTACTTTTAATTTAGCAACATCACTAAAAGTAATAATACATATTTGATCTTGTGATTCTAGAATTTCAATCATTGTACGAATAGTATATTTTACAAAATCTAATCTAGTATAACCATTTGATTCACCAGATGCATTGATAATACATGCATTTGTATCCATTGATATAGATACATCTATAATAAATATAATAATACATGGTTGTCTTACTGGTTTTTCATTTGTAATTAATTTAACATATAATTTTGATTCTGGTAGATATGCTGATTCAATCAAAATATTTTTTTGAAATTTTTGATTAAGTTTTTGTTTTTTATGATTTTTCATTTTAGGATTTTCTAATAAAAATTTATGAATTACATTTCTTAATACAATATTTGGTATTAATTCTGTTAATCTCATTGTTTGTCTAGTTATAGGTGATGTCTGATTTTGTTTTAACCATTCTTCGATTGCACTTCTTTCATAAGTATGACCATCTGTTCCAATAACAGGATCAATCATAGGTCCATTTGTAATTGGACAATAATAATTTTCCTCTAAAGTTGTCATTAAAATAATAAATTTAAACTTAATAATTAATAATATCAATTTTTTTACAATATTATTAATTTGAGAAATTAGATAAACTAATAAATGGTGTATATCATTAGAAAAAATATTAGAACTACAAACTACTAAACATGTAAAAATAATAAATTTTATTTATATTCGTTTCATTTTTATTTTGGTCTAGATAAGCCTCTAATATTTTTTCTAAATCATATTTATTGTAATAATCTTTAACATATCATTTACTAAGTATCTTTTTTTGTGAAGTATAAACAAATATATATTTAATTCAAAATTATTACTATTAAATATATCAGTTTTATTAAATATCATTTTTATAATAAAAAATATTTTTTTTATGTAGCGGCTTTTATAATTCCTTAAGTAAATTGTATTAATTCATTAGAACATTCTACTAATAAGTAAATTGTATTAATTCATTAGAACATTCTACTAATAATTCAATTGTATCTGCTCCGAAATTATTCCCCTTGAAATTTAGTGATTTTAGATTTATCATTATATCAAGATTTAAAGCGAGTTCAATTATTCCATATTCTCTAATACAATTGTATGAAATATCCAATGATACCAACGGCGTCATAATACAAAGACTAGGAATCAATGATAATAACCCAGTATCTTCAAAATTATTTCGACTAAGTTTGAGTGAGACCAACTGTGTCAGTTGAGAAAGAATTGGTGCCAATAACTGTGCACCTGCTACTCCAATATCATTTGATGAAAAATTGAGGTGTCTCAACTGTGTCAGTTGAGAAAGACTTGGTGCCAATGCACGTACTCCATCTAATTTTGAGTTATTACTTCCAATTTCAAGAGATGTAAGATTTGTCAACTTTTCGAGACTAGGAGCCAATAAAAATATTCCATCCGCTCTTAAACCATTTTCTGTAAGATCCAGAGAATTAAGATTAGTAAGCTTAGCAAGAGTTGGTGCAAATGATTTCATTCCATCATTACCAATACCCATTCCCCTGAAATTGAGATATGTAAGACCAGTCATCTTAGAAAGGCCATTTATTAATAACTTAATATCTTCCGCGATTTCATTGTTACTGAGATTAAGAAATGTTAAATTAGGCATCATTTCAAGAATTTGTTTTAATGTTTTTGCTCCTTCAATATTCTTTATTAAATTGTCCCCAAGGTTTAGAGAAGTAAGTTTTGATTTTTTTGCAAGAACAGACCTTAATGATTCTAGTCCATAATATTTAATATAATTGGAAGATAGGTCGATTAGTTCCAAATTAGACATTCTAGCAAGAGTAGGAGCAAATGAAAATGCACCATCATGTCTAAAATCATTATTGTTGAGGTCAAGATATGTTATGGATTGAATGTAATTTAAGATAAAAGTATTGAAATGTTTGCATACTCGACGAAATAATATAAGGTTGCCTTTTTTAGTGTATTTGTAGGTTGTATCCTTCAAGTACTTGAAGACTTCTGCAAAGGCAGCAAGTTTAGTAGGCGATGTATCAACAATGGTTGACATGGAATTCAAATGGATACAAGGATATATATTTTGGTATTGAAATACTAATTTAATTTCAATTTTTTTCATATATTAGTAAAATTAAATCAAAACCATATAATAAAACAATTTTACAACAAATATAAATTAAAACAAAAATAGTAATTATAAAATTAAGTATTATTTAATTTAACTAAATTTTATTGTAGTACTTTGTTGATTTGAATTTGATGAATTTAAACTATCTAATGTATACATCATACCAACAGATGCTTTAGCTTGATCTGGTAATGAATTAAACCATTTAGTCTTTTGAGGTAAATATACCATTAAATATAAATAAAACCCCCATCCAGATCCAGCTATTGTACATAGCAATAATAAAAATCCTAAATTAGTTAACATTTTTTTCATAGGTGTTTTTTCAATAGGTTGATTTGTTTTAGGGTCAATCTCTTCTTTACCATATGTAAAACAAAAAATCATTAAAAAAAATGAGATTACTGTAATCATATATGGCCATAAAGTATTAAATTTTTGAGAACCAGTTGCATCTAATGCATCATATGGTTGAGCATATGAACCATATTTAACTATAAAATTAGATTTAAGATCTAATGCTGGATTTCCTGAAGTACTAAGTGTTACTGACATTATATATATATATATGTTTAGAATAAAATTATTGATTTTTTATTTATTTATAAATTAATAATTATATATAATGAATAATTTAGATAATTGTCTTATTTGTTTAGAATATATAAATAAAGAACAAATAGTATATCCAAAATATTGCAAATGCAAAATTAAATTACATAATATTTGCTTAATACAAATAGAAAATAATGGATTATTATGTCCTATTTGTAGAAAAAAAGCACTTATTAATCATAAATCTCCATTTGATATATTACTTATACTATATATATTTTATATTTTTATTGATTATTTAGTTATTTTTTATCAAAAATATAACTTTATAAATTTAATGATTTCATGTTATTTTGTATTTATAATTATGACTATAATTTTTATTTTTATTCAACTAGTTTTTGATAATTAAATTAAAGTCTTTTTTTTATTTCTGGAGAAGTTAAAACTTTTTCTTCAGCTATATTCTCTAAATCTCTAAATTTTTTGGAGAATGTTCTTCCATCATATTTAATTGCATATTTTTTATCAATCATTTCTTGATTAAATGATTTTAAGGCATTATTATCATCATATAATTCAACTAATAGTCTACCATATTTATCAAATTCATATGCTTTAATCCAAACTAATTTTGATGACTTGGCACAAAATATTTTAACTTCATCTTTATTTATAAATTCTTTCTCAATTGGAATATTAACTACACGACTAATTAAATAGTTTCTAGATTTAATTGCTAATATTGTTTCTTGGTTTCTAAGTTTTTCATCAACTATATTCTTAGGTACTATTTCAGGAGTATCAATTCCGGTTAATCTACAATTAAATTTAACTAATTTTTCATCTATCTTAAAAACAATTTCAGCAGTATCGCCATCGTAAACATAAACTACTTTTCCCCACATATTTTTACCATCTAATGAAAATTCTTTAATTTCACAAGTAGCTAATTTTAAATCCAAGTCTTCATTTTTGTTATCCATTAAATTTAATATTATTTATACTAATATATTTAATTAACAATTTTTTAAGATGTAAAATCTAAATATTCAAAACTAGTAGGATTATTTATATGATAGTATCATTTAGTATAATAATTTTAAACAAAAATATTTATAGAGTAGAGAAAGTACTTTATTAATAATACATGTTTAAAAAATAAATACATGTATCTAAAGCTATATTATTATAAATAATTAATGAATACGATTAGAATTAATAATTATAATTATTCACTTTGTGAATTTTTATTTAATAATGCACCAATTTTTTGTAAAGGTTCCCGTTCTACTAGAGATTTGATTAAGAAAAAAAATATTGATTCAAAATATTATATATATGCTAAATATGATTCAAAAATAAATAGTTGGACAATAACAGATGGAAAGTCTGCAAAAATGGATAAAGTATTAATTAGACATAGTTATCTAAAAACAATAAATGAATTAAGTTTAAATAATAAAATAAATGAGGATGAATCTATATTAAAAGCACCAGAAATATTAGAATTAAAAGATTCTGAAAAATTTAAAGATCAAAATAATAATATAATTGAGATAGAAACAAGAGGAGAGCGTAAATATGATCAAATATATTTTAAAGTTAAAGATGTTAGTGTTAGTTTTGATATGCCAAATTTATATCGTGTCATTGTAGATACTGATGGTAATTATAAATTAGATGTTGATTATAAATATTTTACTTGTTATGTAAAAATAAATTCTTCAAATCAAACTAGTAAAAAAATAATAGTCACTAAAGAATTATTTCTTACTTATGAAGGAATATTAAGAGTCTTATTTGTCTCCAGAAATAATAAAACTAAACAATTTATTAAATGGGCGACTGAAATATTATTTACTGTTCAAATAGGTATACCTGAACAAAAGAATATACTTATTAGTAATATGTTAGGTTGTTCTGCAAAAGTGGTTAAAGAAGTTTTTAATGCAGATGCAAATACAATACCATGTGTTTATCTATTTACTTTTGGTTATGTTAAAGATCTTAGAAGTAGTATGAATATTGATGAATCATATAAAGATGACTTAATAGTAGCAAAATATGGATTTACTAAAGATTTATCTAGACGAACAGGTGAGCATATAAAAAATTTTGGTAATATATCAAATGTAGATTTAAAATTAAAATATTATTCTTATATAGATCCTCAATATATTTCAAATGCAGAAACAGATATGAAAGAATTATTTGAATCATTAAATATAAAATTAAATTATGAAAATTTTAAAGAATTAATAATAATTCCAAATATATATAATAAAATAATATCTGAAAAATACAATCATATTGGTAAAAAATATACTGGTCATATTTCAGAATTAATTACAAAAATAAAAAATTTAGAAGATATAAATCAGAAACAAGAATTAAATCATAAAATCGAATTACAAAAGCAACAATATGAGAATAAATTAAAAGATTCACAATTAGAAATACTACAATATAAAATATTAATGTTACAAAATAATATTACACCTTTTCACTAAAAAAATAGTTAAGTTTTTCTATCATTCTGAATATATTTATAAATTAAATATATTATATAATAATGTTTTTTATTACTTTTCTACTAATTATAACTCTTATATTAGTAATTTATACATGGTTAATGTGTTTTTATATAATTATGCAAGAAACTAAAATAGTTACTATAAATAATAAAAAATATTTAGATTATTGATAAATGTTGAAATTTTTTTTTATTAGATAAATAGTTATTAATCTAATGACTAAAATAGGACTTATTATTACAATAAATAAATATAAACATGACTTTGAAACTAATAAAACACAATTGATATGTGAAACTATAGATGAAGCAAGAGACATACTTATAAATAATTTAACCAAAGAATTTTCTAATCTAAATATAGATTATCCTTTTGATCTTATAGATTTTGAGCATCATTGGTTTAATCAACATGATGTAAAAATGGATGCATTTAATTATGATCTTTTTATAAAAGATAAGTGGTGTAAACCATGGGAACTACAAGAAATATATTTAGATGTTCTAGATAAAATTCAAGCTAATGAAGAAGCAAATCCACCTAATTTTGACGAAATTTATGGAGAACCAGATCCTGATGAAGATATAATTGATAAATTTCCAATAGATAAAAATGAAGTAATACATGAATTTGAAAAAAAACTAACTGATATTATTGAACAAGCAAAAACAAGTAATTTTAAGACAAAAGAAGAAAAAGAATATGCTCTAAAAATCTAAACTAAAATCTAATTTTACGTATATAATTAATTTATAAAAAATTGAAAAAAAAATTAGATGTTAATTATTATATTAAAATATTATTAAAGTAAAAATGGTCAGAATTTTTGATGTAGAAGATATTTTTGCGACAGTTATTAAATTTATTGATAGTGAAAATTTAGTATTATTATATCAAGTAAATAAATACTTTCATAATTGGTTGCTACAAAATATTAAAAAAGTAACAATTATTTATAAAAATTATATAAGTTTAGCATTAATTAAATTTATTATAAAATTACCAATGACATCACTCAAGCTTAAAAATAATAAAATTAATTCAATAGAAGTAATAAGATTAGCATCACATTTTCTAAATATGCCACAATTAAGAAAACTTAAGATCATAAAAAATATAGTTGAAGAAACAGTTTCAATTCCTTCATTCAAAAAATCTTTAGATTTACCCTCAGAAATGAATCTATTTAAAAGTTTACCATCACTACAAAACTTGCAGAAACTAAGTTATAGTAAACAGAATATATCAAAAATAGAATATTTAGCACAAAGTCTTCTAATAATGACACAATTGACATCACTCAAAATTACATGGAGTAATTTAGATTCAGAAAAAGTAAAAGTATTAGCAATAAGTATTCAAATGCTACCAAAACTAACTTGTCTTAATCTTAAAGGAAATGGTTTTGGTTCATATGGAGCAAAAGTATTAGCACAAAGTCTTTTACATATGACACAATTAAAAAAACTCAATATTGGATGCAACCAGATTGGTTCAGGAATAAAACCATTATGTGAAAGTCTTAGATTACTTACAAATTTAACAAAACTGACTTGTAAATCTAATAAAATTTATGCATCTGAAATAACATTTTTGGCACCAACTTTACTACAATTAACACAATTGAAATCACTTAATCTTATGTGGAATGAATTTGGAGTAAAAGGAGCAAACTTATTAATACCTGTTCTTTCACTGTTACCGCAATTAAGATTCATCAATTTATCATATAATTATATTGGTCCTGAAGGATTAAGTTTATTAACAAATCTTGTAAAAATGAAACTGACAAGTGCACATGAAGAAAATATTATATTAACCAAAATTGAAATTTAATTTATACTTAAGTATCTTTATATAAATATTTTGCATTTTTATAATTCTATATATATATTAATGATACCAGTTACATCTCTATTTAGCAACTTAAGTTTTGCTTAATTATTTAAAAAATTGAAATTTATAATAATTTTTAGGCTTGTAACAAATAACATGTTATCTATTATTAATATTTTAGAGAGAGGTAATAATTTATTATACATACTTAATTATCTTTTAGGATATGAACAAGCATTATTAGCTCTAGTAAATAAACAATTATATAAATTAGTTCCTCTATACACCAAGTCATTTACTATTGATTCAGATTTAATTAAAAAAGAACAAACACTAATGATTCTTGAAGGAGTAGGATTTAGAAACTATCTTCAAAAATTACACAAAGTAACATTACTACATATCAGTTTACATACTCATAAAATAATACCTACAATTAACATAGGTCTTTCAAATATGCTACATATCAAAGAACTTAATCTTCCACGAAACCAACTCAATTCAGAATCAATAAAATATTTGACTTATGTTATAAGTTTATTACATGAACTTGAAAAACTAGATCTTAGTCAAAATGAAATTGGTATGCATGGAGTTACCTTTTTAGGAGAAGCACTTACAAACTTACCAAATCTTAGAGAACTTAACCTAGAAAGTAATAGTTTACTTCAATTAGGAGGTAGTGCATTAGCAAAATATCTTCCATACATGACAAGTTTAAGATCACTTAATCTGAATAATAATAATTTTGGTCCATTTGGTATAGAAAGCATAGCATCAAATCTTGTAAAACTACCATTAATATCTCTTAATATTGAAAATAATAATATTGGTTCAAATGGAGCAAATATATTAGCAGCAAGTCTTTCACATATGACACAATTAACAACACTCAATATTGGATACAACTGGATTGGTCCAAAAATAGAACCATTATTTAATAGTCTTATATTACTTACAAAGTTAACAAATTTTAATCTTGTGTGGAATGAATTTGGACCAAAAGGAGCAAATTTATTAGTACCGGGTGTTACATGGTTATCACAATTAAGATTGATCAATTTATCATATAATTATATTGGTCCTGAAGGATTAAGTCTATTAACAAATCTTAAACAAATAAAACTGACAAGCGCTCATGAAGAAAATATTAATTAAAAATTGAAATTTAATTTATATATTGATTACTATATTAAAATAAAGTGAATATGCTAGAGGTTTTTTTAAAGGGCAATACCCTTTCTATAATACTAAATTATCTTGAAGGAGATAAACAAGCATTATTAGCTCTAGTAAATAAACAATTATGGGAATTAATTCCTCTGTGCACCCAGTCATTTACTATTAATTCATATATAATAGGACAAATACTAATAGATTTACATCAAAGAAAACATTTTCTAAATTATTTACTAAAATTAAAGCTACAATTACTACAACTCAATTTATATACTCATAGAATAACAGGAGTATTTGCAGTCTATCTTTTAAATATGCCAAATATAACAATACTTAATCTTGCACAAAATAATCTATATAATCTAGATGAACATATAATACAACGTTTAGCACATGCTATAAGTAAATTATTAGACCTTAAAGAATTAAATCTTGGTCATAATGATATGGATAAAAATGCTCCTATTTTTATAAAAGCTATCAGCCAATTACATAATCTTGAAAGACTTAATCTAGAAAGTAATAAATTAGGTAATGAAGGAACAATTGAATTAGCATCGACCCTCTTAAATATAAAACAATTAAAATATCTTAATCTAGACAATAATAATGCAGGTTCATATGCTATAGAAAAAATACTCAAAAATCTTACTCCATCAATAATATCTCTTCATCTTGAAAGAAATAATATTGGTCCAAATGGAGCAGAAGCATTAGCGACGAGTCTTCTAAAAATGAAAAGGTTAAAAGAACTTTATATTGGACACAATCAGATTAGTACAGGAATGAAACCATTAAGTAAAAGTATTGCACAACTTTTAACCTTAGAAAAACTAAATTGTCCAGCTAATGATATTAGTTTAAGAGATGTAGATTTTAATTTTCTTGAAAAATTAACAAAACTAAAATCACTTAACTTTATGTGGAATCCTCTAAATCTAGATCTAGATAGAGCAAAATCATTAGCACATATTCTTAAAGATATGTCACAATTAGAATGTATCAATCTTAGATTTACTGAAATTACTCCAGAAGGAGTAAAATTAATACAAGATAGTCTTCCAAATATGATTATAACATTTATGTGTTGGACCAAAATTTAATTTATAAAAATTGAAATTTAATATATATATCAACTTCTAAAATAAGTTACAACCAATGGAACAAATGCTAATTTTCGTAGAGTGCCTTCCTTTTATACTCACTTTTATCAATCAAACAAGAGCATTATCTCAAGTAAACAAAATCATTCGAACACTTATTCTTTCAAATACTAAATCAATTACTTTTAGATCTGAACTTGCAAAATATCTACAATATGATGGTAATGATAATTTATTACAACAAAATTATGACTCATTTAAAAACTATGTTCTACAATTAAAAAATATACGTATTTTATGTGTTCGATTTGAAAATGCAAACATTTTTAAGAATACAGAAATGATATATAATATAGGAACTATGAAATTACTTGAAGAACTCGATGTTGCAAGCAATTCTATGACTGGAGATGATATAGGTAAGTTATTAGATATAACAAAATCACTAAAAAAACTTAGATCGATTGACCTCGCTAGAAATAATATTAGTAGTATTTTTGGATTAAAAGGATTAAAGCAACATAAATCTCTAAGATACCTTAACTTAAATAATACTCTATTAAGAGATGACTCTTTTGTTTCATATTTTCCAGATAATTTAGAAGAACTTGATCTTGGTCAAAATAATTTGAATCTACGAGAATTAACATTACATCTTCCAAAGCTAAAACGACTTAAAAGTCTTAAACTTGATAAAATAAATATTTCTTATTTTGCAGCAGAAAGACTAGCACGTGCATTTTTAGAGATGCCACATTTAGAAAAACTAGATCTTAGTTCTAATAATTTAGGAGAGAAATCACTAGAAATTTTAATTCCAAGTATCGAAAAATTATTAAATTTAGAAGAACTCAATTTAAGCAATATTCAAATAAATAATTTTGATAGTAGATTTCTTCTAAAATTATGTAAATTAAAAACATTTAACTTTACAAGAAATAATTTAGATTTAGATCTAAATAAAGAATCAGCAAAATTATTGAGACAAGTTATTGCAAACTCTCAAATAAAGTTAATATTATAAATATTCTTAGCTAAATTTATTTTAGAAACTCAGTATTTATTACAAGATGATTATAATTAATATGTTTAAGATTAGTATCTAATCTTGATTGAATATCATCAATCATTACATCAATTTCTGATTGAATTAATTTATCAGAAGAATATGTATGTTTAAGATTAATAAGACCAGTTATAGAGTTTTTAAGTTCAGAATTTAGTCTTAAAAGTATTTGAATAGAATTTTCAGTTTTATCTTCTAAAAGTTTATCATTAAGTTCAAATGCTTTTGCAAAAACCATAAGCATAAATTTAATAGTATTAATTCTATTTGCTCCTCTAAACCATCTTGTAATTGATTGAAAATAACTAGTATCAATATTAACATGTTTATTAGATTGAACTAATTTATCACCAACTTCAATTTTAGAAATTAAACGTAAATTAACAAAAACATCATCAGAAATTTTTTCAATATCATTTTCTAAATTTTGGTTATCAATTTTATTATTTAAGTTATTAGTTAATTCCATTATAATATCATAGATATTTTTAATTATTTTATTTTTTAATTAAAATTAATTTATTAAGTAATTATTATTTTATAAAATACTTTTATAATTATATTGCTACAGATTTTGACCGATCTCAAATTAAAATATGGTCATGTGTATCTAGATTTTTATCTAAAATTATAGAACAAGGTTTGGAAAAAGGTAATTGGTGGATTCAACTCACTAAATAAAATTGAATTATAATATTATAATATTTAATAATTAATAATATAAATGATAGAATTAAAAAATAAATATATTAGTGACTATTGGTTTAATGATAATATAATAGATTGTAGTAAATATATAGATGATGAATCTAATGAAATACAAGTAATAATTCCAAATTCTGATATTAATATTATAACACAAAAACATATTGAATATATAAATGAAAATCCAAATAATAAATGTAATAAAGAAAAATTGAATTATAATAATGAAATAAATAATACTGAAATATATAATGAATACCAAACAAATAAAAATAAATCAAATTCAAGAATTAATACAACAGATATCTCAACAAGAAATACCAAATGTAATAATAGATTTAAATCAGATGAATCAATTATTTCAAATAATAGAGTGTTTATTATGGAAAAATCCAATCAATATAACAAATTACTTAATCAATCTTATACCAATAATAACCAAAGAAAAATGTATAGTTTGTTCAAGACAAGCTATTTTTATGAATTTAAACCAGGAAAAAGAAAAGTATTGTTGGATTCATAGTCAAAAATTTAAATAATTTATTTAGAATTTATAAAAAATTGAAATATAAGTATTTTATTAAAGAGAATTATAGTTAATGAAAAAACTAAAAGAAGTTAAAGGAATTCATGATATATTTGTGGATTCTATTAATGAACTAAATAATAATCTTCAAACTCAAATAAAAAAAATAAAACAAGAGTATCAACAAAATATTATTGATGAGAAGTTACAATTATTAATTGCTATTTGTAATGGTGAAGGTTTAGAATTTGATAAGATTAAAACAAAATATTTAAAACCTAAAGAATTAAGTAAGATTTCATTAGATGAAATTATTGAGGATAAAGAAATAATAGAAGAAGATCTATTGGATAAGATTGAAATAAATGGTAAAGAATATTATTATGAAAATAAAGATAAAGGAATAATTTATGATTTAAATTCTAATCCAATTGGAGTTTATAAGAATGGTAATTTTGTTTTCAATTAATTTTATTTATAAGTTGAATTAATCTTAGTATTGATTTTTTAGACCAATTTATTTTTTGCATCCAATTATTTATAGTTATTTCTGATATTTTTTGTTTATAAAAGGTATTAATAGAATTTTCTAATTCTTGATATCCTCCTAATAATAAATTACCTTTAGAATTTATTTTTTTTAAATAAATTTGCGGAAAAGTATTAATTTCTTTTGTTTTATAGTTTTCTTTATTTAATTCATTTATCCAAGTAATATCAACAGGTAATTGATATTTTTTTATTAATTGATTTGCAGCATTAGAATAAGGACAATTTTCAAGAAATATAGTTTTAATAAAATATTTATCCATATATTAATACTATATTTTTTTATCATATATTTATAATTAAAGATTATTTTCTATTTGAAATAATAATGACCGGAGGATTAATTCAATTAGTAACCACTGGGATCCAAGATTCACCAATTATTGGAAATCCAGAAATTACTTTTTTTAAGACAGTATATAGACAACATACCCAATTTTCTATTTGTCAAAATGAAAGATATATAGGTTCACTAGAATTTGATAAATCATCATCTAAAATAATAGAAAAAAATGGTGATTTATTATATAATCAATATTTTAAATTAGAAATTCCATATTTTGAAATTTTAAAGTCAACTATGCAAAGTCAACAAATAGTTATGGATTATAATATTAATAAACTAGATGTACAATATGGAAATTCAAATTGTATAGTATTATATTTAGATACAAATAAAAGTTGGTATATTATTCCAGATAATTTATTTAAATTATCTACATTTGAACAAATTATTTATTTAATTAATTCATATGAATTAGAAGAAAATTTATTACCTGAATATATTAAAACAACAAGTTTTGGTCAATATGTAAATTATTATCAAATTAAAGATAATGATTTATCTAGTATAATTAGTATTTTAAGAGTTAATTCTAATTTTTTTGAACAATTTTGGTTAGATATTATTTCAAAATCAAGTGATGTTAATATATTTAATAGATTAGTAACATTGCAAAGTGAATATAATTCATTATTTGGAAAACTAAAAAATAGAATATTTAATTTATTTTATAATAGAAATTTTTCAGCAAGAAATGTAGCTTTTTATAATTTTAGTAAATTTTTTGAACAAAATAAAAGTTTAGAAAGTGTTAATAAAGTTGAAACAGAAAGATATTTTGAATATATTAATTCATTTGATGAAGCAATTAAAAATTTAAATACATATGATATGGATACATCTTATAAATATGTTAATTTAAATTTTTTAAATTGGGATGATTATAAAAATAATGTATTACCATATAACACAAAACTAATTTTATTAATGTTTGAATTATTATATTCTAATGATACTTTAGATTATGTATTTTGGAAAAAATATAATATATTAGATAAAAATGAAGTTAATTTTGATGTTAAAATAGATGAAACTAATTTTGTAAATGAATGGCAAGAAAATTTAAATTTATTTTTATCAGAATATGTAGGTGTAACATTTATTAATAATCAAATTTATGAAACTTTAAAAAATAATTTTTATGGACTTGAAAAAAAAATTGAAGATTTATTTAAAAATTTAATATTAGTAGATCCTAAATCTATATATATTAAATTAAAAACTATATTAAATAGATTTTATCAAATTCCAAATTACCAATTAAATTTTAATGATAATTATTTATCTACAATATATCCTAATGGAAATGTAGTAGAATATTATAATGAAGATAATTATAAAAATTCAAAAGATAATGAACAAATAAAATATCCAACACTTAAAAATGAATATAAAATATTAGATAATACTAATGAAATGAATAATTTAACTCCTGTTGATTTAATTAATATATTAGGAATTATAGCAGAAGAAATAGTAGATGCTTCTTTTAATTTTGTGGTATTTAATAAAGCTATAAAATCATTTTTTGTTTTATGGAAAAATTCAATTTATAATAGATTATATAAAAGATTTATTGATACTTATAAAAATATTAAAAATAATGGTCCTTTATATGATTTTACAAATGATAGAAAACTTACATTATATTATTCAATTTATCCATCTAATTTATATGATTTTAATGATTTTAAACAATCATTTTATGAAATGTTTTGGAGAAATAGTTGGATTGGTAGTTTAAGTATAGAATTTAATGATTTTGAAAAAATGAAAGAAAATATTTTTGATATACAATCATATAATTTATTTGCAACTAATTTTAAAAAGGAAAATAATAATTTTTATAAATTAAATATTGGAAATACTTATACATATACTTATATATCAACACCTGAAAAAGTAGATAATTACAATAAAACTAATTTTAAATTTTTTAATTATGATGTTAATAATAATAAAATTTGGATAAAATATGATAATTATTATGATTCTAATAGTAAAATTACTTTAAATTTTGATGGTATTAATTTAACTTATTCTACAATACAAAATGAAATGATAGTTAGTGAATATAATATTAAATGTTTATATTTATCATTTAGTGGATTACAAGTAAGTATAAGTGGAGTTTCTAAAACTTTTTCATCAGTTTATACAGAATTAAATCTAATAGGTAAAAATTTAATAATGACTGTAAATTATGAAACTTATATACCATTAGTTTGTTTTATGGAACAAAATATTATTTCTATTGAAGAAAATGTAGGATTAAATGTTGCTAGTACTGTAATTAATGGTGTATATATAATTGATAATAATATATTATATTTAGGAGAAGGTGGTATATGGGTTCCACAAGGTTCAAAAAAATATATTATTAATTCAACTGATCCTATTTATAAAAATAAGTTTATAAAAACTTTATCAGATGGTACAATTATTATTATGCAAGATAATTATCCTAATATACAATCAAATAAATATTGGCTTATTACTAAATTTTCAAATAATGAACCACAAATATTAAATATAGTTGATAATCAAATTATAATTGAAAACTCAATTCCTAATACAGATACAATTAAGATTTTAACTATTAATTATTATAGATCAGATGTTCAAATAGCAAGACCTCCATCTACTTTTACATTAACTCTTGATACTACTACAAATACTAAAACAGTTACACCAGGAGAACATATTTATGCTATTTCATATTATAATATTAATGAAGAAACAGATATTAGTGATATTAAAATTATAACAGTAACAGAAAATAATAATAAAATATATATTAATAATATTCCAATTTCTGAAGATAAAAATGTTATTGGACGAAGAATTTATAGAACAAAAGCAAATGATAACAAGTTTTATTTATTAGTTGATATGAAAAATAATTCAATTAATACATTTGAGGATAATATTCATGACGATGAACTTGGTATTGAGTATGATATTGATAATAATATTAAATATATTAAATTACCTTCATTAAAATATAAAAATCCACAAGAATATGACTCTTTAGATAGAACTGAGAAACAATTAATAAAATTAGTGGGTAATGAAGCTTTATATACAGTTACAGATATGAATGGGAATATTATTAATCTTCCTACAGATTATAGAAATATTTATGAAATGTATATTGAAGAAATTAAATTACCATTTGAAATAATTTCAACAAATGAATATTATATAAATAGTGATGGTTATGTAATATTAGATTCTTATAAACAAACAGATATTTCTAAATTAATGTATTTAACAAATTCATCAAATTTAAGTGAAAACTATAAATTAACATGTTCCAAACAAAATATACCATTTGGTATACCAACAGCTTTTATTTTAACTGATATAAATAAACCTTCAGGTGGTTTAAGTTTAGGTTTAGTTTATAAATATAAAATTTCATACTTTAGTACACGGTTTAATTTAGAATCACAACCATCTGATATTATTTCATTAGATGGTCCATTAATAAATAATGCTATTCAAATAGATTTAACATCTCCTATTTATGATGAATCATATGATTCCTACAAAATTTATAGAAATTTAGCTAGTATTGATGGTAGTGTTGATACATATTTTCATATTGCTACATTATTAAAAGATTCTGATACTATATTTATTGATACTATTGCAGATTCAACAATTTATTCAAATATTGATATATCTAAATATCAAGAATATTCTAATCCATTTTTTTATATCTCGAGACAAATTAATTCTAGTTTAATTAATAGACCTGGTATTGGACCTCTATTAGAAATTATTAGTACTGGTAATGTTAATGTAGGAACACATGAATATATGGTTTCTTATTATAATTGGAATACTAAAGAAGAAACATTTACTAGCGAATCAACTAAAATAATTATTACTGATGAACCAAAAAAGATTAAAGTAACTATTCCTATATCTCCAAATTTAAAAGTTAATACTAGAAAAATTTATAGAAGTACAAGTGATGGTAATTTTTATTTATTAACTGAAATTAAAAATAATTCAACAACAATTTATAATGATGATATTTCAGATATTACATTAATTAATTCTACTAATTTTTTACCTACTATTAATAGACCAAATTATGCTCCAAGATTAATTGATGCTGGAGTAGGTGGATTATCTGCAGGTGTATATAAATATAAAATGACTTTTTATAATTCTAATACTAATGAAGAAACTATTGGAAGTATTTGCAATGAAATTACATTAGCTGCAAATCATCAAGTTTTAGTAACTATACCGGGTTCAATTGATACAAGAGTTACAGATAGAAGATTATATCGTACTAAAGTAAATGGTAATATTTATTATAGAGTTACAACTTTACCTGGATTTACAATTGATACTTTTATAGATAATATATTAGATTCATCATTAAATACTGAACTAGTTTCAGAAATTAAAAAAGGTATTCAATACAAAGTAATGAAAGTTCCAATTGAGAATGTTGTACCTAATTTAAATAATTTTATTAGTCATTCTACTGATATTAATTTAATTAATAATAAACAATTATCAGATTTGAATGATTATTTATTTAATAAACCATTTGGTATGTTTGTTAATAATTCAACTCTTAATAATTTTTCAAGTTTCTATGATGTTAAAAAATCATTTAAATCCTCAAATTTAATCTTTTATAATATTCCATTTAATATTACCCCTAATTCTATTATTAGTTTAGATGATTTATCAGTTAATTATTTAATGCCAATATCTACACAACAATTTTTTATTAAAGAATCTGATTTAATTGAACCTTATTATAAAAATAATTTTGATACAAATTCAACTATATCATGTGCTTCAAATGAAATTATTCAAAGAAGATTTAGTCCTGCTTTTGATGAATTTGATATGACAGGTAGATTTTTAAATTTAAGATATTATCGAGATATTATGGTTGATAATATAGTTGTAAAAATAGAAGATGTTTTAACTTATAATCCTGATTATTTAATTATAGTTAATTTATTAAATTCAGTTAATAAATATTATTCTGATACTTTTTTAAATTTATTAAAATCATCTAATTCAACTTTATATGGTTCAACATCAGTCCTTGTACTTAATAGAATAAGTTCATTAAATAAATTAAATACTACATTTAATGACAAAACACCAATTTATAATTTATATAGTTACTCAAATCAAGATTATATTAAATATTCTCACGCTGCTCTTAAAATATACGATGATCCTTATTATAATAATGATACTGAATATATTAAATTAGCTAAATCTTCTAATATTATTAATATATTAACTCCTGTATGGGATCATTATAATTCAAACACTAAAATTTCTTCAGAAACAGTATTTTATTTAAAAAATATTCCTAACTTTTTTAATGCACATATTTCATATGTTAATGATAATATTAATTATCTTAATATTTCAAATCAAAATAATTATAAAGAACAATTTTTATCATTTAATGAAATTCAACAAAATAAATTTAATAATTTTTATGATTATTCAGGAAATAATACAATAATATTATCTCATCCGATTATAGATTCAAATATTTATAAAATAAAAATTTATGATGATACTAATATTTCTGAAATAACTTCTTTTAAATTAGATTCTATAAATAAAACGAAATTAACTACAACTGATTTTACAAAATCAATACAAAAGAATAATTATTATAATGCTGAATATAAATTAGAAAATAGAAATCAACAACAAAATTCTAAATTTAACTATTTAGGATTTGCAAATGTCGATAATGAATATAAATTTATATATGAAGATCAATTTATTCCTAAAATGATTTCAACTTATTATATGACAGATGATAATAAAATTATTAAGGGTCAATATAATTCTTCTATTGGTAGATATACCATTGGTTTAAGTTCTAATGAAAACAAATCAGATATTCCAGATATGTTAGTAATTTCTCCAACTGAAATAGTATTAAATAATTTAAAAATAGGTACACCAACTATAACTTTAGAATCATTATCTAATATTCTTAACTATTATAAGGTTAAAGTTAATATTAATATGATAACTATTGGATCTACAGTAGTAATAGCAGGAATTCCAAATGGTATAGGAGCAATAAATAATTTTCATATTAATTCAATAACAAATATATTATATCAAGGTACTGGAACAGATTGGGCTATTGAATCAAATAAATCATATTATATAACTGGAACTGGTAATTTAACTTTTGATAATAAATATTGGGTAACCAAAGGTGATGGTACATTAAAAGAACTTAATTTACAAACTGACTTTTTAATTAATAATAAATTTATTAATGGATTTTATAAACAAGATTCACATAATCAAGGTACCTTAACTATTATAACTCCATATATTTTAACATTTGATTCTAATGATTTTATATTTATGGAAACTCCTACTGATTATAATACATGGATACTATTATCAAATGTTTCTAATTATATAGTTGAAAAATTCAAAAAAGTAAATTATAAATCATTATCAACTACTTTATCAGCAAACTATTTTAAATTAGCTAACAAATATTATGATTTCTCAACTAATATTGAAGTAATTAATATTATTAATTATTCTAATAATGGTACTTATTTTTATTTTGATTCTCAAGCATTAAGTAGTTATATTTCTATAAGTGCTCCATCTGGTATTTCAACATCAATTCCTACTATAGATCAAATAGGTAAATATATAATTGATACTAATAAATTGTATATTGGAACTTTACCAAATAGTTTAAATGGTTCAAATTCTTGGGTATTAGTTAAAGATAAATATTTTAAAATTAATAATTTATATTGTAAAATTGAATGGAATGGAACTGTAACAACTGAAATAGATATATTAGTAGCTAATATATATCTTTATACTACTATACCAACTAATACATTTACTACTATAACAGCTAATAAAAGTGATTCAATTTCTATTATAAATGCAGTTCTTAATAATTATATTATTGTTTCATCTAAATTATATATTGGAACTAATATTTCAACATGGATAGTTGCACCTTCTGGTTATTATTTAATTTCATCTGATTTACTAGAGTTTGATGGTCAATTAGTTAGAGTTGATGATTTAGGTAATATAATAATTTGGGAACCAATTATATCAAATAGTATACTACCTATAAGCCCAACTCTTGGAGATTATTATATTGATATTGATAAATTAAAATATTATGATGGTACTTTATGGAATTTAGTATCAGAAGGTCATTATTTAATTACTTCAGATAATTCTACATATAATAATAAGAAAGTAAAAACAGAATATGATGGTTCTATTACTATAATAAATGAAATAAAAGCAGATTCTGGTTTAACATCAACAACTGCTATACTTGGAACATATATGATATCAGTAGATAAATTATATATAGGTATTTATGAAAATGGTTTAAAATGGAGAATTGTTACTGATGGTGAATATATTTTAAAATCTGATATTTCAATTTATAATACTAAATGTATAAAACCAGATCCTAATGGATTTTTAACTTATGTTAATCTTAGAAATAAAATTTTATTAAATAAAAAAACAACTATGTTAATTTCAAATAATCAAGTTTATTCTTATTTTAAAAATTTCTCATTTTCTAAACAATTAAGAGAAGTAGATAATGATAATTATATTTTATTAGTAGATTTAACAAAAACTCCTAATAGACATTTTATGTTTAAGAAGAAAGATATTGTATCATCTAAAATACCATTTGGATCCTATCATAGTTGGTATATTCCTAAAGATTATTTAAATTTAGTACCATTTAATGTAAATATAACTATAGATAATTCAGGTACTGTTTCAAATATTTCAAACATTCCAACTCATTCATATTATTTAATTAAAAATGGTAATTTTAGTTGTATTTATTATTATGAATCTGGTAATACAATTTCAATTTCTGATAATATTTCTTATTATCAAGTTAAAAATGTAGTATCAATTACACAAATTTATATGATTGATAATAAATTATTTAATATTGACATGAAACAATTAATTAGTCTATATAAAACTAAACAAGCATCTGAAAATTTTATTACAAAAGAATTAACTAAAAATTCAGTTGTAAGTAATTTTACTTTTGATTCTACATATGATTTAGCATATCAATCAGAATTTATTAAATCATCATATGATGTAGATTATTTTGATAATAATACTTTACAATTAATTAGTAAAAATGAGGAATTAGTCAATATGATTTTAAAAAGAACAGTTAATAATAATGTAATTTATTATCCAATTATTATAAAAAAAGAAGAATCATTTACTATACCAAATGTAAGTTTTAATTATGGTTTAACTTCTTATACTAAATCATTTATAGTAATAGATACTAGTTCTTTATCATTAGGAACTACAATATTACTATCAAATTATACTATTGGTACTATATCAGGAAGTACACCATTTCATACATTTTATTCATTATCCCCCTATTTAGAAATTAGTGGTTCTAATATAATTTTAAAAGCTGGATTTGATATAGTATCCCTAACTTTTGGTCTTTATTTATGGAAAGTAAAAGGTTTAACACCAGATGATATTCAATATAATTTTTATTTTTGGACTTTAATTACAAATAATACAATATTAGCTGATGATTATTTATCTGTTGATACAAATAATATAAGTGAACCATTTTATTTATCTCCAAATAATATTTTATCAAATTATGGTATAAATCATACTTTAGTAACATCAACACCAAATATTTTATCTCAAAATGGTAATAACTTTATATTAAAAATAGATGATACTATTAATAGAAAAATTGGATATAAATATTATTCTAATACTAGACATATAGATACTACTAATTATTTACATGATGTTTTAGAATTAGATCATTCAATGGTATTTAATGTTAAACCATATATTGATCCACTTGCATTTGAATTTTCTAATACAAATTTTACAACACTTATTTCAAGTGTACCAAATTTGTTTAAAGATGGAACTATATATATTGCTACTTATCTTGATAGTAAAGATTATAAAAAGAAAATGTATGTAGCTACTAAATCAGACTTGACTATATTTACAAATAAACTTACTAATTCTAATATTGCAACAAATCCATTTCAATATGCTATCTATTATTCATTAAATTATCCTCATTTTGTATCAAATTATATTACAATTTATTATAGTTCAAATGATATATATGAAATAGCATATTATAAAAAATTATTTCTTGAATTAGGTGAAATAATATGTGTTGATGGAAATTATTTTTATGTTGAAGGTATTAATATATTTACTAATAAATATGAATTAACTTTAATGAGAACAGGTAATAATTTAAAATATTCATATGATGGATATTATACATTAGGTAATTATTTAAGAAATGACAATAGAATTATGCCCCCTATTAATTATGAAAATACTATGAAATTAAATTCATCTATAACTATTTCAATAGGTGATATCCATTATTCAAATCAAAATTCACAGTTAACTATACCAACATATTCATCTACTTTGTCAAATGTAAATTTATTTGGAGAATCAAGTTTAAAAATTAAATTACTTTATAAAAATGGTAGATTATTTCTATTTGATAATTTTATTCAACTTGAGATTTTAAATAAATTAATTCCTGTAGGTTCAACAACTATTTATGAAATTGTAAATATTAGAGATAATGAAATAATATTAAATAATACATTTGGTTCTAATTCTATTACTTCTAATACATTTGTTGAATTTATTGTACCATATCAACCATTTGAATCTAAATATATAGAATTTGATTTAGATGGTACTATTAAATCAGAAACTTTTATAGATAATCAAACTTTAATATTTAATATTTATCAAGAAAATAAACAAGCTATAATAGCTAATGGATTTTTATCTTTACCTGCAATTGTAACTATTGGAACATATGTTATTGATAATGTAACTAGTAAATTATATATTGGAACTATTTCTAATGTATGGGAACCTGTTAATGGTGGTATATATTTATTAGAATCTACAAATGCTATATATCATAATTCTTATTCAAAAGTTTCTTCTGATGGAACTCTAACAGTATTTATAAATATAACTGCAAATAAGAAAGCACTACCACCATATACTCCAGGTACATATTTAATTAATAATGATAGTCTTGAATTAGTTGATAATTTAGGTATAGCAAATCGTATAGTATCTGGATATTATAGAATTACATCAGATATACTTAAATATAATGGAATTTTAGTAACATTTGATAAGAATGATAATTTATTAATTTATAATAATATTTATACCATAACAAATAATAAAATAAATGTAGAGAAAAATTTTATTGCAGGATATTATTGGGTTAGATTATGGAAAACTAATTACACATCATTTTTTAAAAATTCATTGTATGTACCAACAACTTATTCAACAACTTTATATCAATTAAATAATACTTATCCAATTAAGATAGAAGCTCTATTTGATTATGATAATTCTAGATTTAAAATATTAAATAATAATATTATATCAAGTTATGAATTTTATTATTTAGAACCTGTTAAATATAGTGGTACTTATAATTTAATTAAAGAAATTAAACAAGATGGTAATAACATGTATATTTATCTTAAAAATCCTATAATATTAAAATCAGATCTTGCAAATACAAATATTGAGTTAATTATATCACCACGATTTAATAATCAATATGAGTATTATTCTAATCTTAAGTTTAAATATAATTTTGGAATTCAACCTGTATTTTATAATACATTAAAACCATTAAATACATATCCAGTAGTTAGATATATATTAAAAAATAATGAATTAATTTTTATACAAAAATATAATACAAGAAATAAACCATTAATTTTTGAATATGGTAAGAATGTAAAACAAAATGAAATTCTAAATGAAATTAGCGATGATTATGAATCAGTTTATTTTTATGAATATTCACAAGTAAATTCAGATGGTACTTTTAATAATTATGATACTTTAATAGGTACATGGCATATTCATGTAGAATTATTTACTGACTGGAATGTATCAGTATTATCTAGAGTAATTTATCCAAATATTTTACAAAAATATAATTTTATAAATAAATCAAGTTTTCCTGATTATATTGATAGAGTATTTGGAATTAAATCAAATGTTTTTAATGAATTTACATATTCTCCTTTGTCTATAATAGAATCTAAAAATATGATTGAAATAAATAATAAATTAGTTGAAATAATAGTAAAATATGATGTTAAAGTAATTGGAATGCCTATAACAACAACTATTTCTAAATGGGTTCTTCAATCAGATTATTATTATGATTCAACATTAACTAAAACAAGTTTAGTAAAAAATGGAGTTTATATTATTGATATGGGAGAACTTTATTTAGGTCAAAATAATATTTGGATACAACCAATAAATGGAATATATGATAGTACAATAACTACAATATTATCTCCTGTATTAGAAAATACATATATTAAAGTTTCTGATAAAATTTATTTTGGAGTAGTAAATTATATTTGGAGTCAGGAAATTAGTTTTATTACAACATTTAATAATAATATTTATAAATCAGTATATTTAGATGAAAAATTAAATATATCATATAAAATAAATTATATTAATAATAAATATTATATTGAATCACCAAATTATATTTCTAATCAAATTAAAACACTATATACTAAAAATATTAATTATTTAGTTAGTGCAATTAGAACTAATACATTAAAAACAGAAGATATGGCAGATATAACTAATGAATTTTATATTGATACTAGAATAATTGATAATGAATTATTAAGTATGAAATTTAAGGTATCCAAAATTAATCCAGATAAATTATTATATAAATATAAACTAATAGATGATTCAAATATTTTTTCTATTAATCCTATTATTAAATATAATATTCAAAGTGTTGATAATTCAATTAGTATTATAAATAATGATGATAGAACTATTGTACCAAAAAGTAAAATAGATTATGATTTAATTGAAATATCTCAAGATTATGTTATTACAACTTTATTTTTATTTAATCCAATTAATCTTGATAATATTAGTGATCCAATAAGATTATTTAATAGTGTTAAACAATTAAGAGTTAAATTATTAGAGAAAAGTATTATTAAAGATTTAGATGTATTTAATAATTTAAAACCTTGGAATTCATGGAGTATTTTAAATGCTGTTAAAATAGATTCAGCATTAAATGGACCAATTATAAATTCTATTAAACTTAAATGGAATGGTACAAGTGTAATTAAAATTAATGCAACAAATCAATTTTTAACAAATAATGAAATTAAACAATTAAGTTCATTTTTACAGACAGTTAATACTGAACCAATTGCAAAAGCAAACTATATAATAATGAGAGATAATTTAGAACCATTAATAATTAATAATTTATCAAATTGGCTTAATAATCCAGATTTTTTTCTTGATCCTTTTACTAGAATTAATGAATTTTTATCAAGTACTAGTTATAAAGTATCATTTAATGGTACAAATATTATATTTGATAATGATACACAACCTACATATATAACAATTGATGGTATTAATGAAATATCTAGTTATATTACTAATGAATTTACATATAATGATTTTGATTTAGTTGAAAGAACAACAACTAATTTTAATAATATTAATACTCAAATTAATAATTGGATAGAAAAAATTACAATGAATAATATTAATGATAGAAAATTTGGTGTTTCAATACATAAAGTTTTAAGATATTTAGTACAATTAGGAAAAGAACTAGTTCAATTAATTAATTATATGGTTGAACCATTTAATGATACTCCAGATTATGTATATAATAATCCAATTAAATTTATAATCAATAAATTATGGGAAAAATATAATAAAAGCGAACCATTAGTTAAATTAGAAAAAGAATTTAATGATACATTAACTATTTTTAATAATTATAATCTATCAACACAAGTTATAGGTGGTATAATTTATTTAGAGAATTTAACTTTGAGAGAACTTGGAATTTTTGTTAGAGAATTTTATAAAGAATTTAGCGCTAGTTCTGCTTTAATGGAATTTAATATTAGTAATTTATTAAAATATGAACCCAATATATTAAAACAAATTGATGGTAGTATAAATTTAATATCTAATCCAATTTATCCATATACAGTAAATTTTTATAATTATGAAATAAATACTGATTCATTATATTCTATAGATTTATTAAATGGTCAAATTATAGTAAAAGATTTACAAATTCAATCTCCTATAATTTATCCAGATCAAATACAATTTTATTCGGATTATAATATTAAACCAACTGATTTTATAATTATTAAAGAAAAAACAAATTATCAAATTATTTCAAATCAATTATTAGGTCATGCATATGAAATAAATTTAAATAATATATCTACATTAACAAGTACATTAGATGTTAGTTTAATTGATGAAATTTATTTTAGAAACTATAAATTGAATATTGTAACTAAAGATATTATAAATAAATTAGTAATAGTATTAATACCAATAATAAATACAGAAAATATCCAATTAATTAATTATACTGATTTAATTGAACTTAAAAATTATTTAGCAATTAAAAAAGTTACTTATAATGTTGGTAAACAATATATTAGTTTTTATAATAATACTGCAATTAATACTAACTTTATTATTAATAAAACTCTTTTGAAAACAAATTCTAACTTATATATCTTAAAAAAAGATATAACTGGATATTATGTTGAAGGTCCTGAAATTAATTTATCTGAATATAATATTACAATTACTATATTAATTAATCCTAAAATTATAACTGATTTAAGAGAAGTATATTATCTCTATAATTTAAATCCTTCAATTCAAAATACATATTATGGATTAGCAAATGTTAATTTAATGGTTTCACTTGAATTTAAATTAGTAGAATCGACGACTAAAAAAGAAATAACACCTACTGCAATTAATAATTTAGGAGATAATAATTTAATTTTACATTATTCAATTGAAGATTATAATACAATAATTGCAAGTGGTAATTGGAATACAATTTCACATACAAAACGTCTTGATCAAAAATTAATAAATAAAATTGAAGAAATTACATTAAAAAATGAATATTTATATTTTTTTGAAGGAATAATACCTAAAGTAAATACTTTATTAGATGAATTAACACCTAAACCAACTACTACTATTTTTACATATGATATTACAACTGATATTAATATACCTAATGGTATTTATGAACCAACAGTAAATCCTGATATTAAGACATCCATTTATTTTAATCAAATTATAAATAATACTTATTTTACTATTATAAATGATTATACTAACACAGAATTAATTAATAATATTGGTTATATACAAAAAAATAATTGGAATTTACCAAATTATAATACTTTAACAACAACTGAAATAAATTCTAGAAAACCAAATTATAAATATAATGGTACTAGTATTAGTATAACTGTACCTAGTGATTTTGTATATAAAAGTGGACCTAAATATTATTATAAGTTTGCAAATAATGTTATTGATTCAACACAATTTATTTTTACTAATAATATTTTAACATTTAATTGGATTTATAATCAACCTATAAATAATCAAGATTTTCAACAATATTATATTGAACAAACTGTTGGACTTATTAATATACCCTCGCAAAATCGTAAAGCAGAATTTAGTATTAATTATCCATATCAATATACATCAAAAGATAAATTTTATATGCTTCCATATAGTGGTAATGGTAATGAGTTTGATGAATATTTATATAAAATTGAAATATCTGAGAAAACACTTTTATCAGGATCAAATTTTAAATCGGCTTATAATTTTATTAATATATATATATATTCAGAAAATGGAGACTTATATACAGGTAAAATATTTGATCAATATTATAGTTCCAATAAATTATATTATATTATATCATTAAAAAATAATATTGATTTACTACTTAAATATACATATTATTTAGATAATAATGTTGAATATCCTATTATTACAATTGATTTTTATCAAAATTCATTACAATTAGCTAATTTTTATGAACAAACACAATTATCTAAAGTATCTTTATTTGTTAATAAATCAATTCATGAATATAATTATATAAATATATCATATCCTTCAATAATAGCTCCTATCTATTCAACTAATCCAGTTATTGGACCAAGTGGAAACTTTTATATTAATTCTACTACTAATAAATTATATAAATCTAATGGTACTAATTGGATTATAGAAACATTAAAAAGATATTGGATTACATCTGCTACAGTTAATAAATATGATGGTAAATATATCAGTACTTTAAGTGATGGTATTATTGTTTTTGATACTGTTGTTAGTAAACCTAATAAATTTTATTTAGTTTCTTATGTGGACTATTTAGTTACTAATATATTTAATGAAAATAAGTTTGTTCAAAATAAAGATATGAAGAGAGAAATTCAAACTACTACTACAATAATTCAAACTACTGAAATTCCAAAATGGCCACATCCTAGTAGATTAATTAATTATATTAGATTATATTTTAATGATCAATTAATAGAAGAAATGAATGAAGATACGTATTATATGTTATCATATTTATATCAAAATATAGAAGGAAGAAATCAATTAGAAAATATAACTAAATTTAGATTATCAAATAATAAATGGGAAATATATATACCACTTATTTTTTGGTTTAGTAAGAGACCTGGATTAGCTATTCCAACAATAGCAATGCCAAATACTGAAATTAGATTAGAATATAAATTAAATTCTCTCAATTATATTTTAGATAATGATTTAACTAGTATAACTAATTATAAATTTAAATTTAATAATGAGTATTTAAATAATATAGTTCCAATTATTAAGATAACTTTATGTAATGAATTTATTTTATTAGATACTATTGAAAGAAAATTATTTGGTTCATTTAGTCATGAATATATTATTGAAAGAAATTTAATATATCCAAATAATTATATTAATGAAGAATCTACAATTCTTGCTAAAAAATATAGTGGTTTAGTTAAAGATATTTATATGATTACTAAATTAAAAGCAAATCCTAAAATTCATTATATACCTAATCAATATATTAAAAATGATAATAGAGATGCTAAATATAAAAGATATCAACAAGCACTTATTTACCATGCCCAATATATAATTAATAATGTATATACAAGTAATGAACAAAGAGATTATGCAATTGATATAGAAATTATTACTCAAAATAATAGTTTATTAAATCATTATATGGAAGATACTTTCACTGAAAAAGCAATGGCTAAATATGATATAATTAGAAACTTAATTAATTTCTTTTCTACATTTGAACAATGGGATTCTAATTATAATTTCTTAAAATATTTAATGTATTATCAAGTTAAATATTTAAGTGCATTTAATATTACTAATTCATCTGGTAAAATAAACTCAATATTAACTACATATATAAAATACCAATATAATACAGAAATAATATGGGAAGAAGAATCATTTATTAATAACTTAACTATAAGAGCAAATGGTACTGATTTATTTTCTGAACGAGATTGGATATATTTTAATAGTGTTGTACCGGTTACTAAATTTAAGAATTCATTACCTATTGGTTTTTATGTATATACATTTTCATTATATCCAACAGATGAACAATATTCAGGACATTTAAACTTTACTAATTTTGATGATATTATATTAAATGTTCAGTCTAATTCTCTTATAGTTAATGGTAAAGGAGGTCCTTACCCTTATGTTTTATCTACTATTATTAAAGAATATAATATATTAAGAATTATGAGTGGATTTGGCTCAATGGCATGGATTAATTAAAAACTTAATTATTAAAACCTAATCCACCAATACCATTAGATACTCTAAATAAATTATATTGTATTCCATATGCTCTAATAGATGCTGAATTTTGATAATTAATAATATTATTCATAGTTAATTGTAAATAAGCATCATCTATTTTACTAAAATTCATTGAACCTGAAGGTTGTAATTCTTTTGGATTTAAACTAAATGAATATAAATAAATACCTTGTTGATTGTTCCAAAAGTTATTTTGATATTTTTGTAGTAAAGTATAATATATATAAGAATCTAAATCCATTCTATTAATAGAATTAATAATTAATAAATTTTTATTAATTAGAACTTCAGGAGTATCTGTATATGGTATAGATGTATAATCAAATTGATTATTATTTAATATATTAGCTGATAAAATAGCTCTCCATACTAATAATTTATTTGGATTAATTAATGGTAATTTATATGAGGAGTTAGTTGAATATATAATTTGTTCAGGTAAAGTTTGAATAATAGAAATTAAATATTCATGAGAATTATTAATAAAATTATATCTTTCAAAATTATCTAAATATATATAGTTAACAACTAAATATGCTGTAATTAAAGAAGGTTTATTAAATTTAAAATAATCTTCATCTTTTACAACTATAGTATCTGGTTTAATATTAATAACAAATCCAGAAGTTTCTCCTATTAATTTATATCTAGAATCATCTGTTATAGTTGGCACAAGAAATTTTCCTTTAATTGGATTATAAAATAATTTTTGTTCTATAGGTTCAAAATAAATAAATTCTCCAATTACTTTATTATTTTGATAATTTTGATAAAATTGTTCACCAGGTTTATATATACAAAAATTATTTGTTACATTTATAAAATAACTTGGTGATAATTTATAACAATAATCAATATCATTAAATTCTACATGTATTTTAATTTCTGAATTTGATAAAGCTATTAAGGGTAATCCTAAACCAGTATCTAAACAAAACCAAAATGATAGAGGTATATATAAAATACTTGATTTTTTTGTAGTGCTAAATTCATATAATTCTGGAATATTTCCAATCATTTTATTATATGATTTTTTATGACCTAAACTAATAGTTAATTCATTCCAAATATTTATCCAGTCACCATAATGTCTATCTATAATAGTTCCACCTATTTCAACTTCAATAAAATTTACTATAGCACAACCTATTTTTTTTACCCATGCAAATTTTTTAATTTCACTTGATGAACTTTGAAACGTTTCCATTTGAATATCTGGTAGTTCTACATATAAATATGATTTACCTAACATATCAGCATTTTTACCAATATTAATAGTACATTTTCTACCAAAATCTGGAGTTGTTTTAAAATATTGCGGCGTTGGTTCAATTGAATAATTAGTATATCTTCGATAAGCTATCTTGAAAAAAGTAATTTCAGGTTGTGCTGATAAATATAAATTTTCTTTACCTACTGAAACTAAAAATAATAATCCTAATCCCATTATACCTATGATAGAAATTCCATCTTTAAATTATTTATATAATTTACTTGATTAATAATATTTTATTAAAATATTATTAATTACATTTTTTTACTTAAATAATAACTATATATAGTTATTTATTTATAAACTAGCTATAAAATATAATTTAAATACTTAAACTAGCTATATTTAATGCTTCTTGTTTAGGATCATTTTCAGGTTCAGTCTTAACAGGATTTTCCTTTTGGAGAGCTTCAGCTAATGATGTTATAATACCAACTAAAGTATTCTGTTTATTAGAAACACGAGTAAAGTATTTATTACGTTGATCAACAAAGCTTCTAAGCTTATCAATAGTTAATACCTCTGTATTATCTTTTTCACCATGGATATCAAGTAAGTCTTTATATTTTTCACTCATTAGATAAATTTTTGTTAATTTAATTTCTGAATCTCTAAGATTTTGTATTAATTTTTCAATCTCATCTTTATCATCTTTAGTAATATCTTTACCAAGAGTTTTGAATTTGTCAAGAATTACTTTATAGTGCTTTTCAAAAACAGGCCATGTTTGTTCTGTTTCAGAACTGAGTTTTTTCTCAAGTTCATCAACTTGAGCAGAACCACCTGAAAATAATAAAGGAAAATGATTTAAACCTAATGGATTTAAACCTAATATTGCTCTTACTTTAGCTTGACTATTTCCAATAGCAGTTCCAAGTTTTTCAACTGAACTTACACTTAGGTTGGAGGATGGTACACGAGGCTGCATTCCCATTGATGCTAAATATGTTCCTTTGAAAGCATCTTTATTGTAACGTTTTTGTTCATCAGATTTCTTTATACTAGGATTAAGAAGAGTAGGATTCTCATTAATTTTTTTTACTAATAAACCAAGATAACCCATTAGATTACTATTTGCTGCAATTGCCGTATAATCAGCTAATGATAATTTAGGAGAAGGACCATTAGTCATACTATGTAAGTGTTCTAACCATTTAGTTGTATTAATTACTTTAATAATATTCATCTTATTTGTTGCATCATAAGTAGAATGTGTTTTGAATTCAAAGCTTTGTAAAGTTTTAAGAGCTATAGCTGGAAGCATTTCGTTGACTTCAGCTTCAGCCGTAGACCAATATTCTGGTTCTAGAAGAAAATCTTTACATTTTTCAATATTATTACCACTTAAACATTCCCGTAAGTAATCACTACATGATTTAGGTTGGCGACCAGAACTAAGAGGACCCTTACCTGCTGTATCTCCCATCTGATAATTAGTACCCATACATTTATCTTTATATGATAAGTTTATATATTTTTGTGAGTTTTTATCAACTCGAACCTCTTTGTCCTCTTCCATAGTCCATAAAGATGAATCAGCTTTACGCCAATATTGAGTATCTCGGACATTAATTGGTTCACTAAAGAAACTAGACACTGGTCCTACAGGTATCCTAGCATCTTGAGCACCAAATATTTTATTTTTAAAATATTTATCAAAGTTATAACCAAAATTTCTGTCGGTATCATATTTTACAACAAAAGGACCAATAGCTTTAAAATAAGCATATGCAATATTAGTAGCATCATTCGGATCTACAACCGCCCTATCCATTGTGTTTGCAGTTTCTGTGGTTGCTTTTTCGGACCATATAGCATCAATAAAAAGTTTTTCCCACTCTGATTTTATAGTAGGATTAGTATTTGGCATCAATGTTTTTGCTGATGCTGTTACATCTGCAGCCCCAGTTATACCACTACTTCCAGTTCTCGGTGGGTAGGTACCAGTCAATCCATACTGACCCTTAATCTGATTAAATACAGCATCTAAATCAGCAAATATATTACTAGCATTAGGCGCTAACTGGCTTATTAAGTCAAATAAATCAATTTGATCTTTAAATATATAGCCGGTAATATTTTTTAAGTCTTTAAAATCGGAAACAAAATTTTTATTATTAGTGGATCCCCTTATCTTAAATATAGCAATTTTACTTAATAGTACTAAAATAAATTGATCTACAGAACCATTATCATTTTTTAATTGTTTAAGTAGCGCTAATTTGTTTGCATCCTTTTGAAAAGTTCCTATTTGTAATCTCATAAAAAATGTTATGATATATTTTTTCCATTGAGGATGAATATCAGTAGGAGAGCTACATCCAGATACGCTAGGGTCCATAAAATTACCACAATGTAATCCTGTATTAGTATCCTTTAGTACAATATCAGCTTCTTGATAATCTCCACCTTTCCGTTTTAGTGCTTCTTTAGCATTATCTTCTAATTCACCAAAAAATAAAGTAATACGATCATCTCCTGGAGGATTATTAAATAATTCAAGATATTTATCAAATCTTCTATTTTTTACAGACATTATTTATATAATATACTATAGAAAATAAAATATTTCAAAAAATTTCTAAATATTTTTTACTAAAATAAAATATTTTATCTTAGTTAATATAATGTTAGTTCAAAAATATTGGATCTGGTTATTTATTATTAGTATTATTTTCTTTAGTTATTATCAAACACGAGATATTATTGAAATATCTAAACCAAAAGTAGAAAAATTTGTTGGAGTTTCAAATAATAAAACTAAAATAAAAATATTTAATTTTAATACTTCATGGTGCGGGTGGTCAAAACGTTTCCAATCTGAATGGGATGATTTTAGTAATAGAGTGAAAACTAATAATGCACTTTCTCATGTAGATGCTATAGATGTTAAATGTGATAATAAAAATGAATTAATATGTGAAGAGTATAATGTTCCAGGATATCCATTTATTATTATAGAAAATGATGGTAAACGCATACAATATAAGGGTGAACGTACAGCAGATGCTCTTATTAAATATATATTAGAATAATTAAATCTTTATAATTTTTTGAAAAACTATTTAAACCAAATTTTATTATAATAATATATAATCTATGTCAAAAATTGAAATTGATTTTAATAATTTAAAATATAATCTTTATGAACTTCTTAATATACAATCAGATGCTGACACAACTAAAATTAAAAAAAATTTTATGAAAGTTATTAAAAATTTTCATCCTGATAAAAATTCAGATTTAGAAGAAGAAATTTATTATCATATAATTTTAGCTAATCAAATTTTACTTGATAAAGAATCAAGAAAAAAATATGATGAATTTATTAGTGGAACAGCAGAATCTTTTACAGAATTAAAAAAATCTTTTTCTAAATCAGTTAAAGATATTGAACATTATTTTCCAGCTAAAGGTACTAGTGTACAAGCATTTAATTCTAAAATTGAAGAATTAAATAAAAAACATGGATATAATAATAATTCATCAGAATCAGTTCTAGATAGATTTAATAAGATTAAAGAAAAACGAGATGTAAATCAAATCAAGATTGAGAAAGAAAATTTTAGAACAATGGAAGATTTTAATAGTAAATTTAATATAAATAAATCAGATGGTGGGAAATTCCAAGAACAAATTGTAGAGTTTAAAGGAATACCACATGAGTTATCAACTTATGTAATTGGTGAACAATATACTAGTTTATGTGATTTAGATAAATTATATATAGAAGATTCTGTTCAAAGTACTAAATTTTCAAGTTTAGATAGAGCTTTTATGCTTCAACCAGTAACTCAAACAGATATAGTTAATAAAACAGTTGAAGAAAGAATGAATGATTATAAGAATAATACAGACCAATATAATAATTATAAACCAACTGATTTTGCTACTAAGAAATTTAGTGAATGGCAATAATTAATATATTTAATTATCAGTTTGAGTTGTTTTATTTAAATTATTAATTTCATCAGTTTGTGTATATTTTGAATTTTCTTTATTTTCAATATTTTCTAAAACTTTTGTAGAATTATTAGTTTCCAAATATTTTTTAGCAAATATTTGTCCTAAATTTATTATTTTTAATTTTTTTTCTTTATCAATAGTAAAATTTGTAAATTCTTGCATATAATTATTAATTTCAATAATATAAGGATAATTGTCAGACCAATCTTTTTTAGATATAGTATCTGTTAAAATTGAAACACATCCTTTAATTAGACTAAAAATATCATTAAGCTTATTAGAACAACTATTTTTAATATAAATACCAAGAGTAGTATTAGGATTACAATATTTGATAGGAAAATTATTAACAAAAGCCCCATCAATCCAATAATCAGATTCATATAATACAGGAGTAAATATAACAGGGACTGATGATGAAATTCTAACAGCCATAATAACTGACATATTTGGAGTTGTTTCATAATTAAATACTACTTCAGTTCCTTTTGAGAAGTTAGTTCCAATAATAGTAAATTTTTTATTAGTTAAATTAAAAAGTTCTATAAATGTTATGTCTTCAAGATCATATTTTTCTTTAAGAAATTCAATTATAATAAATTTTAATTTTGAACCATCATCAATACCAAATCCAACTAATAAATTATCTATAGATGGTTCTGATTGAACTTTACTAAAATTAAAATTAAGAATAAAATCTATAATTTCTTGAATTGTATATCCTAATGTAAATAAAAAACATAAAATTGCTCCTGCTGATGTTCCTACCCAATTCTTAATTTTAGTTGTATCAATATAAGAATTAGATTCTAAATAATCAAGAGCTCCTACAAATGAAAATCCTTTAATTCCTCCACCACTCATACAAATAGTATCAAAATCTGGTTTTTTATTCATTTAAAATATTAGTGTGTGATTCTTTAAATAAAAAAATCTATATTAATATAATAAATTTGAATGGTAAAAGCAAATGAATTGATTAAACAACAAAAGGAAAGAGATGAAAGGAAGAAAATAACATTTGATAAAATATATTCAGTTATTGAAAAAAAGATAGTTTTAGCTAGTACTGGTAATTATTATTATACTTGGTATCAAATTCCAGAATTTTTGGTAGGTCTTCCAATGTATTCTATTGATGAATGTCAAAAATATATTCAAAAAAAATTAAAAACAAATGGTTTTGATACTGAACTTTTTTCACCCAATATTTTATTAATAAAATGGTTTGAAAAAAGGAAAAGTTAATTTAATTAACATTTTTAGTTTTTAGTTATATTATTAATTAAATTAAAAAATAATAAAATAGATATTCCAATTAAAATGAGTACAATTGTATCTCTATTTTCCTCAATCATGTCTTGAAACTTTTCAATTAATTGAGGTTTAAATTGGTTTTTCATTTTATTATAACATTTTCTACAATTTCTAGCATGAAGAATAAATGAATCACAATTATTTAATTCATCTATTTTATTATCTAAATTATAAATATTAACCATTTTATTAAGTTTTTCTCTAGGTTGGTTTATAAGTTTTGCTTGAGAAGAATCTATAGATTCAAAACTAGTAGGATCACTATCTACATTTTTATCAAAATGTTCAATATTATTTTCTAGATTATTATTAACATATTCTTTATATTGATTACTTGCATAATTAATAGTACCCCATGCATCTTCTATTGAACAATAATTCATATTATTGTAAAATGTTAGATAATAATTTCTAAATTAAAATATAAAATGGAATATAAATCTGATAAATACAGTATACTAAATAATTGCGAATGGATTCTTCAATTATTTTTATTCATATTAGTTTTTTATTTATTTAAGAAAAATATTCAGTTAGGATTAATAGTTTGTTTAATTATTATAACTTATTATAATTATAATTGTGAAGCATTTACTAAAAATTTATCAATAGATCAACTAATTGATTCTATAAATGTAAATAAATTAAATTATAACACAATTTATATTCCTCTTGATATAGATGAAAGAGTATATCAAATAACAAAATTAGCTTTAAAAGATAATAAATTAAGAAAAATTATTGATAATAAAATAATTGAAATTTATGGAGAAATTAAAAATAATGAAAAACTTAATATATATTTAAAATTTATGAATTTAATAAATGATAATGGATTACCATCATTTATTAATGAATGTGATGAAGTTTTATTAAGTAATAAAATTAAAATAATTTTAGTAACATTACCAAACTAAAAATTATTTTTCAAAACTTTAGATTTTTTTAACTTTAAATATTTTTGTTTATATTTAATATATAAATGTTGATATTTTTTATTAAATGCATTCACATTCTCAAATTTTAAAATAGATGAATAATCTGAATGTGCTAACATTCTTTTAAGTACATTGTATGCAGATAAATCAGGCCAATTAGGTTGAATACAATTAGGTAATAAATATATTTTTTCAGGTATTTGACAATATTTATACCAATGCGAAGGTTGTTTAGTAAGTATTGCTAAATTATAATAAAATGTTTTTATTTGTTCATCTGAATTTAAAATTATACGATGTATAATATTATTCAAGTAATCTAATACTTCATATAAATCGAATGCCTTAACTTTATTTATTATAATAGAATGCATATGAAATAAAAATATCCAAATATCACGGCTAATATTAAATTTATTTTCTAGTCCAACTAAATTATGTTCCTTTTTACTTATATCCAAATTTTGTATATTATTAAAATGACTGTGATCAAAATCAAAAATTAAAATTTCATAATCAACATCTCTTGATAAAAATACAGAATCAATATAATAATTTTTTTTATATTTTTTTAGATTTAATTAAAATATTATTAAAATGTAAATCATTATGGTTTATTTTAAATTTTGAATTTAATATATATATAGCATAAAATATATCAAATAATGTACTTATAATTATATTTTTATTCATTATATTTTTTATAAAAAAAGCATTATATGTTTCAGATCACATATCTTCAGTTATAATAAAATAACAAAATTCTTTTCTGTTTAAATGAAGCGGTATACTATTATGTAAAACATTTATTTTGGCTTTTGTAGAATAATAGATTTTATTATTATGTTTACCACCTTTAATTTCTACAATATTGTCAATGTATTCAAAGAAATCAACCGTTTTAACTTTAAATACATCATAAACTGGAACAACAACATTGCTAAAATTAATAGTTGGATCAGAATTCATTTTATTTATATTTTCATAGCGTTCTTTAATATATCTATATATTCTTTGTTCATATTCTAATCCATTATATGAATCATCATGTTCATAATCTAATCCAAACAATTTAATATATATTAATTTACCATTATATGTACCTTTAAATATTTCACTTTTACTACTACTCTCTTTTTCTCCATAAACTTTTAAATTTGTAATTATAGGTCCAAATATTTCATTAACTTTATATTCTTTAATTTTTTCATTAAAACTAGAAGTTGAATAAGAACTATCAAAAACTTGCATTTGTTGTTGTTTTTTAACCATTAAATTAATAAAAATATTTAATTCTATAAGTTCTAATCTCATTTTATCAGGTACTGTTGAAAATGTAATATGAAATTGATCATATAATTTTTTAAATTCACTAACTTTTAATTTTATATTATCTAAATTTTCAATAATAAATGTAAAGTTTTCTAATTCAGCTTTTTTTAATTTTAATTCTTGGAACATTTTAATAGCTTCTTCTTCTTCTATACTGATTTTTTCATATATAGGCTTAATTATTTCTTCTTCTTCTTCTCCTTCTTCTTCTTCTTCTTTACTGATTATTTTATATATAGGCTTAATTGTTTCTATTATTTCTAGAGATTTATTTTTATTAGTATTCATATATAATAGTATTGAAAGTTATTATTATAAAATAAAATATTTAAATTTAATTCTAAATTATATATATAATATAATGCTTCAAGAAGTATTTGATAATAAATATATATCTACTACTATTACTATAGCTTTAGGTTTATATGCTGCCTTATTAGGTCCTGATCTTCCACCTTTTATTAAAGATTTATTTAATAATACTATTTTTAGAATTTTTATTTTATTCTTGGTAGTTGTTAGAGGTAATCAAGATCCTAAAATGGCTATTATGATTGCTGTTGCATTTGTATTAACCCTTGATTATATTTATGCTAAGAGTGCTAAAGAAACTTTTATGGCTGTTGAAACTATGTGTGATGATCCTAGTGATGCTAGTTGTGGTTTTGGTAGTATTAGACTAAGAGAAACTATGTGTGATGATCCTAGTGATGCTAGTTGTAGTTTTGGTAGTATTAGACTAAAGGAGCCAATGTGTGATGATCCTAGTGATGCTAGTTGTGGTTTTGGTAGTATTAGACTAAAGGAGCCAATGTGTGATGATCCTAGTGATGCTAGTTGTGGTTTTGGTAGTATTAGACTAAAGGAGCCAATGTGTGATGATCCTAGCGATGCTAGTTGTGGTTTTGGTAGTATTAGACTAAGAGAAACTATGAGTAATGATACTAGTGATGCTAATTGTAAATTTGATAGTAATAGACTAAAAGAATCTATGTGTGATGATCCAGGTGATATTAGTTGTGGTTTTGGTAGTAATAATGATTTAAGTGGCTGGGGACTCAACTAATTTTAATATTAGTTAAATTGCAAAAATATAATTTAAAAATATTTGATTGCGTTAAGTTAAAAGAAAGAATCTTTATATTTATATAATGTCAAATTCAGAAACTTCATCATCTGAGGTAAAAGTTAAATATCAAAATTCAAATTCTGAAAAATTAATTGAAGACAAATCTAGTAAAAAACCTCAAACAACAGATACAGATTATTATTTTAATATGATTGCTAACCCTAGTAAAATTATTAGTAAAACAAAAGAAGAAACTTCTGATTTAGAGAATTTATTAAAAGATACTGATTCAGATAAATCATCAAGTTCTAGAAATTCATCAAAAAAATCTAGTTCAAAAAGTTCAACAGAAACTTCATCTAGTACAAAATCATCTTCAAAAAAAAATTCTGATTCTAAACCAAAATATGAACAAATAAATCTTTCTCCAAAAAATCCTAAATTTACATTAAATTCTAAAATATCAACAGCATCAATTCCATCAAATATTCCTAATACAGCAGATATTAAACCACTTGAACTTCCTAAACCGTTAACCTATCAAGAAACTAGAATGAAGAAAATTGAACTTTTAAGAAAATTATGTGAAATTAAAGCAAAAGGTTATCAATTATCTAAAGATTATGATTTTAATTCATCATTAGAAGAAATGGAATATGAATATGATTTATTGAAAAGTTTTGTGGATAAAAGAAATGGTGTTAAGATTTTTAAGAATGGTATGTTACAAGCTGTTTCAGTTATTGAATTTTTAAATGATAAATATGATCCTTTTGATTTTCATTTATCAGGATGGGGAGAACATATGTCAGTAGAAGTTGATTCATGGGAAGATGTTCTAGAGGAAATTTATGAGAAATATAAAGGTACAGGTAAAAAGATGGCTCCAGAAATAAAATTACTTTATTTAATAATTGCATCTGCATCTGCTTTTCATTTCTCAAAATCACAAGCTTCTAAATTACCTGGATTAGATTCAGTTTTATCATCAAATCCAGGTTTATTAAGTAAAATTATGAATCCTAAAAAAACAGAAAGTTCTCAATTTATGACACCACAAGAATTAAATATTGAAAAACAAAGAGAAGAATTAAAAAAAAAAGAAATTGAATCTAAACAAAAAACACAACAACAATATATTCAACAATTACAAAAACAATTAGAAAAACAAAATGAAATGTTACAAAGTCAACAAAATATATTAAATCAAAAAGTATCTGAAACTAATAATAAAATGTTTGGAGCATCATTAAATTCTAATATGTTTAATTCAAATGAACCACAAGCATCTAATTTTAAAACTGGTTCTATTACTGTACCAATTCCAGCAAGTCAATTAAGACCCGTTATTCCTGATATTAGAGCTCCTGATCAAGTTAAAGATATTTTAAATAGATTACATAATGCGCAATCTTCTACAATTAAACTATCAAATACAGAAACACAAGATGAAACATCATCAAATAATGATAGATTAGTATCTGATACTACTTTAAGTGAATCTAAGAAAAAAGGTAGAAAACCTAAAAAATCAAATATTAGTATATTTTAAATAAAATAAATAATTATTTTATTTAAATTAACCAAAAATTTTTTTTAGTATAGTATCAGTATCTGTATTAGTTTCAGTATTAGTTGGTGGTATATTAAGTGAAATTTTTTTTAGTATAGTATCAGTATTAGTTTTAGTATTAGTATTAGTTGGTGGTATATTAAGTGAATTTTCTTTTAGTATAGTATCAGTATTAGTTTTAGTATTAGTTGGTGGTATATTAAGTGAAATTTTTTTTAGTATAGTATCAGTATTAGTTTTAGTATTAGTATTAGTTGGTGGTATATTAAGTGAATTTTCTTTTAGTATAGTATCAGTATTAGTTTTAGTATTAGTTGGTGGTATATTAAGTGAATTTTCTTTTAGTATAGTATCAGTATTAGTTTTAGTATTAGTATTAGTTGGTGGTATATTAAATGAATTTTCTTTTTTTTTTAAAGTAGTTTCTTTAGTATTTAATATTTTAGCTTTTCTTTTAAGTGCTTCACTTAATTTTAATAAAGTGTCTTTATATTTATCTTTAGATTTTGCAGGTTTGTTCTTTAGAATTGATTGATTAATTTTATTTATAACTTTTAAAATATAATCTGAGTTATATTTTGTAATTATATTATCAATGTCTTCATCTTCGGTTTTACCATTAGACTTTAAATTTTTAATATATTTATTTATATTTTCTGGATTAGATTTTATTTTATTAAAAATTATTTTAAAATCAGGTTTACTAATCTGCATATATATATAATCATAGATATATTAATGTTTAAAATCTTTAAATATTTTTTATTTTAAATTTAAAGATTAATTATTTATTAATTTAATGTCAGAATTAGTTACAAAGAAAAAAAGAGGTCGTAAACCAAAAAATTTTAATACTTTATTACAAAAAAGTGAAAGTATTATAATATCAGAAGAAGAAGTAAATTCAGAAGAAGAGAAGATTATTTTACATATTCCTATTTCTATAGAAGAAATTAATGCAAATGAACTAACTGATATGTCTTTATTTATAAAATCAGAAAATGATATTAAAAAATCTAATAAATTAAATTTACAAAAAATAAAATTATCAGAAGAATCAGTATCAAGTGATAATTTAAAATCATCTATTTTATCAAGTTCAAATAAAATAGTTTTAAATAATAATATTAATAAAATAATCACTCATAATTTAAATTTTAATAAACATACTAAATGTTGGTGGTGTAAAAATTGTTTTAATTATCCACCTGTTCAATTACCTGAAGATTATTATAATGAAACTTTTTTTTGTATTGGACATTTTTGTAGTTTTAGTTGTATGAAAAGTTATAATTTAGACATGAATGATTCATTATTATGGAAAAGAGAATCTTTAATAAATTTTCTTTATTATATGACTTATTCAGAATATAAAGAAATTATTCCAGCACCTCATTGGATAATATTAGAAGAGTTTGGTGGTAATTTATCTATTGAACAATTTAGAGAAAACTCTACTATTAATACTAAAGAATATTTAATATTACATCCTCCATTAGTTTCAAGACAAATGCAAATAGAAGAATCTTATAAATTAAATAAACTTAAGGAAGTATCAATTGATAAAGTTAATAAGATTTATTCTGAAGTTGATTCAGAATATGCAATTAAAAGAAAAAATCCAATTCAATCTAAACAATTAAATCTAGAAACTACAATGGGTTTAATAAAGAAAAAGAAATCAACAAAATTTTAATTTATTGAAATTTTTCCAATAAAGTTAGATTTAATAAAAATTTTTGGATTAAATTTTACAGATTCAATTTCAAGAGTTTTTATAAATTTATTATGATAATCTATATTAAAATCTTCAGTTGATGATTCTAAAAGATAGTAAGGAGCTGTATCATAACGAAAACTATATGGATACTTAAATTGAGATAAAACATTAGAAATTAATTCTTTGGTTGGATTTACACCACCAAGAGAAATAATTCCAATTTTTGAAGTAATCTTTTTAGGGATTTCTTTTGTTCGCTTTTGATAAAGTTCTTTAATAACTATTCCTATTGTTTCATCTAATTCACAATTTTTAATCCATATATCAATATCAGCAATATTAGTTGTAAAATATTTCCAAAGACTAAATATATTTTCATCATTTTCATCATTTTCATCATTTTCATTTATTTCACGACGAAGTTCATCAATATGATAAACTAATGAAGTCCAAATATCTTTAAAATATAGATTATTAATAATACAAACGGACTTAATAAAGCTTTCTAATATTTTATTTTCAATAAAAGGTTTCATTAATTTGTCTTGAAGTTGATTCCTATCTAGTTCTTCTTTAAAATTATCACCAAGATATGCCATTGAAACTTGAACTATTTTATTAGTAGTATCAACATCAATAATTTTAACAACAAGTATTTTATTCATTGGAACAATTTTATTCCAACTTGATATTTTTTTCTTTTTAATAGCAGATTGAAAAGTCATAATACATTTATAATTAGAATATTCTACTAAAATTCCAAAAAAAGCATCTTTTTGATCATTAAAGATAACAAGAACAAGTTCATCGGATTTTGGATGTATAACTGAATAGTAATTAAATTCTTCATAATTAATATTTTCCATTAAATATTATAATATTAATTTATGTAATATTTAAATATTCAATTTTTATAATATTATATTATATAACTTTCTTTTATATCTATATTATTTGTATAAAAATACGATCCTTGTAAGAAAGCATCTGCTAAATCATCCTTTTTTTTATGAGAATTAAAATGTTTTTGCCAAGAGTCTAAATGAGTAGTTAAATCTAAACAATATTTAATACCTAAACTTTTTGTTAATTTATATGCTTTAGTATCATCTGTTCCTTTTACCTTAATAAGTTGTTTGGTATCACCTTCATCTGCTAATTTTAATTTATTTGAAGGAGACATAAATTTAACTTGAGATATGTTAGATTTAGTAATATTTTTATCAATTATACCTCTAATTAAATAATAATCATATAGTGTAGTAGCAATTGATTTCATTCTAGGATTTTTAAATGATGGTTGATTTTCAATTACTACATAATTAGCAGTTAATAAATGAGGTTTATTTTCTAGTTCCATTATTAAACTATATTTAACATCATCAAAATTTAATGTTGTAGAACTTTTTAATTTAAATGATTTCAATTGTAATAATTTTGATTCTGATTTATAAATTTGTTTGGCATGAGATGTACACATATAATAAGATTCTTCATTAATCATACGATAATAACTTGCATATTTACTACAACAACTAGTTTTAATAGAAGATTTATTTTGATATTCGCATCTATTAGATTTTTTATTAGTACATTCATTAGCCCAAATATTAAATTCTTGTATTGTTGTATCTATTTTTTTACCATGTGTTTTACAATAATATTTTGTAATATTATTAAATGTATTAGATAAATTAGCTTTAGCACCACAATGACATTTTTGTTCATCTCTATTAGTTAAATCTATATTATTCCAATCTAATATATGCCAGTCTATACTTTTAGTTCCATCTGATTTAATAAATTCTTTTTTTGTCATTAAACAATAAGCTAAATGAATAACACCAACATCAAATGATAAAATTACTGGATAATTAAGAATATTTTTAGTCATATATTTTATATATATATAATATATGGTTAAATCAATTTACTTATCTTATAATATAAAGAGTTAAATATTAATTATTAAATTTATATTTTTATTTATTTAATTCTGAAAAATGTATAAAACTATGATTTTTAAATATAGCTATATTTTTCATTAAATTATTATCTACAACTTCAAAATTTAAAGCTATCATTTGATATCCATTATTCCAAAATGGTATTGGATCAAAATTATAAGATAAATGTCCATATAAATCACCTGCTGGATAAATTCTTTGAATTACTCCAGATTTATTTGGTTGATTTAATAGTTTATTTAAATTATCAGAATTTGATAAAATATCAGATTCATTAAATGATCCATCTAAAATATCCATTAGTTCAGATGTATAACCACCCCCTGAAATAAATATAACTTTATTTAATAAATTACCAATTTGTTCTTTACTAAAATATTTTCTATTTGTTTTATTTGATAATTTATAAGATTTATCTAATAATTTATCTCCAAATACCTTTAAAATTTTTTCTTTCATAATTTTTTGAGTGGGAATTAAATTATTAGTATTTAATTCTAAACAAATTATTAGAGGATCTGATGTTAGTAAACCATATTCAGCAATTGTATTAATACAATCTTCAAAAGGTATATAAGATGTTGAAAATATGTCTCCTTGTTGTCTTTCCATTCCATGTGCAACAACAGGCATCATATCATCTTGTGTTGTTCCATTATTATTTTTAGCAAAACAATCTAATTCAATTACTCTAGCACCCATTGCTAATGTATATTTAATTGCTTCACTAGATGCTACATCAATATTTTGTGTACATGGCAGATATGAATTATGAGATGTATTAATAATAAATTCATTTAATGGTTTTGTTAATAATTCTTTTTTAGTTTCAATTGGTTTAATAGTTTTATTAATAATAACTTTACCAGTTAAATCTAAACATTCATTTGTTCTTAACATATTTCCAAGTTTTGAATATCTACGATAAATTATTTTACTAAAATAATAAACAAAAATTAAAACAGGAATTATTAATAACATCCACCAATTAAAGTTTTTATTAGGTCCTGATGATTTAAATATATATGGTAAAATTAAGAAATAAAATATAAGTATTAAAATAACATTATCAAATATAGTATTTTTTATATAGTTATAATAATATTCTATATTATTAGTATTTAGTGAATCTAATAAAATTTGTTTATTTTGATTAATTAAATTTTCTAAATTATTTTGCATTAAATTAATTTAGAAATTATATATTTTTATAATAAATAAAACTAATTTAATAAACTTAAAAAAAATGAATATTAATACTTAAAGATTACATTCTTTAAGTATTAATATAATGTCTATATCAAGATGGGATACTTTCGAGTTTACAGATTACTTAAATGTGAATACTAAAGAAATTAAGGATTTACCTAAAGGACTTAGTATTTCAACTATGTGTGCATCATGTAAATTAAATACTAGGTTAAATATACCTAATATCGAAAAGTATTTATTATTAAATTCAGATGATATCTTAACTGTTAAAATGAATAAAGAGCGAATTAGAAGTATAATAACTATTAAAAATAAACCAAAAAGAATGAAGAAAGTTGATACTAAAGTTAAACAAAAAGATACATCTAAAAATCATTTTTATAATCAAATTACTGTAGTTGTTAGAATTGATCATGGGTTAACTATAGATCTAAATAATGTACCAAAAATTAATATGAAATTATTTAAAAATGGATCTGTTCAAATGTCTGGTTGTAAATCAATAAAAAATATTAATTTTGCTCTTAATAAATTAATTTGTAGATTAAAAGAAATAAAAGCCAAAAGAGAAAATGGGATAAATTATGAAAAACCATTTATTGAAGACTCTAATAATATAACAGTAAAAGATTTTAAAATTGATATGATTAATTCTAATTATCAAGTTGCTATGCAACTTGATCGTGATAAATTATTTAATCTATTACTTAAGAAAAAAATTAAATCATCTTATGAACCATGTATTAGAGCATGTGTAATTATTAAATATATTCCTTTGAAAGAAAATTCTGAACAAAAAGAAGTGAGTGTTTTTGTATTTCAAAAAGGTAATATTATTATTACAGGAGCTAGATCTAAGAGTCATATTAATTCTACATATAATTATATAAATGATATTTTATTATCTCATAAAGATGAAATTCTTAAGAAAAATGAAAAAGTAAAAGAAGACATGATTTTAGATATTTATAATGGTATTCTTGAAGATATTAATATTGGATTAATAACAGTTTAATTTATATAGAAGACAATATATTAAATCTTTTATAGATTTTTAGGATGATAAAGATCATTAACTAGAGGATTATTTTTTAAAGTATTTATAAAATAAGGATTTACATAATAAGATGATGTTTCAATAACTGGTTTACTCAGTGAATAAATATTTTCAATAGTTTCTCTTGATGTAGTAGGCATAACACTCATATCTAAAGGTCTATAAGGATGTGATACATAACTATATAATTCTTTTCTATTATTCATACGAACATTTTCTTTATCAATATAAGGACCATTTAAATCACCTTTACCATTTGGATTACGATTATAAGTTAATACTTCTCTTTTTTCATCAATATCCATATTATTAGCAGCTTCATGTGATATTGGAGCATTAATTTCTGCATTTAACCCACCTGTATAATCTTCTAATAAAGTAGTTTGTTTAATTGTAACTCTTGCTTCATCATTTTTATCTCTAGTATAATTACCCATATTAGAATTATTTAGTCTACCAGTTGGTGTTGAATATAAAGTAGATTGTTTAATAGTTGGTCTTGCTTTATTATCTTTATCTATAGTATAACTTGCTTCAATTATTTGAGGATTTATAGAACCAATATATTGAGTATTTTCAGTTGTTTGTTTAATAGTTGTTCTTGCTTTATCATCTTTATCTCTAGTATATCCTGCTTCAATTGTTTGAGAATTAATATGACCAATATATTGATTAGTTTCAGTTGTTTGACGAATTGTAGATTTAGTTTTATCAGTTAAATCTCTAGTATAAGTTGCTAAAGCTTGAGAAGGATTACCAATTGGTCTTTTACTAATTAGTGTAGTTTGTTTAATAGTTGGTTTAGCATCATCTTGTAAATTAGTATAACTTTCATTATTTGGTCCTTTAATATTAATTTCAGGAGTAGTATATAATGTTGTTTGTCTAATAGTATTTTTTGTTGTATCAGTTAATTCAGAATATCCAGAAACTTCAATTGGAGCAATATTAATTGCTAGATTATGAGATGTAGATTGTCTTAATGTCATCTTTGCTAAATCTTCATTATAAATAGGTACCAGTTTTTCATCACCTCTAGCATTTGTTACTATAGTATGATTTGTACCTGTTCTTAATGTCATTTTTGCTAAATCTTCATTATAAATAGGTGCTTGAGTTTGATCACCTCTAGCATTAGTTATTATATTATGATTAGTTCCAGGTCTTAATGTTATTTTAGCAGGTTCTAAATTATAGATAGGTACATTTGATTCTATACTTTTAGCATTAGTAATAATATTATGTGATGTAAGTTCTCTATTAGTTGTGGGTAAAATCATATTATTAGAGAAAATATAATTTGATTGTTGTTGTGATCCAATACTACCTAAATTATTACTATGAATCATTAATTCACGACTAGTTGTTAAAGGTATATTTTTATAATCAATAGTATAATTACCACCACCTCCATTAACTGCATTTGATACAGAACCTTCATACTGAATATTAGTAGAAGCTCTTTGAGTTTCATAGTTAGTATATGAATTAGTATTAGCCATGACTAGTTTAGTATTAACAGCATTAATAGCATGGGTAGGATCATTTACATATGACTCACGCTTAGCTGGTTGAAAATTTATTTTATTTTTATTAGGACCATCACCTTGGCTAATATTAACAGCATGGCCTGCATAATAAGTTTCAGTCTCATTTCTTTGACTTAATACATTAGTATAAGTACCTGTTTGTCTTGGACCTTCAATATCTGATTTAGATGGTAATAAATCTCCAAAATTATTTTCTCTAAAATCAGGTAATTTATATTTAGATAATTTTGGATTAGGACCTCTAACTTCACCTTTCTTAATTGTTTCGAGAGGTTTATTTTCATAAGTTACTTTTTGATTTATTTCACTTCTAAGAGAATCTATATTTCGAGGATTAACCCGATAAACTGCAAAATCACCTTCTTGATTTTGGAATTCAATACCAGGTCTAATTTTAACACCTGATTCAAAAGGTAAATTACCATAATTATTTTTATTAGAGGGTAAATATCGATTAACTAATTTATCAGCGACAACTGGCATACCATTAACCCATGATAAATTAGGTAAAGGTTCAAATAAAGGAACTTTTTCTTTTTTAGGAACATAATTAGAATCAATACCAGTAAAAGTTTCTAATTTTCTTTGAGCTCTATCTGAATGATTAAAATCCATTGAAAAATCTCTTTTAGAAGTATTAGGTATCATATTATTATGAGTAAAATTATCTTTATTTACTACATCATAATGCATATTAGTTTGTTGAAAATTAGAATAACCATTATGAAAATCTAAATTTCTTTGGAGTGATGTATTAGTACCTTTAGTAGATATATATGATTCATTAATACCAACAGGTTCATTAATATTATCAAATGTTAATTCATCAAATTGTTTTAAATATTCAGGTTTATTATAATTTTGTCTAACTTGTTGTTTTTCAATAATATTTAATGAATCAGAAATATTAGAATTATATACTGAATTTAATTGATTCTTTGAATTAACTGTAGTATTAGCTAATGGACCTAATAAAATACTTGACATATTATTATTAGATACATTTTATTTTTATTTAACTAAACATAAATAATTTTAAGTTACAACTAATAATATAAAACTTAATATTTTCGTAATTTATTTATTTTTATAAATTACAAATTTTATTTTTAACTGGTATTTCTTTTGGCAAAGATTCACCATTATCTAAAAATTCTTGAACAGGAAGTTTATAAATATCTTTAGCATATAATCTTGAATTCATACCAATACGATCACCTGATTCTTGAACATGACATTGAGGATTAATATGTAAATAAGGTTCAACTTGATAAGTAGTTAAACTCATAGAACGATAATTATCAAGAGGATGAGTAAACCTAGTATCTTCAGAAATAAGTTTTTTAGTACATGAAGGTTTATGATTAAGTTTATATTTATTAAGAGGTGTTGAATTATCATTACATTGAGTTAATAATTGATTTCTCCATGATAATTCAGATTCAACTTGTGCCATTTCTTTAAAAGACAAGTCTTGTGGTTTTTTTACTAATGAAACATCTGATTTAGCTCCAATAGGGCCATCATATGATAAACATTCATTACAATTTTCAGCAAAAGAGCCAAACAATCTATAATCACCAGGTCCAGTACTTCTACCCATTTGTAAATTGTAAGCACAATTATCATATCTAGTTCTATTAAATGACATTTAGCCTATATATTAAATAGTAGATTTTTTTTATAATTTTTAAATTAAATAAATATAAAAAAAAACTAAGTAATTTAGAATAATTTATTTTTTAACAGTTTCAACTTTTGGTAAGACGCAAGAGTTAAGACCTAAATTTTTTTCATTTAACATATTAGAAGTAGGTTTTTCTAAATTATTAGGAGTAATATAGTAAATATTCTCACATATTCTAGAAGGAGAAAATTCAGGATATTTGAATTCTTTGGTAGGATCAAATTTAAGAGAAGGACATAATGTTCCAAGTCGATTTAAACCATATAATTCACTTTCAGTATCAGCACGAGAGCCAAATTCTACATTATTTGTAAATTCACCAACCGGGCATTGTTTGCAATTTTCAAATTTTCCTTTATATAAATTATATTCTAAAGGGCTTGTACTTTCCTTAATGGTAGTAGCATAAGCACATTTATCATAAATTAAGCGATTAGAACTCATAGCTATATATAATTAATTAGAAAAAATTTTAATACTAAATCTTTAAAATCATTAAATTAAAAATTTAAATTTTATTTTAACTAAACTTTTATTTTATATATCCATTGTAATACTATTAATTGAATTAATCCTTCTGGTATTATTTCTGGTTTAATATATGAAATATATAGTAATTCTCTTAATTCTTGTTTAAGCTGTGATATATTTATTTTTATCTTATTTTTTAAAATTTTTAATATAATATATTTTATTTCAATACTTATTAACCAATCTAATCTCAAATTATATTGATAATCTATAAATGGTACTAAATTATATAAAATTATTTGAATTTTATTTATTGGACAACCTAATTTAAATGACAAATCATAATTTAATTCTTCTTTAATAATGCTAATATAAGTTTCAGTTTTTTCTTTATCAATAGTTTCTAAATATTTATCTAATTGTTTTACTAATTCCTCAAATAATATTTTTTTTTTTGATATAGTTGAATTAATAGGATCACAATATTCTATATTTATAGGTTCTGTTTCTTTAATATAATTAAATAAGAATCCTAAATATTCTATCTTATCTTTTTCTTTAGAAGAAAAAGATAATGTTTCATCAGAATGTTTTACATTCTGAGTTGTTTTATTTGGAAAAAAATTTTGTTCCATAATAATTTTCTCAATTAATGAAATATCAATTTGATTTCCAGTATTAAAATATTTTTTACCTTCTCTAAAATTTAAATGTTTTTTCATATCTACGCCATATGTTATTAAAAAATTTATCATGTTAGGATCCTTCTCAAGGCATGCAAATTCTAAAAGAGTATGGCCAAATTTATTTGTTTGATCGATACATGCTCCTAGTTTAAAAGATTGTTTTAAAAATGAAATATCACCAAATTTAATAGCATAATGAAGTGGTGTTAATCCTTGTTCATTATAAACATTAAAATTAATAGAACCATAATTATATTCTTTTAATTTTTGTATATTACCAATTTCAATAATTTCAAATAATTCTTTATTATCAGATGTAGGAAATACTATTTTATTTAAGGGTTTATCAATAGTTTTTTCAATAGCTAAAGTTAAAAATTTGCTACATTCAGTTTCTGTTTCTTCAATTATATCTGTAAAGTTATTATTTATTGAAATATTTTTTTCTTTTATATCATTCAAAATTTTTATACATTGTTTAAAATATTCATAAGATTTATCTATATCAGTTTCATAATATTTTTTTCCAGTTAAATATGATTTTAAACATTTTTTAATAATTAATTGATCTTTTGTTAAATTTATTTTAGGATTTTCCATATTTATATTTAATTAAAAATTAATTATTTATTAAACTCGTTAATTTAATTTAATTAAAATTTTAATAATTAAAATTTATAGTTTGAGTTAATTCTGAATCTTCATAATGATCTTTAGACTCAAAATTTCTCATAGTATTTACTGTTAATTGATTCTGTTTTCTAGTTTGTACACCACCTCTTGGTATTGGCATAACTATATGATTAGGATCCTGAAAATTTTTATCTAAATATTGAAATTGATAATCAAACATTTGTTGACCTTCTTGTTTTTCTCTATGTTCTTTAGTTTCATTTCTAGATGCATCTCCATTTCTAATTTCAGTTGATATATTTAAATTACCAAATCCTCTTCCAGGTCCTATATCTTTATTATTATAATAAAATCCAGTTTTTTGAGGTTGAAATTTTCTTAAACTATCTTCATAATTAATATTATAATTAGAAGGATCTAATATTTTTTTTAAAACTAATTGAGTTTTATCTTTAGTTTGGACACTAGGATTTAATAATTTAGTTTCATTATCGATTACTTGACATTTTTTTTGATTCATTTTATAGTATCCTGGTACATCTTGACTTGGATCGTCTCGAACAAAAAATTTATCTTTAGTTAAAATTATTTTTTCATCAGGTTGATTTTCATTTTTGGAATCATTAGAAGATTCTATAAAAGAATAATAACTCATTATAACTACATATATTTTATTTTTATTTAATTATTTATTATCGTCTAATGTTGTCATTCTACCTCTATGATAAGTTGGATCTCTTTGTTTAAGACAATTAGTACCAAATGATTTACATTCACCACTATTACCATAACACCACTCAGCAAAACCAGTTTGATCATTAACTATTTCAGTATTTGGCATTGTATAATAGTTTCTATCTGAAATAAATTTACCCCACATATCAGATGAGTCAGAATATAAATGAGATCTAAATTCTTTTCTTATTTCATTTTTAACATCGTCATATTTACAAGCTTTAGGTCTATCTGAATTTTCTATCAAATCTCCTAATGTATAATTCATAAATGGATTAGTATTATTTGGTCTTTGACATTGATTTGGACTAAGAACTTTATCTTTACTAGTAAAAGTTTCAGTAGTACCTAAAAAAATACTTATTAATATTACTATTATTCCAACTGATAACCATGATGAATCTTGTTTAAATATTAAAACTAAAATAGTATAGTAAATACTAAATCTAGCTAGAGAATTAATTTTTTCAGTTCTATTAAGATTTTTACTAGGGAAAAAAATATCTGGTTTATCTAATAAAACTTTTGGATTATAATACCATAATTCAGTCATTTAATTATAAAATGATAGATTTTATTTATAATTAAATTAAAAATTAGGTTGCAACTAGTAGCATAAAAGTTAACAAATTTATATAATATATATTAAGAATTTTTTTAAGTAAACGATTTAAGGAAAATTTATTATTTATTAATATTATTTATATGATTAATAAAAATAAATCCTGGGTTGAGAAATATAGACCTAGTAATTTAAATGAAATTAGCGCACAAACTAATGTAGTTAAATCATTAAAAGCTTCACTTCAAACTAAAAATATTCCACATCTTATTTTTTTTGGCCCATCTGGATGTGGGAAAACATCAACTATTTTAGCATTATCAAAAGAATTATTTGGTACTGAAAATTATTCTGATCGTATTATTGAATTAAATGCATCAGATGAAAGAGGTATTAATGTTATTAGAGAAAAAATTAAAACATATGCAAAACAATCTGTAAAGAATATTAAAAATGCACCACCATGGAAAATTATTATTTTAGATGAAGCTGATACAATGACATCAGATTCACAATTTGCTTTGAGAAGAATAATGGAACAATATTCAAAAATAACTCGTTTTTGTATTATTTGTAATTATCATAATAAAATAATTGATCCAATTATTTCTAGATGTTCTTTGTTTAGATTTAAGCCAATAGAATCTAAAGAAATTATTAAAAAACTTAATTATGTTTGTGAAAAAGAAAATTTAAAATGTTCTGATAAATTATTAGAAAAAATTGTTGAAATTTGTCGGGGTGATTTAAGAAAAGCAATTAATTTACTTCAAAAATGTTATAATTCATTTGGTGATAAAATTAATGAAGAATTATTAGATGAAATATCAGGTATTATTCCTTTAATTAAATTTAATAAATTAATGGAACATGTATTTAAAAAAGAAACTCAAATAGTTGATCAAATAGTTAATGAATTATTTTTAGAAGGATATTCTATGGTAAATCAAGTTATTATATTTCATAATTATATACTTAATTCTAAACTAACAAGTCAACAAAAATCTAATATATTATGTAAATTAGCAGATATTGATCAAAATTTAATTAAGGGTTGTGATGAATATATTCAATGTATGAGATTAGTTTATCATATAATGATAACTATTTAATTTAAGTTAAAAATAGAATCAATATTTAAATTATTACCACAACTTAATTGAGGTATTTGAGTATAACCTCTTGATTTTAATAATTTACGTATATTCCATAATAAATGTTTTAATTTAATATTTACTCCATATGTAGTCCATACATCTAATAATGCATTAGTTAATGCTCCACTTGGTATTCCAACATTATTAACTGTATCAGCAGAAGTTTGTGTATCCATACAACCACTTAATAATATAACAGACCCATTTGTAACTGTTTGTTTATTATCTTGTTTTATTGTAATTGTTCCATATGATGGACAATTTATATTATATTTTAAATCTAAACCAGAACCACTATGACATGAATCTAATACAGCAAAACATTTACAACCTTTAGGTATTTTGTTTGCTAATAATGCTTTTAATTCATCATCTAGAATAATTTCTATATTATTTTTACAAATTGGAAATATACAACTATCAGTATTATTTATTTCATCACCATTAGTATCTCTAATTAATCCACCATGTCCACTATAATGAAAATAAACATTATCACCAGGTTTTAAATCAGATACTAACCAATTAATAGCATTTAAAATATTTTTTTTAGTTGGTAATAAAGCTGGATTAGGTATATCATCTGTTAATATTTTAATATTTGTACATTTTGGATAAAATTTATTTATTTGTTTATTTATAGATAAAACATCATTTATACATCCTTCTAATTTATTATTTGGATCTGCAATATAGTTAATTCCAATTAATAAAGCTTTTTTTAAACCTTTATTATTCATATATATTATATATATTTTAATTTATGATTTAATATATTAATATAAAGATATTTTGATATAAATATATTAATATGAAAACTTCTAAACAAACAAATGATGATTTTTTACCTTGGGTTGAAAAATATAGACCAAAAACTATTAATGAAATTATTAGTCATGCTCAAAATATTGAAACTATTAAAAAATTATTAATGGGTGGCTCATTACCTCATTTACTTTTTCATGGTTCTTCAGGTACTGGTAAAACATCCACTATTATAGCACTTGCAAAAGAAATTTATGGTAATAATATTAGATTAATGGTTATGAAATTAGATGCATCTGATGATCGAGGTATTAATTCAGTAAGAGAAGATATTAAAGGATTTGCTGAAAAATCTAATATGTTTCAAAAAGGAGTTCGATTAATTATTTTAGATGAAGCTGATTCTATGACTTTTGATGCACAATTTGCTTTAAGAAGAATAATAGAAAAATATTCTGCAACTATTAGATTTTGTTTAATTTGTAATTATGAAAATAAAATTATTCCAGCTATTAGATCTAGATGTGCTAACTTTAGATTTAGTAATATTGATATTAAACATATTTGTTTTAAGTTAAATCAAATTGCTAAAGCTGAAAATTTAAAATATGAATCAAATGTTATTGAAACTATTGCTACTTTAGCTAAAGGTGATTTAAGAAAAGCTATTAATTTAATTCAATCAATATCAATGCAAAGTAACTTTATTACTAATCAATTATGTTGGGAAACAGCATGTGTTCCTTCTAATGAAGAAATTAGAAAAATTTTAAATACACTTTATGATAAAAATATTAATTTTGATCAGACTTATCAAATAGTTGCTAATCAAATTAAAATACAAGGTTATTCTTTATCAATTGTTTTAAAAGAACTTATTATAGAAATTATAGAACGTTGGACATGTCATCATATAGATGTATATGATAATAAATTATCAAATATAAATTTATCATCTATGACAAAGAATGAACCTAAAGAAAAAGTTTTAACTTTTTCTTTAGCTAGATTATCCGAAAAATCTAAAGATTTTTTGGATAATGAACCTGCTAGTTTTGAATCTTTAGATTCAAAATCTAGCATGCTACTTAATAATTTGAGTAAAACTCAAATTATTAATGAACCTAAAGAAAAAGTTTTAACTTTTTCTTTAGCTAGATTATCCGAAAAATCTAAAGATTTTTTGGATAATGAACCTTATCAAGCAAAGCTTGATAAGCTAGATTCTTTGTCTATGACAAAGAATAAACCTGCTAGTTTTGAATCTATAAATAATGAATTAATATTAAAAAATATTCCTAAAATTATTTCTGACCTATCAGATTTAGAAAATATGGTTACTAAATCAACTTTTGGAGATATTTATATAACTAGTTTAGTTGGAATATTTACACCATTAAAAATTTAAAAATTGAAATTTTAATTTATATAATATCTTTAGATGTATTTTATATAAAAATCAATGTTGACCAAACTAGAAACTAAGATTCTTCTAGAAAAATTATATGAGAATTATTGCCAATTTATAAATAAGATTAACAATGAGGAATCATTAAAAATTCATATTATATTCATGTCATCTAAGTTATATAAAATGTGTAGTGAACTTAGAGAAAAAGAAAAAGATAAAAATACTTTTTATATGAAAACATTCTTTATTGAGTTATCTAATGGTTTATATATCATGAATACTTTATGTGAAATATGTAAGTGCGAACCAACTGCAATCAAAATCTCATTTATAGAATCATACCATGAAAATCCAACCTCATTGATTTCTAACATAGTAATGCTAACTGTAAATACTATTAAGTTTCTTGACATAAGTGAACAGGTTGAGACATATGAGAATGGAGATTTAATAGATGAATATTATGATACAGATGAGAATGATAGATCTCAAATAGTAATTAAAAAGGATCTAATGGATGCACTTGTTAAAGCAGATAAGTTGCAATATTTAAATATTTGCTATATACGTCATACAAATAACTTTAGTTGTGGTCTTTATGCACATCTTAAAAAACATATACAAACACTTAAGCCTATTATTTTCTGTATGAATACACTACATGTGTATAATGAAAAAACATTGAAACTATTGATATTGTAAAATTATATTATTTTTTTTATATAAAAAATTGAATAAATCTATTATTATTATTATAGATTTTTATATAATGTCATTAGATATAAATCCTTTTATTAAAAATATTCAAAGTTTAATCATTAATCCAATTAATGGAAAAATAATTAAACTAATAAAATATAATGAAGGTAATAAGGATGTAAAAATTCATTTTAATATTGAATCATATCCAGTTAAAATTACAACTGATTTTGATAAGTTTTGTATAGCTGATTCAATTATTGATAATATAAATATTAATCATTTTAATATGACAATGGTATTTAAACATAAAGATCCAAATATAATCTTAGAAGAAATTTCTAAATTATTGGATTATGAAAATATAAAAATAAAAGTAACATATTCAGATCCTTTTCATATTTTCCAAAAATTAGATGAATTTACAAAAATTGAAATTAATTATTTAACACTTGAAAAAAAATTCAATGAATTTAGTGAACAGTCAAAATCATCTAAAATTATTCATAAAATTCCAAAAGATTTACTTCTTAGTCAAAATCAAATTTGTCAATTAATTATAAATGAAATGAAAAAAGTAAATCGATCTAAAGTTTATTCACATTATGTAATATCAGATCCATCAAATCCTTATATTATAATTTTACGAATTAAATTTAATATAAATACTCAAATTGGAAAAATATTTAGTGAAATTAAAAAAAATTTTGGTTATGATTATGTTGAAATAAAACTTAAATTAGATCCAAAAACTTATCCATTTATTCCACCAAAACTAGAATATGTTAAACCAAAAATTAAACTTTCACTTTTATTAAGTCTTATGAATTTAGATATTTTAAAATTAGAAAATTGGAATTCAACAATTACTCTAGAATATTTAATTACTAATTTAGGAACTCAACTTGAATCTATATTATTAGATTATATTATTCCAGATGCATCTAGTAATTCTAATACAACTATAGCATTCAATGAATTAGAATATGAACTTATAAAACTTACTTCTATTACTAAAGAAAATAGTTTAGAAAAAGTAAATATTAATATTGATATACCTAAAATTATTACTGTACCAACTGATTCTAGTAAATATTGGAAATCTGGAACTGGATATGGTTCTAAAGATTCTCGTGTATGGGATATTAAAAATTATATTAAGGAACAAGAACTTCAAAAATATGAAATTACTAAAATTTTATTAAATATTAATAAAATAATTAATGATTCAAATATTAATATAATTAATGAATCAATATTACTAAACTATATTATTAATCAAATTAAAGGGCTTAATATGCTTGAATTTGAAAAAAACCGTGACTTATTTATTCAAATTTTTAATATTATAGAAAATATTAGGTGTACTACTCTACCGCAATATGTAATTAATGCTATTAGTATTAGTCTTATAAGTTTAAATGAAGAAATTGATATGCTATTTAAAACATCTCAAGAATCACTACAAGATGAAAGTATTCTTCATATATATTGTATTTCAGATTGGTATCTTTCTAAATATCAAGAACCAATTCAAGAAATTATAATTAGTACTGACCTTAAAGAACAATATTGCCAAGTTATGAAACCACTTCAATTTGGTTCTAGTGATATATCTTTATTACATCGTTTTATTAAATTTAAGGGGGTAAAACCAGAACAAAAAGCTATGATAAGAATTCTATCAGAAATTACAAGTTTTAAATCAGGTCTTCCACTTAATTGGGAATCAACTATTTGGGTTAGAATTAGTAAAGACAATATTAACTTATTTAGTTTTATAATATCTGGTCCAAAAGATACTCCTTATGAAAATGGTCTATTTGAATTTCATGCATGCTTTCCTCAAGATTATCCTAATAAAGAACCTTCAGTATTACTTCATACTACTGGTAATGATACTGTTCGTTTTAATCCTAATTTATATAATAATGGTAAAGTTTGTCTTAGCTTACTTGGAACTTGGCATACTGATCAAGATGGTGAAAAATGGAATGCACAAACATCAACATTTCTTCAAGTGATGGTATCAATCCAATCACTTATTTTAATTGAAAATCCATATTTTAATGAACCTGGACTAGAACGTGAAATAAATACTGCTAATGGAACACAAAGATCAAATACATATAATGAAGAACGTCAACCTCATACTATCAATTTAGCAATGATAGATATGATTAAAAATCCACCTAATGGTTTTGAAGAGATTGTTAAAAATCATTTTAGAATGAAAAAAGATGAAATTATTAATCGTACTCTTATTTGGGAACATACTGCATCTAAACATAAACCACTTATTCAGTCAAATCGAAATGAATTAATTAAATTATTAGATAAAATCTAATTAATTATTTTCTTATTTTATTTAATATTAAATTATTTATGAACTGGGATTTAACATTACAAGGAACTAAAGAATTTTATCCTAAATTAAATAATAAAACTTATTTAGTTTTAAAAGTTGATGATGAACAAAAACAAAATTTTATGAGTGATATTTTTATTAAATTTATTGAAAATCAAAATAAAAATTTTAATCAAACTCACATAATAGGAATAGATTTTGAATTTAATAAAATTAGAAAAACAGAAAGAGATGTTGCTCTTATGCAAATTAATATTGAAAATGACTTAGATATAGCTTATATTTTTATTTTATATCCACCTGAACTAACTTTAATAAATTATAATACACTAATTAAATTAATAACTCATAAACAAATTTATAAAATATTACATGGTGCTGAGTCTCTTGATATACCATATGTATTTAATCAATTATTAATTAAAAAAGAATTAATAGATGGATTTTGTACTAATTTTTATGATACAAGATTTTTATGTGATTATTATCATATTGAAAAAAATATACAAGGAAGATGTTCTATTTATTATTTATTATTAGAACACCAAATAATTACTAAAGAAAAATTTGATGAACTTGAAAAAATAGAGGAAAAAACTGGTCCACTTTATTTAATTAATATTGATATTCATAAATTAGGATATCATGTATTAAGATATAGTTTATATGATGTTATATATTTACCAGAATTAATTAAAAAATTTCTTAATATGAGTTGGCCATATACTAATTTAATTCCAGAAGTATCATGTTTAATTAATAAATATAAAAGAGATCCAACTAATAAATTAAATTTATTGGAAAAAATAATTAATTCTATGAATTTATTTTTTATTTATGAAGGTAAATATCGTATATCATTAAATCAAATTTGGCAAATATATAATGTAATTATTGAAGAAAAATATTTAGTAAAAATTCTACTTATTCCTTATTTTAAAAAAATTATTGAAATAATTATGAAATTTGTTATTTATCAAAATTTATTAAAATATTTTAAAGTATGGATAAATAAAAAAAATTTTGTTAAAAATATAAATTTAGATCAATGGTGGAAAGAATTTAATCAATATCCAAATTTAAAAAAATTATTGGATTATTATAATAACTTAATTAAAAATGATATTGAAGATAGAATTAAAAATTGATCTTTAAATTAAAAAAAATTAATAAATAATATTTAAGGAAATAAATACTATTTATTTTAATGTCGTATAAACCTAAATCCACAGTAACTAAAACTAAAACTAAAAAAGACAATATTGAAACAAATGTTAAGGTTCTATCTGAAGATGATAAAAATAAGAAATCAGTCCGTAAGGCTGGATGTACTATCTTAGTTAAATCAGCTTCTGGCTCTACTATTAATGGTACAGTATTTGATAATTTAGAAGGTCTTATTAATAAAGCTGAAACTAAATCTACTAATTCATTCTTTCTTACATTTAACACTATCAGTAATTCAATTAATGCTTTTCATAAGCTTCGTACAGATTCATCTTATCGTATTAAATTCAGTTATTACCGTATCTTCTTTACTATAGATGGTATTACAAATTCTACCGATTATAATCAAGTTAAGACAGATATGATGAACTATGTTAGTAAACAAACTGGTTCTTCAGTTCTCTATTGTAAATTTTATCGTAAAGATAATAAATTTATTGGTTGTGGTGATTTGACTATTGATACTCTTACTGGTATGAATACTTTAATTGCTAAAGAAAATAATAACAATGAATATTCTTTTGGTTCATTCAAGGGTGCATTCTATCGCTATAATAGCAAGAAAGAAAAGAATAATGAACAACTATCTAAATTTGATACTTAGTATTTAATTTATTATTTTATTACTATAATTTAATATAAAAACACTTAATTATATAGGTTGCAACTAGTTGTACAAATAAAAAAGTAATTAATTATAATTACTTTTTTATTTTAACTTTTTTATTAATTACTTATTAGTTATAAAAAATTGAAATTTAAACTGCCTATTAGTTCCTCCACATATTTAATATTTGGACTAGGAATAGTGGCAACGTGCCACTTTTTTTAGTTTTGTGTGTTTTTTTTCATCATCAAATGTCTCGAATTGCGCAGTCAAAGTTTTTGACAAACAGTTTCATTCTCTTCTTTGGAAGAGAACCCACATCAGAAGACGACCTCTTTCTGAACTTTGTGATAACCACACGGGATCCAAACCAGCGTCTAGATTGGGATGTGTTATGTGACCATTTCAAAGCAAGCTTCAAGACCCCAAAGAAGCAACTGCCGGCCAAGCCAAGGTCTGATGCACCCAAAAAGCCAAAGCGAAAACCGCAGGAAATATTCACCGCGGCCATCGTGGCGAAAGAACTAGACTTCAACACGACGCCAGAGTCTTGGGAAGACCCAAACTCTGGGACGACCTTTTAAAGGTCATCAAGCTGATCCTTTGGATTAGCCATCAAAAACTAATTAATTTTAATTAGTTTTTGGATTTTATTATTTTTTTATTTTATTGCATAATAATAAATAAATTCTTTTATACTTTTATAATATTAAATAATAAAAAATTAAAATTTAAACTGCATATTGGTTCTTTCACATATTTAATACTTGTGCTATAAGACAGTGGCTAGCCACTTTTTAGTTGGTGTTTAAAATGTCGAACACACGCAATGAAGTTTTAGCTTTCCAATTTCTAAAAATAATCGAGGAAAGCTACATTTGCTTTGCATATCCTGGACAAGTTCCAGCCAACATATTGATATCTGCAAATGATCACGATTTCATCATATGGGCTACCAACAGCAGCCTAAAAAGTGTATATTTTATTATAAATTTAATATAATAAAATATTTACTTATTTTTATATTTACGCATTCCATTTAGTTTTGCACTAAAAACATTTATTATACTTACTAAATCTTTTGTTAATTCTTCTTCAGGTGAGTCATCGGTTTGATTTATTATTGTTATTTTTCCATTTGAAGCTTCTTTTATTATTGTTTCTATTAATTCAAAACCAAAACGAGCTAATCTATCTTTATACATTATTACTACTTCGTCTAATTCTTTATTTAACG